GAGCCCTTCCCCAGAGTGAGCCCTTCCCCAGAGTGAGCCCTTCCCCAGAGTGAGCCCTTCCCCAGAACAAGTTAACACGCAGAACACGCAGAACAAGCAGAACAAGCCAGAACACAAAAATTAACAGCCCTTAAAATCGGTTGTAAGCGGTTTAAAATAGATCGTTGATATAGAATACCCTTAAAAACATGACCTTTAAAAAATCCATTTTTTACCCTTGACAAAAAAACAAAAATACTTTAAAATCATTTTTAACGAATCAAGGAAATATAAAAAATGGTTATAAAAAAGAAAATTTTTAAATTGTCAGAGATCAAAAAATATATAACAGATTTTAAAACTTATACGAACGAAAAAATCCCCTCATGGGTTGAATTGCAGGATAACGGTTCTAATAGTTATAGCGTGTTTGATTGTGTTAATGGTTGTGTTTTTCAGATCGGATACCTTAAAACAAACAAAAAATTATTTTAACAGAACAAAAAAAGGAAAAAATGGATAATATAGCTGACAATTACAATAACAAAATTATTAAATGCTATCATCATGATAGTAATACAATTTATGAATTAATAAAAAATGATACAGGGGATATTATGTTAATCTTAATTGCAACGGTGAAAGAACAATTATAATAAAATTCCCCTCATATAACATCGCAGAAAGTACATCATATTTTTTTGCTATTCTATTTTGGGATGCATTAATTAAAAAAGGGGTAAAATAAAAGCGGGAAGATTTTTACGGGAAGATTTTTACGGGAAGATTTTTAATATAACTAAAAGGAAAATTATAACATGGATAATATAAAATTAGAGGGTTATACAATTAACAAAAATAAAATTAAAACTATTAATGTAACTGGAGGTTTTGAAGATATAACGGCAGTGGTAGATCAACCAGTTAGAGCGATATACTCAAGCAGATTTTATAGCGTAATAATAAGAATTAAAGATCGAGATTGTTTATCAGATTTAGAATTTTCAAACAAAGAAAATGCTGAAACCATGATAAAATACTTAACAGATCAAAATATTAGAATTATGGGTGAAAAATCCATAACAAAATATAAAAATGAATATTATCAATAATAACTGATTTAAAAAGGAGAACAAAAAATGTCTGAACAAGAAAAAGTATATAATTTTCAAGAATACATTAACAGATCGCCAAAGAATCAACCTGTAAGAATAACTGAAGAAGTTTTTGATTATTTTTTGGGTGTTCTTCCACCTGTAAGTATGGGGAAAACAATTAAGTTAAATGGTAGAATACAAAAAACATCTTTTGAATTTGCTGAAGGCTGGGAAAAGACAACAGCTTTTTGGCAAGTCGGAGAAAAATTTTATGCTCAAAAAACAAACAGAACGAATAGAAGTTAATAAAAAAATTAAGCCAATAAAAAAAGGAAAATAAATTATGATAACATTAATAAATTTGCCTCTAATAAACTTATATCTGAATGCAAGAAAAGAAATAACGGCTTTAGGTTATTGCGAAGCAAACGCAAAACAATACAGAAAATTAACAAACGCATTGTTCGTATTAACAAATCAATTTGTATAATTTGTATATAGATAGAGGATTTTTTAATCCTCTATCTTTAGGATAAAATTATAAATAAAAGGAATATAAATTATGAAGAAAAAAGAAAGCATATACCATATTGGAGTATGTATCAAGAACAAACAAACATTAACGGTACAAGCGAGAAAATCAAAAGATTTTTTATCATGCGAATTAATTGATTATTACGGTGAACATATAACAACCAAAAAAGGGTTGAAAAACCGATTGACTTCAACAGTTAAAAAATCAATTTTACAAGATTATAATAATCGGTTTGCAGACAATAAACAATACAATTTTAAATATATTCAAATTGATTGAATAGTAAAAAAGGAATAACTTAAATGGATAATAAATACAACAATAAATTATACAGAATAACACATAAAACGGGGCGGTGCAGAAGCGGTGCAGATAAAACGGGAGTTATAACACATGCGGTTATTGGAAATAATGCTATCTGTGGTCAGAATCCAAAAAAAAGATCGGGTTGGTCAGATAACATTGATAAAATAATCACTTGCAAAAAATGCTTAAAAATATTAGAAAAGGAAAATAATTAAATGGATAACATTGAAAAAATAAATAACATTGAAAGAATGAATAAAGGCAAGTTAAATAAATCTCTTGATCGTAAATACAGATTTTCAACAGGTGTAATGCCCTTGCGTGATTATCTCGAATCAAAAATATGGGTTAGCAAAACAACGTATATAACTAACACAAGCAAAAAACGTATAAATCTTGAATATAAACAAACAATTGATAAACGCACATATACTTTATGGGATGAGTCTGATATCGGTACAGAAGTTCCAAAAATGGTATATGATACCTATAACATACCAGAAAAAATAAAAGATAATCGAATCAAACACGAAAAACTTTTAAATTGGCAATCGTTTAGATAAAACAGGCAAAATATACCTATACGCAAGCACAGGATTGAATCTAACAGGTTTAAAAAGGCACATTGATATATAATGACCTTAAATAATTTTAAAACTGTTAGAACAAACAAACAGGTAGAAAAATAAAAGGAATAACAAAAATGTATAAATACAAGAAAATTGAAACAGCTATTAAACACGAAAAAAATAAATTAATTATTCGTGTAAACAAAAAAGGAATTTATGAAAATTTTGGTCAGAAAGAAGTTAGAAAAATTGGGGATCAATATATTGATAATTCATCATATACGGATGAAACGAACAAACAAAGGGATCAATTAAGAAATTTTAATAACTGGTGCATGACCTATAACGGAAAAGATCAAACACATAAAAACTGGATATAATATACCTATACGCAAGCATAGAATCAAGTCTAACAGGTTTAAAACGTACCATTGATATAGAATGACCTTTTATAAACAACAAATCATTAGAAATAAAATTCAGGTAGAGAAAACAAAAAGGAATAGAAAAATGACTGATAATCAAGAGAATAAATTAAAAAGCAAGGTTGAACAAGTATTAAAATTCAAGATCAAGAATTTTAACAAATTTTATGATTAGTCAGTTTTTCAGAAAATTTAAAAACGTGGTCAGTAAATATTTATATCGAAAAATAAATCTCATATAACTTAAAAGGAATTACAATGCCAAAAATTCAAGAATCAAGTTACAACAATTTTAACGAATATAACGAATACGAAAATGCTTGCAGTAATACAGATCAAATACCTATGCAATATATTTTTAACAAAAAACCAGATTTAAAAAAATTGCTTCAAGGTTTATACATTGGTGAGAAAAACACATCAAGGAATTGGAAAGAGATTATAAATGATTTATTTTTAGGGTTTGAAATAAATTTTACAGATCAAGAAAATAATAATTATTTTGTTAGGATCATTACAAGTTGAACCTTAAAAAATCGGATAAAATGCTTCTTTTATCGTGTTTTTATATGATTTTTGACACTATAAAATCAATTCTAACCAATAAAAAACAGTATATTGATAGAATATGACCTTAAAAGAAAAAAACTTATTAGAGATAATGTCAGACAATAAAAACAATAAATATAATAATTGTTATAAAAAATATAATAACTTTAAAAGATTGTCAGACAAAAATCTTAAGAAATTAGACTTTTTAAGATAAGGGTATTGACAAAATGAAATTATTATGAGTGGAAGTAAAATAAATGCAAAAAAAGATTGTCAGACAATTACCTTAAATTATCCGATTTTTTAAGGTTGAGGGATTGACAAGAAATTTTTTAAATGTTAAAATTTAATGGTAAGCAAAACCAGAACATTAAAATGAAAGGAAAATAAAAAATGAAAAAATGTCCTATATGATCCAGTAACTAATGAGATAGAAATCGGGCGTGATATTGTAATTAAAGTAATATATAAAGGAAAAAAATAAAATGAATACTACAAATAAAACAAACAATATAAACCATTTAAACAATGTTCATAATTGGTTGGGGGATTTAACAGGTGAGATTGAAAAAGGAATAAATACTATTGATGAAGATTTTATAAAATATAGCAATGGTAATTGTGATGATGAAAAATCTCATAATGAAAGAGTATTGCAATCGCAATTTAATATTTTTATTATCAATTCAGAAGCATTAAGGGATAGTATTAATGAAATTCAAAGTAATATCATTGAAGTTATCGGAGAGATCGAATCGGCATAACAGAAAACCAAATAAAAGGAAAAAATGGAATTAGCAATTAATTATAAACACTTTAAAAGATTTTTTTGTATCAAGTTTACTAAAAATCCTTGTAGTTATCTATTCTTTCATCAGGATGGAGTATTTAACAATAAGATATATTTAAATGAATTTTGGCGGTAAAATAAAAGGAATAATACTATGATGAACAATAACATAAAAACCTATAACAGATTTTATACTATTGTATCAAGTATATTTATAGTGATAGCAATTATATTAAAAATCTTTTTAGGATAATTTAAGGTTTGCGTAGGATAACAGAACAGTATTAATGATATACTAAAATAAGATACAATAACAGATAAAAGGGCAACAGAAAATGACTAAACAAGAATTAATCAAGGAACAAGAAAGATTAAAAATCTTAAAAGATTTTATGTTTGAAATCGAAAATGCTCTTGGGTTTGGGCGTATGTGCGAAAAAGATGATAAAATAATTCATGATTGGTGCAATTCTAAACGTAAAGAAATGAAAAAAAGAATCGAAGAAATATTTTTTGAATTATAAAAAGGAAAACATGAATAAAGAAAAAACTTATATTTTTCATAGTGATAGTGGGCATGGTTGGTTAGCAGTAAAGCGAGAAGAATTAATCGAATTGAATATAGAAACCGAAATATCTCAATTCAGTTTTGAAAAAGGCAAAACAATTTATCTTGAAGAAGATCGAGATTTAACAATATTTTTTATAACATTCAGACAAAAATACGGTCATGATCCTATTTTCAGAGAATCATATATAGATGGAAGATCACCCATTAGAAGCTATGAAATTTATCAAAACAAATATTTTTAAAAGGAATATAAAAATATGGTAACAGTAATGAATTTATGTACTGGTGAAAAAACTATATACAGTTGTGAACCATTGATGGCGGTAATTTGCGCTTATGCTCAGAAACAGAAAAAAGATTTTAGTACATGGGATTATAAAAGAAAATATCAATCATTAGTACAAAAAAGTAAATTAACTTTTTTATGTGGTGATTTTTCCGCATTCAAAGATGGCAGAATGTTTTAATAAATTTTATAAAGGAAAACATATAAAATGAACGTTATGGATAAAGAGTTAAAAGAAATTGGTCAGAACAGAAACACGTTATTATCATTGAACACAACGTTAAAAAATGATCTTGATAATAGCGCAAATATATGGCGTGTACCTTATAAAGGATGGCGTTTATGCTTTTTTGGAGATACAGATCAACAGAACACAGCCAAATACGTAGTTTGTTGGTTGGGATTGGGATCATTATCTGACTGGTTTATTGATTATGATAATCAAATTAAAATTGCATTAGATAATAAGTAAAGGAATAAATAACATGAATCCACGAAAATTATCTAACATAGAAATATTTACGTTGCCCGATAAATGGAAAATAGGAAATTCTATCGGTTGGGAAAATCCGAATGTAGATCAAAAAAAATGTAAACCCTATGATTATCTATCTTTTTTTTATAGGGTATGGGAAGTAGATCAAGGCAGATATAAAACAAGTCAAAGAATCGGTAATTTATGCCAAAAACATAATAACAGATTTTATGTTGCATAAAGGAATAACAGAATGACGGTTGGAGAATATAAAAATAAGTGTAGTGATTGTAAGAAGAAAAAAGAATCTCATCTTTACCCTTTTATGGTAGACAAAAAATGGGTTTGGTTATGTAAAGAATGTTGGAATCGTATAACCGATAATGAAGATCGAATAAATAAGGAAAAACAGAATGAATAAACTACCAGAAGTATTAAAACAAGCAATTAGATCATACAGTTTTTTGATGAATAAAAATTCTTTTACCGTCAAGGAATTAGCCGAAGCAATCGAAAAATATTACAAGGAACACAATTTGCATAGTGGCAAAAATATTGTTTGGGCTGATATATATAAGGATCATGTAATAAAAATCTAAAACCAAATAAAATTTATAAAAGGATATAACAGAATGAATAATAAGGAAAAAGAAAAATATTATAGCGAATATGATTATGCGGATAGTTTTAAAGGATAAAATAATATGAGTAAAAATAAAAACGCAATAACAGCAAATATGAATCCATGTTTGAAAAATTTTTCAAACTTGATGAATACTCCAGACAATAAATTTGATTGTAATATTGGCAAGTTTGGAATTGAAAAAGAAAAAAAATCACATTTAGTTAATAAAGAACCATTTTTAATTATTGGCACACAATTTTTTTATAATGGTAATATTGGGTATAGGGTGCTAAGAGAGAGCGATAAACATTTTTTTGGATCACCAGTATCATCAAACAATGTTATTTTTATTAGTAGTAATGAGTTAGACATACTACAAAAAAGATATAAAAATATCTATAATAGTTATTGTGAAGAAAATTATACTTATTGGAATAGAACAAAAAATAGGTGGGAAGAAAAAATCGGTAGAAGTAATTTATACGGAAAGCCAAGTAATCAAGGTAGAAGTACCAGATAATTTAAAATTTGACGAAGAAAAAATTGCGAAATTGGCGTTTGATAAGTTTGACTATAAATATCAGAATGGTAATTTAATATATAATTATGTTGCAGAATCAGATTAAATAAGGAATAAAGGAAAACAAAAATGAAAATGAATACGAAAGAATTGAAAAAAGCATTAATAATTGTAGGGCAAGCAGTCGCAAAAAGAAATTCACTACCAATATTGCAAAATGTATTAATTACTGCAAATGAGAATGTTAAATTGACTTGTACTGATTTGGAATTATGTATTGTTCAGAATGTTGTTTCTGAATACGGTATTCCTTTTAAAACAACGGTCAATTATAAAATGTTGAGAGATACAGTAAAATCAATCAAAAATGAAACTGTGTCAATCAATTTGATTGATGATGAGTTAGTTATTAACGATATGATTACTCTTGATACAATTCCAGAAAATGAATTTCCTCTTGTTGAAGTTGAGCAAGCGGTTGATAGTTTTAGAATTGATTTAAAAGCAATCAAAAGAATAATACATTGTAGTTCTAAAGATCAAGCCAGACCAACATTAAACGGAATGTTTTTAAATAATACAGAAATTTGTTGTACAGATGGATTTAGAGTTGCGAAGAATAAAAATGCAAGTAATTCAAAAAGCAAGTTAGTCATTCCAAACAGCGCATTAAAAGCAATTAGCAAGTTGAAAACTGATTTTATTGACGCAATCACATATGATAATAAAATTCATGTGGTTTATAAAAGCGGTTATCTAATCGCTATGTTGATAGAAGGAAATTATCCAGATTATAATGTTATTTTTAAACAAGCCAAAAATGAATTTACGATGACAGCAGATAAGAACGAATTATTAAATGCGGTAGATTTGTTAATTCCTGCCTTGAAAGCAGAAGATCAAGTTGTCATTAAATTGACTTTGGGAAATGATCTAACTATTGACAATAGAGAGGGTGGCAAAGTAAGTGTAAAAGCGGTTTGCAGTAATCCTCTTGTGATCGGTTTGAATTATCAATATTTTACAGAAGCGATAAAAGCGATTGACGGTGATTTAATTACTATGAAGTATAATAAGTGTGATACACCTGTTTTATTCGATAATACAGAATTATTAATGCCTATGCACATAGAAATTTAAGGTTTGCGTAGGTTGACTTAACAGGAAGCATGATAGAATATTTAAAGGAAAATAAGAATGGAAATCAATAAAATTTGTCCAAACTGTAAAACAGTAATGTTATGTTATGATGATTTTCATGAAACATTCTCACACTCTGAATATGATGAAACAATACCACATCATTTATATTGTCCAAAGTGCGGAAAAAGAATAAACTTGAAAAGAAATAAAGGAAAATAAATTATGTCGAATAAGACCTTTAAGTTACCCATTGATGAAAAATACATTCTGGCTGTGCAAATGGTATCCAATATGCGTAAATCATTCTGGATTTGGGATAAAGATGAAAGTTTGTTTGAAAGCGATACTTTAGTACGAATTGATACAAATCAAGATAGAATAATATACGTACACTTTTGTTCGGTGGAAAGTATTGACATCATTATTGAAAGTATTAAACAAATGCACTTTGTAAATAATCAACTATTATATGAATTAATGATGAGATAAATAAATAAAATGTCCTTAGAAAAAGCTAAACGCAGAAGTAAAAAATATCGCAAGAAAAGATATGGTATGCGAATATCTAATAAGGGCATATTTTTGTTGGAAGAAATTAAAAAGAAAAGAGCCGATAGAATTAAAAGGAAAAAGAAAAGGAAAAAATAAAATGTTATTAAAAATTGATGTAAATAGAGAAGATATTTTGATGAATAAAAAAGGTAGAATTGTTATTAAACTAAATTATTATAGTGAGTTTTCTATTGGCGCACATTTGGCTACGGTAAAAGGAAGAACATTAGAAGATTTTGAAAACAACAACATGAGTTATGGCAAAAGTCTTTTTGTCGGTCAAAATGGTGGTATTTCAGTTAAATAACGCAAAGGAAAATAAAATGAATATAATGCCAATAATACCAACACCATTTGAACGAATGAAAAACTTTTTAGAAAATGCAGGATATAAGCTACAACATTGTGTTTCTGAATATGGATCAGAGGGATATTTATATTTTCCAGAAACGTCAGATTGTTATGATGTTGCTATTTATTTTGGATATCCGTCAGGAAAAGAATACTATTGGCAATTAGAGGGTAAAATCGCAGTAGAAAATCGTGCTTGCTTTGATAAGTGGTCAAAAGCACCCTTTTATGTTTGGCTTCCAGAGTCAGATAAAAAAGCTGAAAAAATTATGAAAGTTATTGAATTTCTTAAAACAGATCAGGGTATAATATGTCTAATAATTTTGGCGATATACACATCCTATTTGATTTTGAAATTCCAGAAAGGTAAAAAATGAAAAAATCTACTTTAAAATATTACAATGGCGGAGATAATTATAAAGGTACTTTCAATATAAATTTGGTCGAAAGAAAACGGTGGCATAAAAAAGCTAAAGAAAGCGGTCAGGTTGGCTATCTGACTGGCTATCATTATGACTATGATGGGGAAAAATCAAGTGTGGTTTGTTATTTTAGAAAAAAACCATCTTTTGATACCATTAAACTAAGACGCAGAAATGGACTTCTTCGTGCTACGTGGTATTGGTTATAACAAAACCACATAAAAGAGAGATTTTATTATGAAAATAAAAACAAAAATATTTATTAATGATATCAATGAATATGCGAAAAATAATCAATTGTTTTGGGTTTGTGCTATGGCAAAAGATTGCAACAAAATCTTAGTCAATCATTTAGATAAATTGCATGAAAGCGCAAGAATAGCAGTAGAACATTATAATAATAAGGAGAATTAATATGGATAATCACATAGACATGAATCACAAAGAGATCATAACAGATTTAATGGTTAGATTATATTGTGAAAAAGTTAGTCTATACCATCAGATTTTTGAGAAACAAGACGTATTGAATAATCAGATCATGATATTGCAAGAATTAATGTTAGCCGAAGGATTAGAGTATGGTATAAATTTTATGAGTTTCGACAATTTAATTAAGTATGACGTAGAGGAAAAATTTTAAAATGAACATCAATCAAATCGAAGTAATACACGATAGCAATAAATTATTTTCCTTTTTAGGCAACAATCCAGATATATTAAAAAGTTATATAAAAGAGCATAAAAAATTGATTGAGGAAGAATACCCCCATACAAATATAAATATCCATTTTGGAGAAATAGATTGCAATACAATAATTAAAATGAACGGTAAAACATATAACAGTAATAATATTGGCGTATTAAATGATCCGAATTTTATACCAGAAAATATTTTATTTTTAGAAGATCAGATTGATTTATGCAACCTTAAAAAATGCTAAAACACTTGACAAAAATATAAAAAAGTGTATAATGAAGTAGGAATAAAGGAGAAAATATTATGAGAACAAGCAACAAGGTTTTTACAACAGGAGCACATTTATATCCACTTCTTGTTGCCTTTGAAAACGGCAACAAACAATGGCGTTGGGTTGTTAGTAGATTTGAAGACGATAGTTTTGGTGATGATGGTGAACCAGTTGATATATATGCATATGCAGACACAGAAGAAAAATTATTTGTTCCAGAAGATGAAGGATAAAAAATGAAAAAATTTAATGTTTATTCTAACGAAACAGTATTCTATATGCAAACTATTGAAGCCGAAAACGAAAAAGAAGCATATGAAAAAGCCGACCATGCAGGGAATTTTCTTCTTGGGGAAGATGATGTACAAGGTGGAATGGATTCTGGTTGGCATGTTGAATTTGTGGAAAAAGTTAAGGAATAAATTATGATTAAATCTCAATTACTACCAATACTAAGACAAGCAGTAAAATATGCACCCAAAAAAGATAGATGGGGCGAAACAAAGATACCTATTTTAGCAAATGCAAGAATTATGTCTAACAATGGGGTTTTAGCAGTTGAAACAACCAATTTAGAAAAACATTTTGTCGGACATATAAAAGGTTCTGATATTCCCAATACAGAATTTCTTATTGATGTCAGATGGTTAAAAGATATAATCAACGTAATGGATAAAAAAGTAGATATTGAATTTGAAATTTCTTATCGTTGGCTATCCAGTAATGGGCATAGTAAACAAGAACTTACTTCACCAGTATTGATCGTTAAACAAAATAGAACTATATTTAATCTAAAAGTTAGAATGAACTTGGAAGATTTTCCTCTCCATCCAGTTGATAATAATCTTAAGTATGTTGAAGAAAATATTGATGGCAAAAATTTTACTGGTATACTTTATACTTATGACAATGAAGATGAATATCAAAATCCTTATAAAATTCATAAAGATAAGAGAAAAGAATTAAATAAACTACTTCCAAAATATTTAGTAATTAATGGTGCTATCGCTATAAAAACAGGAATATCATATGATCTTATTCCCAATAATAAGCCCAATTCTTACGACTACAAATATTATGGAAATTACGATTTATCCTATGGTTCAAATATACAAGATGATGTTAGAAAAATATCTGTAAATGAAATCAAAAATTATGAAGCAGTTGATACGAAGAAAGAGAGAAAATAATAGGAGAAATAATGTTTTTAATTTTGCTAAGAATTCCAGAAGTTGATAAATTTTGTATGAGTGTTGAGCATTTACACGTTGTCGAAATACAAAAGTTGTTAAAAAAGGAAAGATGTTTATGGAAAAGATATATTTTGAAAAAGTTGATCAAAATTGAGTTTGATGAATATAATTTTATGGAAAAGACAAATCAAAATTAGCAAAAGGAAAATAAAATGGAACATTTTGAAACAGGCGTATTTGTTTTATTAGGGATTTTTATATTTTATATTTATAACGAGGGTGTTGGGAGTGATATTGTAAAAGAATCTAAATGGTTAACAGGTCTTTCTGATAGTCAATTTATTCGATATATAATTTCCTGTATTGTTAGTTCTTTGACAGTTATAATTGGACTTCCAATATTTTGTGCAATAGCATACGTTTTTGGTTGGATGTTTTCACTATTTTTTTAAAAGGAATAAAAGACAAGAAGCTAAGAGGAAAGAGATAACATGAAAATATGGATTGGACTTATTAGGAAAAGTCTTGCTTTTCGTTAATGTAGGTTGTGTAATTATTAAAATTGCGCAAATAATGGCAAGACTATAAAAATCACATAAAATGATAGTTTCTGTGGTACACTAATAACAGATAAGGAGATAAAATGTTTTGGTTGATTTTTGGACTATTATTTGCTTGGTTTGCAGACGATTTGCTACAATTTGAATGGAGTAATGCTTTTTTTGAGCCAGATTTTAGTAGAGTAGTAGCATTTTGTTTTTGTTTAATAATTGTGTATATGAAAGGGGTTTTTGAGGAAGACTAAACAACATAAAATGATAGTTTTATCATATAAAAAAGGAGATTAGAAATGAAAAATAAAAAAATGAAAAAAATATTAGTTTTACTTATGCTTGTTCTTTTGATTTCATGCGCACCTGCTGATTTATACACATCCTCAAATTCGTCTTCAAATTCATCTTCAGAAGAATCTACGCAAAGATTAGACAGTAGTACGTTTTATAGGGTTTTCGATGTCGCAGAAATGGGTATCAGGTGTGTTTTTGTTGATGGATATCAGAATGGTGCAATGTGGTGTGTTGATTTAGATCAGTAAAAGGAGATTAAAATGGCAAGAAAAATTGTTTTTTATGATTTATGTGGTAATACTCTAAGCTATTGCGTTGGCACAGTTGTTGTGGCTTTGATTTTTCATGATGTAAAACTTTTGGCTTTAATGATTCCCTGTATTGTGGGAACATTTTCGCTTTATTTCTTGTGGGGTAGAAAGATAGAAGAATAAACAAACCACATAAAACGATAATTTTATCTGAAAAGGAGAACTATGTTAACAAAAACATTAAGGTTTGATGAACAAGTTTTAACAGTATTAAGGTCAATGGATTGGCAAAATGATGGTGAATTAGGTATTCTTACTTGCGGTCAGTTAGATCGCAAAATGTATACTTCGGTAAATAAGGCATTAGACGCAATGGGCGGTAAATGGAATCGAAAATTAGGCGGTCATGTGTTCAAAATCGATCCAAGAAATCAAGTTGAAGGTCTTTTAGATTCTGGCGAATTGTTAGTAGAAAAAGACGGATTTTTTGAAACTCCCACCGAAGTAATCGATCGAATGTTTGAAGTTGCCCCACCTCTTATTAATGAAAGAGTATTAGAACCTTCCGCGGGAATCGGTGCGATTGCATTGAGATTAATTGAAGTTAGATATAAAGCTACATACCTTAATTTGATTGAAAAGAATGCTGTCAGAGTTGATATTTTGAAAGAAAAATTTAATGAAGCATCCATTAGGTGTATGGATTTTTTAAGTTTGAATCCATTGACAACTAACCGAAAATTTGATAGAATCTATATGAATCCACCATTTGAAAATTTACAAGACATAGATCATGTACAACATGCATATAAATTTTTATCTGATAATGGCATTATGGTTTCTGTAATGGCTGAATCTGCATTTTTTAGAAGCGATAAAAAATCAGTTGCGTTTAGAGAATGGCTTACTGGATATAACGAAGAACTACCAGAAGGATCATTCAAATCATCTGGGACAATGGTCAAAGCTAGATTGGTTGTAATAAAAAGTAAAACCACATAAAATAAGGATTTTATCATAAAAGGAGATTATTATGTTCAAAAAAATAGTGCAAGAAAAATGTGCAATAGAAACACAAAAAAATAAGGAAGAATTAGAATTACAAAACAAAGAAACAAGGAAAGATATAGTAGAATTTTTATCCAATCTTTTTGGCGAACAATGGAAAGATATAAAATATGAAGAGCGTGCAAACTATATTTATATTGAATATGATAAATATAACATAGCGTTTCGTCAAAGTTACTCATGGCAACCTACTACGCAATTTACGCAATCTAAGTATTACTACTGTGTATTTTATCAATGTACTACATGCTTCTATAACGGTAGTTTTAGAAAAATTTGTAATGCTTGCGATATTGTATCTGTAATCAAACAGGCAGATCAACATAAATGCGAAATCAAAAAAACATTTTTTAGCTTTCTCAAAAGGAAAAAATGAGTTACGTCTTATCAAAATCAGGTCGTAAAATGCCATTACCAAAAAACAAATTTAGATTACGATTAGATTCAGGCAGAAAATGTATGAATGACTTAAGAGAATTTAATCAATGGCTTATAGATCAATCGGTTGCGGAATGTAAAGCAAATAATGATAGTTACAATATTCTTTTCTTCGAAAATGAGAGTGTAAAAAACTTACCACAAGCATCTATCGACCTTATGAATTTATATTTGTTTGATGATGCAGATGGTGTTGATTTAGTAATACATGAAGAATAAAACCGAGCAATTTAATTAAACCCTTGACAAATAAGAAAAATTATGATATACTAAAGTGCACTTACGAGAAAAAAAGATATACATATATTATTTTTTAAAAAAATGTAATATACGAAAATTTTGATTGAATAACAAATGTAGATAATCCGAAAAGAAAAACAGATAAAAGAAAGATTTTATTATATAAAAGGAGATTGAGATGAATATTTTTATAAAAATATTATTTTGGATAATATGGTGTTTATTAAGCGGTAGCGTTGTGGGAAGATGGGTTGCGAATAAAAGGGGCGGGTGGTTTCATCTTATTGTTGCTCTTATTGCCTTGTCTGTAATAAATTTAGGCATTTTATATTTGATCAATACTTATTTAATAGTATAAAAGGAGATTAAAATGAATTTTGAATTTGGGTGTAGTGTTTTGATGGTTTTACTTATTATTGGGATGATTATTGGATTTTCGGTGGTAGATTTAGGAAATAAACAAACGCTCGAAGCAACGGTAACAGATACATTTATTGATGAAGGGAATACATATTTTGTTTTGCAAAGTGTAGATACGGAAGAAAAATTTGCTTGCGAAAATGAAGATTCACTTTGGTACGGAAAGTGGAATTCAAATGATTTTATAGTTGATATAGAAGTAGGAAATACTTATCAATTCTTTCTTGTGGGATACAGAGTTCCATTTCTTAGTGCTTTCCCAAACATTGTTTCTTACAAATAATATGAGGAAAACTGTATTTGATTGTGTAGATTGTGGAATGGATACTGGCAAAAAAGGTGAGTACTATATGGTTCACGATAAGATATGGATGCTTTCTGGATTAGGATCTTATAATAGCAAAATGTTGTGTCTTAATTGTTTAGAAAAAAGAATCGGAAGACCATTAACAAAAGATGATTTTCCAACATGAAGGCATTACTTATGTAATTTACGAGGATGAGTCTGGATACAAAGTAACATTTACTGAATATCCGATAACACTTATTACTTTAGAGGTAAAAGATGGCACTAAGGAAAATTAATAAAGCATATAAGAAAGTAAATAATCAAATCGCTTCTCAAATTGATAAGTCCAGCAAGTATTCAAGAGGGCTTGCTTATGAGGGTTATCTCGGTGGTTATTTACAGGCTTTGCGTGACGTTACGGCAGTATTGAGAAAAATTCCAGTATCTCATAAAATGGCAATGTATTGGGAAGAGGAGCCAAAATGACTAAAAAATTAAACGAAAAAATGGCGGAAGTGATGGGGTGGCATAAGGGAAAAGGCACTAAATCGGTATTCTCTGGTCTCACGGTTATTTGGTGGCGAGATAGTAATGATGAAGCACAATGTAAACTTTTCGACTGGAATCCCACAGAGGACTTGAATCAGGCGGTGCGGTGTGTGTTTAAGTCTGGCGCATCAAAGGTTTCAATTACAGAGGTTGATGTTGATAGGTATATGGCAAGCATTTATCCAGATTGTTTTTCAGACGATAATAAGCCAACATGCAAAATTTCTAATACTGCTTCACTCGCCATCTGTGAAGCAATCCGAGAAGCGATACTTGAAACAAGATAAAATCACGATTTTATCATAAAAAGGAAATAAAATATTGAAAAAAATATTTTTAATAATATTATTGATATTATTAGTAATTACATCTTGTTCTATGCCAGTAGAGCATGAAATATCTGTTGATAATTCTTTTCCAACTAATGAAGTTGGAAAAGAATATACTGGCTATGTAACTTTTTGGTTTGACGATGGATATAATTCTACTTATAATGTAGCGTTTCCAGAACTTGAAAAAAGAGGGTGGGATGCAGTAATTGCTGTACTTGCCGACCGAGAATATGCAGTCAAGGCATTTTACCCAAAAGAAATTATTGCTTGGAACGAATTAGAAATACTTGAAAAAGCTGGATGGGAAATATCAAGTCATTCGACTCATCATCTTCATTTGAATACATATGGAGAAAAAGACGACAAAATATTTAAAGAAGAAATTACGGACTCTTCAGCAATATTAAAAAAAATAGGTTTTGAAGTTGTTTCATTTACATTTCCATATGGAGAACAAGGTGGTACGGCTGGACAAAAATACGTAAAAGACAATTATGATTATTGGCGATCAAGTCAAAATGGAGTCAATGAATTACCAGCTTGGAAACATCTTTTAGCGTATTCAATTACACCAGATACAACAAAAAATGTAATTAGAAAGTGGATTACAGAAGCAGAAAATTCTGGATGGCTAATTATTAATTTCCATGATATTAGTGAAATATCCTATGATGATTGGGATCAATCAATAGAACAATTTATAGAATTATTGAAGATAATTGAGGAATCTAATTTACAAGTAGTTATTCCAAAACAAATATATGGTCAATAATGATGGCTTGGACAATAGTTCCCGTTAATATAATGGAGTTGTGTGTGCAGAGGGTTCGATGGAACAGGGGTGGGGTTGATGCATTAAGGGATATTGGGTGGAATAGGGGAACATATAGAGACATTTTGCAACATATATGGGGCAATATTGCCACCATTGTCTTAATGTATATTTATATTGGATGGATATTCTATATGATCAATACGAATAGTTATCATATTTATTATCATTGGTCTATACTGTTATTAATAATGTTTGGTATGTACGATAAAATATATCGAATAAAAAACTACGTTGATAACTTAAAAATATGTGATTGGTTAATAGCCATTATCTTGATGCCAATATATAATCAGGTACAAACTATATTGTTATATATATCTTATGCGCAATCATTTGTGGGAACAAATAAAAATTGGTAAAAATAATAAAAGGAAAGGAGAGAAAAATGGATTATGGAATACCTGTACTTCCAGCAGCGGGTGGCGGAATTGCCTTAACAACATTTGGATTTTATAGTAATAATTATATTGTCTTAATGTTGGGAGTAGTTTTATTAGCAGTAGTGTTAGTTAGTCATATCAAATTAAGAATAAATGAAAAGTAAGTAATAAATAATTGTTTCGCCGCCGCCAAAAAATATACGATAAAATCGTACTTTTATTGTGAGAAGAAAAAAATAAAATGACAATTGAAAAAGATTTTTGGAAACATAAAACTTTAACAGAAATGTCTTCAGAAGAATGGAACTCATTATGTAGCCGATGCGGAGTTTGTTGTCTATGTAAAATTATTGATACAGACGGAAAAATTCAGTGGACAAATATTGCCTGTTATTATCTGGATTTTGAAACCCGCACTTGCCAAATATATGATAACAGAAAAAATATATATCCGAGATGCATAAAGCTCACTCCTGACAATGTTAAAGATTTTGAATATTTACCAGAAACATGTGTCTATCGTATGCTTGCAGATGGAAAGCCACTACCTGACTGGCATCCATTGATTACAGGTGATCCAAATTCTGTTTCTCAAAATCCTCATAAGCTTAAACTTGACAATATTATTAAAAAAAGCAAAGATAAATAAAAATATCTTGACAGAGAATAAATTATGTGTTATGATATATAGGAGATAATTTTATGGAAAAAATATTAAATATAAATGGTTGTGGTTTTGATTGTCCGAACTTTAGAAGTTGTCCTACGCATAGCGGACAACTTTTTGAATGTCTTTTGATAAATGAAAAAGTTTTAATACCTTATATGGATGGTGCTTCAAGCGAGATGGAAGTTTTAAAAAATTGGTTTGAAAATTTATGCACTCTGACCAATGCCGAGAAAGAATAAAATATGATTATTTCTATTTGGTTTAAAGATGGAGAGCGACGAACTCTAAAAAAAACTTCAGAAATATTTTTCGGAAAATCAAAAAAGTTAGCAGGTAGTCATATAATGTTATTTGCAAGTGAAAAAGATAATATAATCAAGACTTACTATAGCTATCAAATAAAAAAAGTTACAATAAAAACACCAAAGGAAAAAAGTAAAAAATATGCCCACCAATAAGAAAATTGTATGTTTTTCCGATACGCATGGACAGCATAGAAACTTAAAACTTAACAAATGGTTTGAAAATAATCCTGCCGATATTTTGATCTTCGCGGGCGATTGTCAGATGAATGATCAAGACAACGGTGAAGACTTTGTTGATTGGATGTCTAAATTGCCCTATAGATACAAGCTTGTTGTTCCAGGCAATCATGATAATAATTTTGTACATATAAAAGAATTAATCAAACGTCATTTTAAAGTTTATTTTGTTGTACATGACAGTATAACAGTTGAAGGAATAAGATTTTTTTGTTCAGCTTATAGTCGAACATTTGGGAATTGGTGGTTTATGGAATCAGAGAGTGTTTTAGAATATCTTTATGAAAAAATTCCAGAAAATACAGAAATACTTGTAACACATACGCCCCCTTTTGAAAAACTTGACAAAACATTTATGGGAATCAATGCAGGGAGCGTAAGTCTAGGTGAAAGAATAACAAAATTACCAAATCTTCAATATAATATTTTTGGTCATATCCATGAAAGCAATGGATCTGAAACAATTGATGGTATTCGATATATCAATTGTAGCGTTACAAATAAGGGATATAATCTTGTAAATATGCCTTATATTTTTGAATTTGAAAAGAAATAATAAATAAATTTAAAACAACAAGGAGAATATGATAATTTTTTGGTTAATACTTTTTGTCATAGGAACGATAGGAAGCAAATAAAATGACTATTTTATGTGGTTTACTCGGTAGTTTTTATAGGAGAGAAATAAAATGACAAAAGATTTGAGAACTGGATGGTTGGCAAAATTAAAAATTGGTGATGAGGTAGTGGGTGTTAATGTAATAGGTAAAAAATCGTCTTTTATTGTAATGGTTATGGGGATATCCTCAAACGGAGATATAAGAGTTACTTCACAGGGAAGAAGATTTTTTTATACATTTAGCCATAAAGGTGAACTTAGGTATAAAGGAATGTTTTTAGTGTCTTACCTTAAACAAATGAATACAGCAAGTTTGTATGAAGCCGTAGATCCAAAATGTCGAGATATGGTTGAATTTTTTAATGAAATGAATATTTCTACAATTAGTTCTTGTCAAGGTCATAATAATCTTCAAAACAATGCCTTTTACGTTATATTTGATGTTTGTGTTACTGATAAAGATATTGATAATTTTTTGTCTATGTTTGATAAACATACAATCCATTCTCCGTTTATTGGGACATTTAAAAAATGGATGCGAAAAATCGACGGTATTATTACGTCTAATTGGATTTATAGCATTGATTATGGAAAATATAAAATGAATCAAGAATTTGCATTAGAAGATTACAAAACTATGAAAAACAAGCGCGACGAGATTGACGGCGAATTTAATAATATGCCTAAGCCTTATAATTTGATATAGCTAAATAGTTGGGAGTATAAAAAATGAACACGACAATTTTCCCCTATGACTTAATGCAAAAATTTTTTGATTATTATGCAGATATTGGCTATAGGACAGAATTTATAGTAAAAATGAAAGAACATGATATATCCGAAAGAGAGGCAATTATTATTTGGCAGTCTTTTGATGTTGCATATGATAGATTGATAGACGGTATTAGGGAGTAGCTATGAAATGTAGGTATTGTAAAAGGTTAGGGGTAATATATGATGAAGATGGACGTGCCGATATTTGTGTAAATTGCTATGGGATAGGTAAAGTAACTTTAAAAATATGGTTAAATCAGTTGTACGAGAAAATCGGACAACTCAAAACCACATAAAATTTATCTTTTATCATACATAATTCTATATAATTGAAATATAAGGAGAAAATAAATGTTAAATATGATCGGGGGTTTTGGATATCCTTCTTATAATTATGATTCTGCTACTTGGGTTTGTAAAGTATCTATATTTGAAGGAAATGGAGATTACAAAGATATAACAGGTTGTGGGGTCAATATTGCTCAAGCATTATGTCATTTAGTGATAGAACTTAAACATTATAAGGAAAATAAATGAAAACACTATATCAACTAGACAGCAATAACAATGTAAAGATCTGGATGATTGAGGTTGTTAACAAGGACGATTATTCAGAAATGATTGTTAGAAGTGGCAGAAAAGGTGGTTCTTTGGTAGAGAATGTCGCTAAAATTATGGCTGGTAAAAACATAGGAAGATCCAATGAAACAACTCATTTTACTCAGGCTATTTCACAAATGGAATCTAAGATTGAGGCAAAATTAAAAAAAGGCTATGTTTACGATTTAGCCAATGCGAAAAGTTCTTCTGTTTTAGGAAGTGGAATATCTGCCCCTATGTTAGCACAAAAATATAGTTGGGATGGTTCTCAAAAAGGTTCTAAAACATTGAGGCAGTTAGGAGTTGAAAATAAACCAATTATTGTTCAGCCAAAATTGGACGGGAATAGATGTTTAATTAAAATGGAAGATGGAAAATTGTTTATGTACACACGAAAAGGTACAAAAATGACAGTACAACTTTCTCATATTTTAGAGGATTTAAAAGATGATTTATCAGAGGGCTATACTTTAGATGGAGAATTGTTTTCAGATTCATTTTCTTTCAATATATTGAATGGTATTATAAAAAGAGAGACCATAACCCCAGAGGAAAAAGAACAACGAAAACTTATTAAATTTCATCTGTACGATGTAATGTTGGATAAGGGGTATAAAGAACGTTATCATTATATTTGTAAATTTGTTTCTCCTAATGTAGTTATTGTTCCTAGTTATGAAATAGTGGCCTCGATTGCAAATATCAACATGTACTTAGAACAATTTCTTGCCGAAGGACACGAAGGACTAATGATACGACAGCTAAATATGAGCTACGAAAATAAACGATCCTGGCAATTATGTAAGATGAAAGTTTTTGAAGACGCCGAGTTCGAGTTGGTCGATTTTCAGGAAGATGTTAGAGGCGGTTTTGTTGGCTCTTTTGTCATGAAAGACAAGAATGGTAAAATTTTCAACGCGGGTGCAAGTGGACAAAATGTTGAAAAGAGAACCGCTATGTGGAACAATAAATCCGATTATATTGGGAAAATGGCTACAGTAGAATTTTTTGGCAAGAGTGAATATGATATTCCCAGATTCCCAAAATTCAAAGGAGTACGAAATTAAGAAATTGCACCCTTGACAAAAATTGATTTATATGATAGAATATAGTGTAATAAGAATATAAAAGGAGCAAGATGAATATTCAAGAAGTTATGAAAGCCGGTCTACCTTTTCGCCGCAGAGGATGGATAGACGATGATGTTTTTATAGTTTATGAAAAAGGCGACATAGTGTTTACAATGGAGGAAGACGATCTTTCGTCAGCCAACATAGATTGCGAAGACATTCTTTCTGAGGATTGGTATATAAAAAATGACTGTAATTAATCTAGGCAACTATATACCTGACGCACAAGTTATGTCTACAAAAACAATAGGAATTTAAATGAGTATTAAAAATAATCTTATAAAAGACAAAGAAACAAACAATTTATCATCTTTAAAAGATGTACTAAAAATTGCTAAAGAAATAGATAGTTTAAAAGTAATGCATATTTCAAAAGACTTGATTTTTAGAATCGCAATTCAAATTCATTTTTTGAAAAAGATTGAATTACCTTAATCTTTAATCAATATTGATTCAGAAATTGTTTTTAATGTTTTTACATAGGCATTTGTAAACTTTTCAAGAAGTTGCTCTTGTGGTTCATCTGCCGATGAATTTGATACGACCGCTACTTTGACAATTTCCCAAGCTATAGAGGCATAGGCAACATGTATGTTTTCAGTATTTGGTAAGTCTGACATATATTATCCTTTCAAAATAGATTATGAATCAATTGTATATTAAAAATTATATATTGTGTCTCAACATTATATATTACAAGAGAAAAGAAAGGAAACAAATTGAAACTAAATTATTTAAAAAATGGTAACTATATACTTGACGCACAAAATAGATTTTACCCCCTAAAAAGGATAAAATGGGGGTTATGGGAAACTATAAAATACAAGACAGCAAGTTTATTCATTGGGTGCTCGAAAACATTTCTTGGGATATTTTCAGATGGTTTTGTGATTTATTATTTTCAATTTGCTGTACTCAAAAAATTTTTATCTATCCAAATATTCAAAAATGGTTACTTGCAATGAATATTCCTATGGTTGTATCAATACTTGGAATATTTATTATTATTTTTGTTATTACTTGGATATTTTTATCGTTGGTTGAGTGGTTGTATAAAAAAATTAATTTTATCTTATTTTTGAAAAAACAAAAAGAAATAGTAATAAATACTTGGAATCTAGTAAATATCTCAGTAGAAAATTCTTTGTCATTTTTACAAGGGGTATCTTATTCAAATGAACCAAGTTTACAAGAACAATGCAAAATAACAAGAAATAGCGGTAAAGAATTGATGGAATATTTTCAAGACAAAGATAATGGACTGAGTTGTTTTATAGAGCAAAGAAGAATAAAACAGACGAATTCTATACGCAAATGCCCGATATTGAGGCAGAAATGCGCCTCTATAAAGACCAGTTTCGCGGTAAGGTAATTTATGGCACACATCAATCTCGCTAATGCTAAAAAGGTAAAGAACGACGAATTTTATACGCAATATTTTGATATTCAGAAAGAAATCTCGACATATTTAGAACACAACCCTGATGTCTTTCGGGGTAAGACTGTGCTTTTACCCTGTGATGACCCTGAATGGAGCAACTTTACCAAGTTTTTTGCCCAAAATTTTGAGCGGTTCGGGTTGAAAAAACTCATCAGTACAAGCTACGCTGTAAATAGCAAAACCTATAAGGGCGGATACCAACCAACGCTCTTTGAAACAAGTGCCCTCCAATTTGACGAAAATAAAACTGTGGAAAATGGGAAAATTTTCACACTGACCCACGACAAGACAGGTGACCGCAAGGTTGATGTGAATGACCTAGAATGGCTCTATCTTAAGGGTGACGGCGATTTTCGTAGCGACGAGATCAAAAAGTTTCGTGACGAAGCCGACATCATCATTACTAATCCACCATTTTCGCTTTTCCGTGATTTTTTGGCATGGATAATGGAGGCTGACAAACAATTTGTAATAATAGGTAACCTAAATGCCATTACCTATAAAGAGGTATTCCCGTTACTTAAAGAAAACAAGGTTTGGTTAGGTAATAATTGTAAAGTAAATGGTGGTGCAATGTTTTATGAGATACCAGAAGACATTGCTAACTTGGACCAAGTTCGTGAAATAAGGACAAACGAAATTGGCAAGGAGGTTTATATTACCAGGGTACAAGGTGTTCGTTGGTTTACCAATCTCGACCATGGGCGTCTTCATCAACCCTTACCACTAATGACAGAGTCAGAGGTAGTCAAGTTCGTAACGAAAAAGCCATTTGTTAAATATGATAATTACGATGCAATAGAAGTATCGAGAGTTAAAAACATTCCAAGCGATTACAACGGAGTAATGGGAGTACCGGTTAGCTTTCTCGATAAATACAGTCCAGAACAATTTAAAATTTTGGGGGCAACACAAAGAGGTTGTCATGATGAATTCCCTGACACAAAAAAATATAATGACTATAGCGAAGTAAGACAAAATGGGGAAAATACAGGTTCTTCTGGCGGAAAAACAAATGAAAATGGGAATTTAGTTGGTAATGACGGAAAAAAGAATTATTTCATAAATGAAGATGGCAGAATAATTCAATCTGTGTATCAAAGAATATTCATCAGACATAGGAATAAAACAACATGAAAACAATCTTAATAACTGACATTACTGTCAAAAATATCTGCGAAGGATTTGTCTATAACGAACTTGAGGGCAAAGGACTATTTGGCTTGTCTGGCAAGTTAACCATCCAGCCAGAGTATCAGCGTAACTATATTTATGCATCCGATGGTGGTAAAAAAGAAGTTGCGGTGATTGAATCCCTGCTGAAAGGATACCCATTGGGCTTAATTTATTTTAACAAAGTGAGTGATGAAAAACTGGAAGTGCTTGACGGTCAACAACGTATAACCAGTTTTGGACGATTTGTAACTAACAAATTTGCTATAAAAGATGAAAATGGCATGGAGCAATATTTCAGTGGTATTGCGGCTGATAAGCAATCTAAGATCTTGACAACGGAACTGCTTATTTATGAATGCGAAGGGATTGAAAGTGAGATAAAAGAGTGGTTCAAAACGATCAATATTGCTGGCATACCACTTAATGATCAGGAACAGCTGAACGCCGTGTTTTCTGGGTCATTCGTGACACTTAGTAAGGCGGAGTTTAGTAACAGTCAGAATGCCAATATCCAAAAATGGAGAGCGTATATTAGAGGCAGTGTCAATCGACAGCATTTATTGGAACGCGCTCTTGATTGGGTTAGCAAAGGCAACATTGACGATTATATGAGCCGCCATCGGTACGACAACAACATTACAGAGTTAAAAACGTATTTCAACAGTGTAATTGATTGGGTTTCAAGCGTATTTGTTGATGTAGAGGGTGAGATGCGCGGATTGGAGTGGGGACGATTGTACGAAGAGTATCATAATACATCTTATGACCCTGCAAAGGTTTCAAAAGATGTGCAAAAACTTTATGGCGATCCGTATATTAAAAACCGTAAGGGTATTTTTGAGTACATTCTTGGCGGTTCAATTGATACAAAATTATTAAATGTCCGAGTCTTTGATGATGCAACCAAGAATAATGTTTATTCAACACAGACTGCTAAGACCGAAGCTAAAGGTGAATCAAACTGTCCGCTCTGTGCTATTGGATATGATGCCAACAAAAGTAAAATCTGGAAGTTGAACGAAATGGATGCCGACCATGTATCGGCATGGAGCAAAGGTGGCGCAACAGATATTAGCAATTGTCAAATGTTATGCAAAACTCACAATAGGGCAAAAGGAAATAAATAAATCAGATTTGTGCGATAGTTATATAATTACCAAAAATTAGCGTGCTCTATAGCGATTTTTGATAGCAATAATGATTATGAAGTGGCTAAATTCAACTTGTGTGTCAAGTATATAGTCGCCTAAATTAATGTTTGCGTATAGATTAACCTCAAATCTTTCCAATAAAATAAATACCACATAAAACAAGAATTTTATCTGGTCTTGACAGGTTTTGAAATATATGATATAATAATCAAGAGGAAATATATGGATAATAAAATTCCAATAGAAGAATTGCTTGAAGACTTTGGGGTAGAGAATGAGGACGAGCTGTACGCCAAATTAACGGATGATTCTAACACTATTCCATGCATCGTATGCGGGAAAGAAATTCCGATAGAAGAAATTAGAATTGTTGGTGATGATCCATATTGCAAGAGGTGCAAGAATAGTTTATGAACATTATTTTGAAATGGGATAGTAGTAGAGTTACTATAGAACAATTCGCCAATATGTGTAGATCTTATGCGGGACTGATGCCACAATATCAGATAGTTTATCATCTAATTGATATGGTTGCAACAATGGCTTTTGATACAGATATTAATGATTATGTTGATAAAGATGTTGCTATAAAAGTTTTGACTAAATTTAGTTATTATGATTTTTCTTTATTGGCCAAAGAATTAAATAAACAACAAGAAGAAAACGGGTTATTATTGATGGCACAAAATTTATTTGGAAATAATGTTAAGTTTTCGGAAACTAAAAAACACAATAAAATATAGATTTTATGAGGAAATAAGATGAACATATATATTCAAATAGTTGTTGGTCTGTTGATAATAGTGGCATTTTTTTGCGTTATTTGTATCGGAGTTCTAATGATACAAATGCTAAAAATGAAGTAAACACAATAAAATGTACGTTTTATCATATAAAAGGAGAATCATATATGGATTAACAGAAAAAATATTGAAGAAAAATAAATAATAAAATAAAAAATAACAATAGGAAGGTTTTATATAGATGAATAACAATATAGATACACAGAAAGTTAACAGATGGATTAGAAGAGCCGTAAGTGGTGTGGTTGTTTTAATCATACTAGTTGTTTTTTTGGCGAATTCGTTTGTTTTAAAACGTGTTGAGCCTACTGAAATGGCAATTATTACTAGAGGCGGACAATTACAAAGTGTAGTTGGTTCGGGTACATATACTCAGTTTGGTTTTTTGAAAAAATCTAAACTCGATACATTCTCGGTTGCTATTATTCCTTTGAATTCTACTGACCCCGAAGTTTTGACGAAACCAACAGACAACAGTAAGAATGATGAAAGTTCCGTTGGTATGCCTGTTGGATTTGAAATTGTTGGCGATATTCAGATTCCCACTGATCCCATAACTCTGATGAATAATTGGGCAAGATATGGAGTAATGTATAAAAATCCTGAAACTCTTGAAGAAAGAGTTGATAGTTTTACAAGAGAAGCTATGAAAGTTTGTGGTGGTGCATTCACTTTTTATGAAATCACTGCCTTAAGACGTGTCGAGTTTGCTACCTGTATTTCTGATGCTGTTACAGACAAGGTTGAAAAAGAGTATAGCGTAAGGGTAACGAATGTTACAATTGCTAATATTATTTTAAGTAATACAGTTCTTGAACGTATCAACGCAGTTATTGACTTACAACAGCAGGTGGACTTAGAAAAACAAACAGCAGAACTAGCTACTGCTACCGGTGAACGAAAAGAAGCGGAAAATACGGCTTCAATTCAAGCTACAATGGCTACAGCGATAGAACAAGCAAAACAAGACGCAATTCTTGCTGTCCAAGAAGCTATAAGTGTTGCCTCACGACAAGAAGTTGTTATTGCCAAAATAGACTTGATTGCATTACAACAAGATTTGGCAGACGAAGAACTCACATTGGCAAAAACAAAAGCTGTTGAACATCTTTCTAATGAAGCTCGTATGGCTGAAATTTTGCAAGGAAGTCCTAACTATTACAGTTTTTTGGTCGCAGAGTTGAACTCAAAAGCATTACAGAATGTTGACAAATTAATTGTTTCAGATGAAGGAACCGCACCACAAATTGTTATGGGCATAGATACAGTATATTCAGTAAAATAAACTATAGATAGAATTAATAGGGAAGGCTTTAGTTGGCGGAACATTACGTTTGCGAGTTCGAATCTCGCCCTTCCTTATAAATAAAAAAATAAACATAAAGGAGGCAACATAAACATGATAAACTGGACTGATTTTTTATGCCTTGTTTTACCGCTTGTAATATTATTAATAGTAGCATTATGTGTACCGCTTATAAGGAAAAAATAAAATGACTCAAAAAATAAAAGAAATGCGTGTTTTTAAAGACGGAGATGCATGGTGTTTTGTGTTATCGGATTTTAAAAATTTACAAGAGTCTCCTTCTGCATGGCTTGATGAAACAGACACCAATATGGATATTATTCATGAACAATTGGTTGAAACAATGGAAGAAGACGGATAAAATGTATATTTTATGTGGTTTAAGGCAATAGTGAATAAGAAAAATTTGTTAATATGGGGTATTATAGGGTTGTTGTTATTTGGTGCATGCGGACAACCCTTTGATCTTCAAGTATCTGAGCGGTTGCAATCTGCTCCTATAGCAAATATTGCCGAAGAAGCTATTGCGGAAGTCGCTGTTTGTGAGACTCCCCAGACTCGTTTTTTGAAAGATTATCCCGATATTGCAATTGCACTTGGGGACAGTATTTCTATTGAAGATTATGATAGCGAAGTTGTCCAACTACACCTAACCGATTTGAATAAATTTCCTCCAGATATTCTAAGGGAAATTAAAAATTTTGGGTATAGGATTAGAGTTGGGGATAAAACAGTTACCGATTTCTCTGGGTTTGAGCATTTGAAAGGTTTGACCCCTCGTGGATGGGAAGGGACAGGACTAACTTGGGATGATGCTGCGGGGTGCAATAGCCGAAGCAAAATAACTGTAATCCTTGGTAATGGAATTCATTCATCTTCGAGTCTTGCATTACATGAAATAGCTCATGCGATTGACCATGTAATGGGAATAACCAAACTCCCCGAAATGGAATATTTTCATAAAAAAGCGTACAATGGACTTGATGAATATTTTAAGCAAGATGGTCCTGGTGGTGAAATAGGAATGAAGGAGATGTTTGCTGAAAGCGTAGCCAATATTTTTCAAGATCAAGACTATTGGAGTAAAGAATATGAACAGTTTGTTAAAGATATATTAGGAGTAAAAGAGGGTGGTTATTGAGAAAACACGATAAGATAATGGTTTTATTGCACTTGACAAATATTGAATTATGTGATACAATTATATGTTTAGAGAATAAAAAATGAATGAACAAATGACATTCGAACAAATTCATGAAATAACCGAGCCTTATTGTATTCACGGCGATGAATTCTATGGCAATTTAACATCCATAATTATTTTTTTACGTCAATTTGATACAATGGTTGATGTAAATAAGGTTGGCGTAAGCAAATGGTTCAAAATAACACCAACAAATATGTGGTTAAATTGACAGGAGATTTCTTATAAATGACTTATGTATATCAATGTAAAAAATGCAAAAAAGAATTTGAACTTGTTGCTGGTTTTTTAACAATCTTATCATTAGAAAAACAATGTCCTCATTGTGGATCTAAAAAAGTGGCAAGAAAATTTGTTCCTATTGATTTTATTTTAAAGGGAAATGATTTTTATAGAAACAACAAAGAAGACAAGTGAACATAGATCAAAAAATTATAAATTTTATTAAAGAGATAGAAAAAGATTTACGCATTCCTGCATGTGTTCATAATAACTTTGACAATTTTGTACCCTATGAGACCCCTGTTTACTATTCTGGGCCATATTGGAATGATTTAGAAATTTTGGTGGCAATTAAAACATTGATTTTGGGCGATTGGATTAGCGCAGGAAAGAATGTTCAAGAATTCGAAAAACAATTTGCAAAAGTTATTGATGAAAAATATGGAATAATGGTAAACAGTGGTTCATCTGCAAACCTAGTAATGATTACAGCTTTAAAAAAATATTTTAATTGGAATGATGGTGATGAGATAATAGTGTCAGCAGTGGGGTTCCCGACTACAACCTCTGTTATTGTCCAAAACAATTTGACACCCATATTTATTGACATAGAAATGCAAACTCTAAATTTTGATTTGAATTTAATTAAAGAAAAAATTACCAAAAAAACAAGAGCAATATTCCTGTCCCCCGTTTTAGGCAATTCTCCCGATATCGATGTAATAAAAGAAATATGTATGAAGTATAACCTACAACTAATTTTAGATGATTGCGATTCTCTGGGAAGTAAATGGGATGGAAAATTTTTAAATAAATACTGTGTTGCTTCTTCTCATTCCTTTTATGCAGCCCATACAATTTCCACAGGAGAAGGTGGAATGATTGTTACTAGCAATGCGAAAATTGCTAAAATTGCCAGAAGTTTAGTGAACTGGGGTCGTGATTGCCATTGTTATGGAAGTGAAGGATTAATTCCTGATGGGGCTTGCGGACATAGATTTTCAAATTGGCTCAGAAATTATAACGGGATTGTAGATCATAGGTATGTTTTTTCTAATATGGGATATAATTTCAAGCCATTGGATTTGCAGGGTGGTATCGGAAACGTCCAATTGACTAAACTAGAAGAAATATATCAAAAAAGAAATATAAGCAAACAAAAAATCACCGAAATATTTAGTCGAATAGAGGGTGTAGATAACCCGATACAATTAAATAAGGCTAATACTATATGGTTCGGCACCCCTTTTATCTGTCAAAATAAAAAATTAAAACAAAATCTTGTGTCATTTTTAGAAAGTAACAAGATTCAGACCAGAAATTATTTCGCGGGAAATATATTACTTCATGAAGGATATGAAACTTTAGGTAATTTCAATGATTATCCTAACGCAAATTTAGTGTTGGACTTAGTATTTTTTGTCGGGGCTTCGCCTCATTATAATGATAAAATATTTGACTATTTTAAATCTGTTTTGAAGGAATTTAAAAATGAATAATGGCATTATTGTTCTTGGATATGGATTACTCGGAAAAGAAATAACAAAACAAACCGATTGGAACTATATAAGTCGCAAGGAACACGGTATCGATTTTAATAAAACTGATTGGTATCATCACATTCAACGTTATGATACAATTATAAATTGTATTGCAAATACTAACACATATTCACACGAAAGAGAAGACCATTGGCCGACCAATTATATAAGCGTAATGAATTTAGTAGACTGGTGTAATGAAAATAATAAAAAAGCTATACAAATTTCTACAGACTATATTTACAGTGGGTCTAATCGTAATGCCTCTGAGGAAGACATTCCTCTACATAATAAAACTTGGTATACATATACAAAACTACTTAGCGACGCCTATGTACAAGCAAGGGCAAAAAATTATTTGTTGATTCGAACATCTTTTAAGCCAACACCTTTTCCATACCCCGAAGCAATTGTTACTCAGACTGGTAATTTTGATTATGTCGATAAAATATCAAAATTGATTATTGAACTTATTAATAAAAATGCTTTCGGTGTTTTTAATGTGGGAACACGGAGGAAAACTATATATGATCTAGCAACTAAAACTAATCCAAATATTATAGGTGCATTTCGAATATTAAATAAAGAAATGCCAAGAGATGTAACAATGAATGTTTCAAAAATGGAGAATTTTTTAAATGAAAGTTAGCATAGCAATTCCAGTTTATGAAATGGGTGGAAGAGGTACAGAATTTTTAAAATACTGTCTTCGCTCTATTTTATTGCAAACGCATCCTGTGTATGAGATAGTCATCTCAGATCATTCAAAAAATGATGACATTCTTGATCTTTGTAGTCCATGGCCACCAAACGTAAAATATGTTCGAAATAAAGAAAATTACGGTGTTTTTGCGTCCAACATGAATAATTGTTTTAGTTATTGTACCGGCGATATTATTAAAATTATGCATCAGGACGACTTCTTTTATAGAATGGATTCTTTATCGAAAATTGTAAACAATTTTGATTTAGATAAAGGTTGGTTACTAACTACATATTATCATTCTAGAAATGGGAAAGATCTTTTTAAATTACATACCCCAAGTATTAAGGAATGTCCTTTGTTTATTAATAAAATTGGTGCACCTACCTGCCTAACAATTAAGAATGAAGATATTCTTTATTTTGATGAAAATTTAAAGTGGTATGTAGACAGTGATTACTACGTAAGGTTGTTGACAAAATATGGACTCCCTGTGATTTTAGAAAAGCCAACAGTGGTACAGCGATTATGGGAAGGACAGGTTACTAATACAATAATACATAAGGATGTGATTACAGAAGAAATATTGTATTTATATAAAAAGCATGACGTAAAACTAGAAGACCTGACTGAAATAATAGGAAGACTTGGGTATTGTGAGGCATATGAAGATTAGTATTGCGATTCCTACTTATGAAATGAGTGATCGTGGAGTCGAATGTTTAGACTACAATTTTAAAAAAATTCACCAACAAACGTTCAAAGACTTCAACGTGATCATCTCTGATCATTCGAAAGATGATAAAATTTTTCATTTATGTAATATGTGGGGCAAAAAATTGAATATCAAATATATCAAAAATGAAAAAGATAGAGGTTCGCTATCAAGTAACTTAAACAGTTGTATAAAAAATTGTAGCGGAGAAATAATTAAGTTCATAATGCAGGATGATTATTTTTACCATAAAAATTCATTAGAAAAAATTGTAAATAGGTTTGGTATAGGCAAAAGATGGCTGGTGTCTTCGTATTTTCATACAAATGACAGAATAAAACTTTTTCGTTTGCATATACCTGAAATTAGTAAAGACATGCTTCTTATTAATCGTATCGGAACCCCTACATGTCTTACTATAAAAAATAATATTGATATTAAATTTGACTTGAAATTAAACTGGTATGTAGATTCAGATTATTATACACAATTATATAAAACATATGGTAAGCCAGTTATTTTAAGAGATCCAACTGCGGTACAACTTCTTTGGGAAGGCCAAACAACGAACACAATTATCAATGAGAAAATTATTAAAAATGAAGAAATATATCTTATGAAAAAATATGGGGCATATAGAAATGGATAAAATTCAAATTCCTGAATTAACCCTTATCGCTGTATCATCTATAAAAATAGATGAAACTATTTTGGCTTTACAGAAGAGTTATAAAGATATTTTATTTGGATCTATAAAACTAATTACACATGAACGCCCAGAAATTTTACCTAAAGAAATTAGTTTTGAAGAATGTCCTAAATTAGATGATATAAATAAATATAATCATTATGTTTTTATAGAATTAGGTAAACACGTAAAAACAAGTCATTGTTTATTAATCCAACATGATTCTTGGGTATTAAGCCCCAAGTTATGGGACGATGATTGGTTGCAATATGATTATTGTGGTAGTCCGTGGGAATGGAAAACTAATTCATACCAAACAGATTATGGAGAACATGTCAGAGTAGGAAATGGCGGATTTTCTCTGAGATCTAAAAAGCTTTTAGATATACCTAAAAAACATAATATGTATCTAAAATCTGAGAAGGGGTGGAAAAACGAAGATGGACAAATTTGCGTTTATTGGCGAAAAGAATTATTAGATTATGGAATCAAATATGCACCCGTTGAAATAGCATCAAAATTTTCTTATGAAAATCCAGTTCCTGAGAATAACTTTGGGAAGATGAAAACTTTTGGATTTCATAAGAATTTAAATACAGGGAATAAGAGATAGGCCAAAATGATTATTTCTAAAACAGTTTTTGTTCAAGTGGCAGGACAACGTTCTTATTATATTAATAAAGGATACAATCTGACGCCATACATGTACAAAAATAGAAAGGGGAAAATGGTAATACCCCGCGGAACAATTATTGAAGTAAGGGTAGACGACCTTCCGCCGCGAAGTTCAAGAAAAGTTTTAGCCCAATGCGATAATCCAAAATGTAAAAAAGAACGTTGGGTAGAATACGAAAAGTATACCTCTCTATGCCATAGATGCGCTCTACAAACAGAATCTTATAAAACTAATAATGGAAATGCAAATAGAGGTAAAAAAAGAACTGCTGGCCAAAAAGAAAGAAAGAGAAAACCAAACTATCTGGTTAGAGGCAAAAATAACATTAATTGGAATAAAAATATATCTGAAAAAGACAGGCTAAAAACAAACGAAAAAAGTAGGAATAGCGTAGAATATAGAGCGTGGAGATTGTCTGTTTTTAGAAAAAATTGTTATCAATGCCAAAATTGTGGGTATACCGGTAGAAAAATAAATGCCCATCATATAGAAAGTTATTTTACAAATAAAGACTTAAGGTTTGATGCTGACAACGGAATAGTATTGTGTACAAATTGCCACAAATTGTTTCACAGCACATATGGAAAAACAGGAAATCATAAGTACCAACTCGATAAATTTTTAAAAAATAATAAAAACAAAAAAGAATTTGTTAAGTTAAAATTTGATATTCATAAAGATACTCGCCAAGGAAGAAAAAATGTAAACAACAATGATTCCAGCATATATGTTGGTGTATCAAAAAATAAAAACAGAAAAAAATGGGAGGCCGGAATATACCATGATAAAATAAAATATTATTTAGGAATGTTTGAATATGAAGTTGAGGCGGCAATGGCCTATAATGAAGCGGCGTCAGAAATATGGGGATGGAAAGCAATCTTAAATAAAATAACAGAAGACGATATTATTAAATTATGGGAAAACTAATGCCTTCTATTGCTTTTCAAACATCGTGTTACGAAAAATCATATAAACATTTACTTAAAAATGGAGTTCTAAATCACTATCTTTCATTATTTCAAGATATTGATTTTGAAGAAAAGACGGTTATAGTAAATAATGTTTCAGACCATAATAATATCAAATCCTTATTTAAAAATTTCAATAATATCGATTTTATTTTTTCTGAAAAAAATCCAGAAACAGTTTTAAGTTTTTTCAATTTATCTTTGTTGGATTTTCAGATAGGATTATATTATTCTATTCAGCATTTTACGGGAATTTATTATACACAATGCGATTACTTGTTTCATGTTAGTGAAGATTGTGGGATCGATAATCTTGATTCTAACTTTATAAAAGAATCTGTAGAAATGCTAGAATCAAATGAAAAATATATTATTGCTATGCCGAGATGGTGTGAAGACGACAACGCAATTGAAAAAACTGAACCGGAGAGTGATAAATTTTTTATACAATATGGATTTACTGATCAAATATATATTATAAAAACAAAAAAATTCAAAGAAGATATATACCATTATAGCCACCCTATGTCTGAAAGATATCCTAAGTATGGTGGCGAATGCTTTGAAAAAAGAATCGATTCTTTTATGAGATGCAATCAACATTATGGAGTTGTACATAAAAATTATATTTATGACAGCAAACATTATGATGCAATAATAAAACAATATAAGGAGATATAAAAATTGAAAAATAATAATCCATACGGAATGAAAGTTCCAGAATCTTTTTTTGTTGTCTCTAATTGGAATAACGATGTTTCTTGGGTAGAAAAATATACAGATAACTATATTATATATGATAAAAGTAACACGTTGCCAGCCAATGATAGAACCATTAAACTAAAAAATGTTGGCTATAATGTTTATGATATGGCTCATTTTATTGTCAACAATTATGATAATCTCCCCGAACTAACTGCCTTTCTTCAGGGAAATCCCTTTGACCATTGCAAGAAAGAAACATTCGATAGGTTGATTTATAACACATGTTTTACTCCACTTGAAGATTATACAGATGTGCCAGAATCAAACGCCCATATAAAAGATGTTGACGGTGGCTATATGGAAATTAATAATTCTTGGTATTTCAGAACGCATAGACAAGAACATGGTGCCGAAGTTGAAAAATATGTAACATCATATAATCGATTTCTAGATGAAATATTCGAAAGTCCAGAGCATTTAAAATGGATTAGGTTTGCGCCTGGCGCGCAATATATTGTACCAAAAGAAAATATATTGTTTTATAGTAAAGAATTTTATAGAAAATTGATGAGGTATGTTGACTATCATAGAATACCGTCGGAAGGATTCGCTTTAGAACGAGCAATGTATTATATTTTCACTAATAGATGGAGAGAAAGAATGAATGATGAGAAAAAAGAGTTAAATGAATTAGACATATTGGCAAGAAAGTATGGGACAGATAAAAGAACCAACGACACACTCCCAAGCATTTATCATGGGTACACAGATACTTATTATAATTATTTATTTCCCGGAAAACTTGGGATAAAGAATCTGTTAGAAATTGGTGTAAGTAAAGGGTCATCTCATTATATGTGGGCAGATTTTTTACCTAATGCTATGATTTATGGAATCGATAATTTTTTAGATCCTTCCTGTACTGTCAGTAAAGAGGAACTTGAATCAAATCCACGAATAAAGATTATTGTTGGCGATCAATCAGATAAACTTGTTTTGAATAAATTTAAAGAAATTCCGTTAGATGTTATAATAGATGACGGTTCTCATTTTTCCTGGGATCAACAAAGAAGTTTCGATGTTCTTTGGGACTTTTTATTGCCAGGAGGATATTATTTTTTTGAGGACTTGGGGGAAAGTTTTAATAATGACTTTAGAGAATTTGAGGATATGCGTTCTGCCACCGTTAGATGGCTACATACAATGAAAAAAGGAAAGGTTCCGTTTTCATATTATACTAGAGAAAGCAAGATGGAAAGAATTTTTAAAGAGATTCTATCAGTAAAAGCTTTTGGCGAACTTGTTGTAATCCAGAAAAAGATTATATGAATAAAAAAGAAGTATTAGAACATGCATTGTCGTTTAAGTATGGCGGGATGTTGGAAGTTGAATTGGGTTATGTCTATGACATATGCGCCAACAAAAACGTTTTAGAGTTGGGAAGCATGGTAGGCATGAGTAGCTATGTTATTGCTTCTGTCGCAAAAAGTCTTTCATGTGTTGATGTATGGTCTGATACATGGGAACATCTAGCACACGATCCAATACAACAAAAGATTTACGAGCAATTTACAGGTGTTATTTTATCTATGCATGAAAGTTTTAAAAGAAACTGCAAAACTTTTATTGATTCTAAAAAAATTAGAATGTACAAGGGAAATACAAGAGAGATGGTCGATAAATTCTTAGATGAAAGCTTTGACGTTATTTTAATAGATGCCGACCATTCTTATGAAGGTGTATTACGTGATTTTAATCTTTATCAAAATAAAATAAAAGATAATGGATATATTGTTTTTCATGATTATGGTGATTCTATGTGGACAGGAATTGCCCAATTGGCAAATGAAATGGCTTCTCAAAATAAGATAAAAATAGTGGGAAGAGTTGAAAGAATAGGAGTGTTTAAAAAAATATGAAACAACCAAAAGCTAAAATAATTATAAGTCGCTTCAAAGAGGATTTTGATTGGGTAAAAGAATATACCGAAGATTATCTTATATATAATAAAGGTGAGCCTATTGATGATCCACATATAATAAATACAAAAAATATTGGAGGAAATCAAAGAGATATTTTTAAGTTTATCCATGATTTTTATGATGACCTACCCGATCTGATGGCTTTTATGCAGGCATATCCATTCGACCACTGTAAAAAAGAAACGTTTGACAAACTAATTTATAACGAGTGTTTTACTTCGCTTGAGGACTATGGGGTAATACCCGCAAACGCATATGAAAAAAGAGATCACGATGGCGGGTTCCTGGAAAGAAATAATAGCTGGTATATAGAAGCCAACAATGCAACCTACAATGTTGGTTGTAAATATTCTTCTTTTGATCAGTTTATGGAAAAATTCTTTTCAAACTATAAAACAGGTGCACATGTTAGATTTGCGCCAGGTTCTCAATATATTATAGAAAAAAAACAAGCGTTACATTATCCAAAAATATTTTGGAGAAGTTTAATGAATGAACTTCCGGAGAACTTTATGTCTGAAGCACATATTATTGAAAGATCTTTATGGACGATACTGCAATGTGGCTTAATAATGAGGTAGATTATGAATTATAAAGAATATAGACCAGGCGTACACAAATTATTACGTCATTTAGGACATTTAGATTCCATTGTTAAAGGAGTCCCCGTAGCCCCAATTCATATTTCTGTTTGGCCAACCAATAAATGTCAATTAAATTGTGATTATTGTTGTTGTAGAAACACAATGCGAAATGATTCTGAGCTAGATATCGAGCTATATAAAAAGGCATTGCTTATTTTTTCAAAATATGGGACAAAGGCTATAGAAATGTCCGGTGGGGGCGAACCTCTTTTATGGAAACATATAGACGAAGGAGTTGATTTTGCACATTCGATTGGGATGAAACAATCTTTGATAACTAATGGACTTGCCCTAGCGGATACATCCGTAGACACTTTACGCAAGTTTGAATGGATTAGGATTAGTGTTCAATCGGTAATTCATGCAAAAAAGATAGACTATGATTCCATACCAGTAAAAACCAGTTTATCATATATGGTTTCTAGTAATATTTGTTTATCTGATTTAATGGATCTACATGAATTTTCTAAAAGTATAAATATCCCAACGAGAATAGCTGTAGTTCGCCCGTGTTCAAAAGAAAGAGTAAGTGAAATAGAAAATATTGTTGACAATTTAGGGGCACCGGTTTTCTTTTCTAATAAAAAGTTAGGCAAGCCTAAAGGATGTTACATGGCATGGATACGTGCCGCAATAGATTGGAATGGCAACTTTTTTCCGTGTCCTTCGATTCAATTAAATAAAGAGAACGAAGGATTTATTCCCGACAGTTTTATCCTATGCAACATTAAAAATATAGAAAAGTGGATATTAAATAACTCCCCGCATGATTTAGGATATCAATGTTCATTTTGTAATTGTGGCAAAGAAGAAAATGATTTTATACATGAATTATTGGAGGACACTATAGATGCCGATTTCGTTTAAATTAGATGGCTCTTTTTATGATGAAGACTATTTTGAAAATGGAAGAGCCACCAAAAAAAGTTGGTATACAAACTATCGTTGGTTGCCGCAAAGAAGTTTCCGAGAAGCATTCGTCTATCTTGACTATTTAAAACTAGATAAAGACAGTTATGTTTTAGACTATGGTACAGCGAAGGGTTTTTTGGTAAGAGCTTTTCGTGAATTAGGTATAAAGGCTGATGGTTGTGATATTAGTAAATACGCACTATCATTTGCTCCAGAAGGATGTTGGAATTGCTCAGACTTATCACAGTGGAAAAATCGTAATTATTCCCACGTTGTTGTCAAAGATGTTTTTGAACACCTAAATGAAAGTCAATTAGAAAGCACATTTGATCAATTGTCTAAAATTTCATTAAAAATGATGTGTGTTATTCCAATGGGAGATAATGGTACTTACAGAATAAAAGAATATCATACAGATGTATCGCATCTAATTGCAGAGAATGAATCTTGGTGGCGCAATAAGTTCTATAACTCAGGATGGAAAATTATTGGAGAATCCTATTATGTCAAAGGACTAAAAGATAACTGGATTTATATTCCTGAAGGAAATCGTGTTTTTGTGTTGGAGAACAATGATAAGAAATAGTGAAAAAGAATTCTTTAAGTCAATTAAAAATACTTGTAAGGTTATTTTTGATATAGGTTGCAGGGAAGATATATATTATATTAAAAATAGCGAAGGTAAAGAAATTTATTTATTTGAACCAAATCTTATCTCTTTTAATAATTGTAAGAAAGAGATAAATGCTTTTATTAAAGAATATGGCACCAACTTGAATAAAATTCGTCTATATAACTTTGGAATAGGAAATATAAGTGAGACCAGACACTATTATGCAGACACTCAATCATTCTTTAAAAGACATCCTTATCCAAGTGTTGATTTCAAGCCTTGTGTTGCTATCATCAAGAAGTTTTCCGAGTTTTTAAAAGAGAACGACATTAAGTTTATTGATTTTTTAAAAATAGATACAGAGGGCTGCGAACCAGATATATTGTTGGACGATATTGAATTTATAAAAACTAAAGTTCAATATATTCAGTTCGAGTGGGCGACTACATGGTTTGATAGAGATGACAATATTGCTTTTGCAGATATATTTAATGAGTATATAAATAATTTTGAATTTTGGTTTTTATATGATGAAGACCATCCTTTATCTAGCAAATATGAAGAAATGTTATCTTCTATAATAACCCAAGAAGATTTCGAAGAATTGAATGAGAATATTTGTTTGGGGTATGGATTAGATATCGTTATGATAAAAAGAAAGAGGAATAAATGATAACTGTTGATCTTACTGGAAATATAGGTGATCATATTACAAGATATTTGCTATGCAGGACGGTTGCCGAGAAAAACAATTATGAATGGAGCATTAATAAAAAAACATCTCATGATTATTATGGTGGGCAGGAACAAATGAGTTTTTTTGATATAGATTATGGGCTTCCAAATGACACTCCTTACGGACAAATGCCTGAAGGAATAATGAATGTTTGGGAAGAAAAATATGAACATCATGACACGTATGATTATCAACCCTATCAGCCAGATGTATTTAGCGTTCCCGACAACACAAAATTGGTAATTCGATGTGCCCATGACGCAAATTATTATGATAAAGATAAAGTAATTGAATGGCTCAAGATTAAAGAAAATAATGCAAAAGAATATGAGATACTTTTATCAGAATTTAATGTTGATTTAAAAGATGAAAATCTTTGTGTATTAAATTGTCGTGGGGGAGAATATAGAGGTGTTCCTTCTTTATTTCTAGAAGAAAATTACTGGCGAAACGCAATCGGCAACATGTTAAATAAAAATTCAAAGATGAAATTTATTGTTATTACTGATGATCCAGAATATTTTAAAGACGTTTTTAATTATCCAACTTACCATTTTGATATTGGTTGTGATTATTATGTTGTTAATAATGCAAAAAACTTAATTATTTCTAACTCGGCATTTGGCATTTTTTCGACTTGGACAAACAGTAATAAACCTTATGTGATAGCGCCAAAATATTGGGCAAGACATAATGTGAGCGACGGATACTGGGCTAATAGTGATATGCAATCTTTTGGATGGAGTTTTATGGATCGGAGTGGAGATATAGATGGATAGAAAAGTTTACTGTTGTTTTATGTTTTTTAATGAACTTGAATTGTTAAAATTAAAGTTTGAAGAATTATATGATGCTGTTGACTATTTCGTACTTTCGGAAAGTACAAAAACCCATAGCGGATTGGACAAACCATTATATTTTAAAGAAAACAAGCATTTATTTTCTAAATATACCGACAAAATTATTCATCAGGTTGTTACAGATACACCCGCAAGCTTTCAGACTCTTATGAGTATGAATCCGATTAATAATTCTCATAGAAAAATAATTGACGATATAAAAAAATCCTATTGGTTTGATAAAAAAGTAGAGGGCTATATACGAGACACATATGAAAAAGAAATGTTATTTCTACCCTTGACAAAATGTAAGGATTATGATATAATTATTTTAGGTGATTGTGATGAGATTCCTAAAGCAAGTGCGATTAAGGAAATTCTAGGGAGTTTTGATGACAATCAGATTTATCATTTACAACATGATGTATTTTACTATTATTTAAATTTACGAAAGAATGAACCTTGGTATGGAAATATCATTCTGTCGTTTAGGAGTTTTACAATGAACTCATTTAATGAATTGCGCCACGCAAAGAGGGGAGTACTTATTGAAAATGGAGGATGGCATTTTTCCTATATGGGCGGACATGATAAGGTAAAACTTAAGATAGAGTCATTTGGTGAACAAAGTTGTAATACAGAGAAGGTTAAAATCGAATTAAAAAATAGCATAGAAAATGCAGTAAATTTAAATAGAGATCTATATAATCGCCCGTGCAAATTTTGGATTGAAGAATTATCATATAAAACCCATCCTAAATATTTAGTTGACAACCAAGATGAATTTAAAAATTTTATTTATAAGGAGGTATAGTTGAAATTCACCGAACTATTCCCACTGATAACTTATATCAACTTAGATTCTCGTCAAGATAGAGATAGATTAGCCAAAAAAGAATTTGAAAAATTGGCTATAGATCCGACAAGAGTATCTGGAACAGTGATAAGAGCTACAGACAACCCTATGTGGAATGGAGTTTTAGGATGTACCTTATCCCATATCAGATGTTTAGAAATGGCATTGGAACAGAGACAAAACATATTTATTTTTGAAGATGATATAAAACTTGTTGATGACAGTTTTCAGGATATAGATAAGTGTTTCGATGAAATAAATAAAATAGATTGGGACATGCTATATCTTGGAGGCAATGTCCTTAAACCAATATATCAAAAAACTGAACATGTTGGAAAACTCACCCATTGCCAAAGCACAGTAGCATACGGAGTCAACAAAAATTTTTTAAAAAAACTAATATCATATATTCCAAGAAACAATATAATCCCGATCGATCTTGTCTATACAAATAAAGTAATTCCGAACAATAATTGTTTTATCAGTATCCCTATGACTATAGTTCAAAGAGATTCTTTTAGCGATATAGAGGGAAAACAAGTACAGTATGAATCGTATCTTCAAAAAAGATATAACAAAAATCTAATTTATTTAAAATAAGGAGTATACTAATATATGAAAATTTATGATTGTTTCGGGTTTTTTAACGAACTAGATCTTCTAGAACTACGTCTAGAAATGATGGCGCCTATAGTAGATCATTTTGTTATTACTGAATATACCATTACATATAAAGGAGACCCTAAGCCCCTATATTATAATGAAAATAAAGAAAGATATAAGAAATTTGAAGGTAAAATTATCCATCAAGTTATTGACGATGTTCCGATGGATTATGTTAATCTATCGTTAGATATGGGGAAAGACGAACTACATACGCAAGTAATTGATCGTGTTATGAAAATGACTCATTTCCCCAAGACCCATGTTCCTTATGGAATCAATAGTTATGGAAAAGAATGTGTAATTAGAGCGCTGGGCGAATGTGCTGACGGAGATATTATAATGTATTCTGACTTGGACGAAATTCCGAACAACGTTACAGTGCAACAGATTATTGAAAATTTTGATCACAGAAATATATATAATTTACGCCAAAAAATGTATTATTATTATATGAATTGTGAAAAAAATGAAATGTGGAATGGGGGATGGCTTATGGACTGGCATAATTTTAACAAAATACCTGTCTCCGAGCAAAAGGTTAAACGCTATGGGGAATTTGTATACAATGGGGGTTGGCATTTTGGATTCTTGGGAGGGTCAGAAGGAATAAGAGCAAAGATGATGACGTGTGATGAGCCTTCATTTAATATCCCCGAACTTTTGAAAAATATTGAATATAGAGTTGAAAATTGTCAAACATGCGGAGTAGATATTTACAATAGAAGTGCAAAGTTTAATTTTGTTAGTGTGGAAGAAATGCCACAGTATGTTCAGGACAATTATGAAAAATATGAAAAATACTTTCGGTTCAAATAAAAAATCATTGAGGAGTATATTATAGTGTTATTACCAGATTATATTAGAAAAGTTTTCGTTACAGGAGGAGCGGGATTTATTGGAAGCCATGTTGTAGATATGTTGCTAGAAGGAGGGTATCAAGTTACTGCATTTGATAATCTATCCACCGGTAAAAAATGCTGGATTGAGCAACATCTTGATAACGATAATTTTCAATTTATACAAGCTGAATTACTAAGTTTGGATGACGTAAAAAATTCAATGCAGGGAAGCGATTTGGTTTGGCACTTAGCCGCCAATACAAATATCCCAATAGGTTTTACAAAGACTGACATTGATCTAAAAAGCAATGTAATTGGCACCTATAACGTATTAGAATCTATGCGCTTAAATAATATTCAGCCTATACTATTCTCATCAACTGGAGCGATATATGGCGACTTATGCAAAAAGAATTCCGTGACGGAAAATGTTGGACCAATTTTGCCAGTATCTTTATATGGAGGTAGCAAATTAGGATGTGAAGGGTTTATTGCCGCATATTGTAGTCTATTTAATCTAAGGGCATGGATGTTTAGATTTGGGAATGTTGTTGGTGGTCGTATGAAGCGCGGGGCGATTTATGATTTTATTAAGAAGTTAAATACAAACTCCGCAGAACTAGAAATATTGGGAGACGGTAAACAAGAAAAGAATTATTTTCTTGTAGAAGAATGTATTGATGGAATGATCTATGCGTTAAAAAACGCTAAACTTACTGATGAAAATCCTTGTGATATTTTTAATTTAGGAGCTGATTCGACCACAAGAGTCACTACAATAGCCCAACTAGTTATTGAAGGAATGAAGTTAAAAAATGTGGGTACCTATTTTACGGGCGGTGAAAAGGGATGGGAGGGTGATCAACCCCAAGTCCATATACTTTCTAATAAAATGCATGGTTTAGGCTGGCAGACAAAACATACTTCAAATGAGGCCGTAAGAATAGCCATAAAAAGGTTGTTAAAAGAATATGAAAAATAAAACAATAGCGGTAATATTTAGCAAAAATAGAGCAATGCAATTAGATTGTTGCCTAAAAACTTTTTATAGGGAATGCCTAGATGCAGATAAGATCAATGTATTTATCTTATACACTACAACAAACAAAAATCATGAAAGAGCATATGACATTCTTGAACAAGAATATCCTGACGTAAGTTTCATTAAAGAAAGTAATTTCAAAGAAGATTTATTAGAAATTACATCAGGGAATGTTCACCTCTTATTCATTGTTGACGACACCATCTTTATCGATGAATTTTATATTGCCGATATGACCGACTCTCTTGCATATCGCCACAACAAATATACTTTGGGTGTGAGTCTGCGTCTTGGTACAAACACCACATACTGTTATCCCCTAAGCAAAACTCAACAAATTCCTAAACTAATAAATGGGTGGTATGGACTTCAAAAATTTGACTGGACGAAAGCAGAGTACGATTTTAATTATCCACTAGAATTGTCATCTAGCCTTTATAGATATAATGACTTAAAATTTATTTTGGAACAAACCTATTATAATAATCCAAATGAATTAGAATATTTATTAAGTATTAATTCGGTGGTTGTAAAAAAGGATTATTTATTATGTTATGAAAATTCTATGGCATTTTCTAATCCGCTTAACAAAGTTCAAAATACGAATAACAATAAATTCGCAATTGAATCAATACATACCCCAGAATTTCTTTTATCAATGTTTCTAGATGAATTCAGAATAGAAACAACTATGTTTGAAGAATTTATGCCTTCGGGATGCCACGAAGAAATAGAATTCTTATTTATAAAGGAGAAAAATGACTAAAAACTCTATATCAATCATTCTTGCTGTTCATAATCAAGAAAAACTTATTGGAGATGTTATAAAGGGAATTTTTAATAACATGTCAAACAATGTAATAGATATGTTTGTAATTCTTGAGGACTGTACAGATAATTCTGAAAATGAAATTTTAGTTGCTTTAGCAAAGCATAAAAAAGACGGTTTCTTTGATGTAAAGTTAGTGTATTCAGACTATAACAACAAATTAATAGCAAACAATATAGGATGTCAATCGTCAGAGAATGAATATTCTTTAATAGTTCCAGATAATATGATTATCGATGAGATGGATTTTGACAAAAGATTGTTGGAATCATTTGAATCAAGTAAGACCTTTATAGAGGCTAGGGAGGGAAATATTTTGGTATTGTTGAAAAATAGTGAATTACCAGAATTGAATTTTGACGGAGTAGAACTATGAGTTTAAAAGAATTATCAAAAAAAGACATAGATAAATTTTGGGACAGTGTTGTAAAAAATGAAAGTAATAATTGTTGGGACTGGCGTGGAATTAAAGACAGGAACAACAGGGGAATAATGTTTGCGGTGAATAAAAAAAATATTGTTTATAGTGCCGCACATATTTCATTGTTTTTGAATCGCAACATAGATGTTAGTGGTACACCGATAAGAAGATTGTGTGAAAATATGTGGTGCTGTAAGCCAGATCATTTGGTTATAAAGAAAAAAGATTTGAGTATACCTTTAGATATTGTTTTGACAAAAAAACGATTAAGAAATTTTTGGGCACGAGTAAAAATAAAAGATAAAGATGAATGTTGGGAATGGCAAGGATGCAAGGATAAAAAGGGTTATGGACAAATTAATTTAAATTATAAAACTTATAGGACGCACAGATTATCCTATATGATAAAACACAATTTAAGTTATATTTCTGGCGGAATGTGTGTTTTACATAAATGCGATAATCCCGTCTGTGTTAATCCCGACCACTTATGGCTTGGCACCAATTTTGATAATGTTCAAGATCGCCATGCAAAAGGAAGAAGTAGTGCTTCTAAAGGTGAATCTAGCCATTTTCATAAACTCAATGAGAAAACGGTAAGAAAAATTAGGCAAGATTATAAAACCGGTAATTTTACAACAAGAAAGCTTGCTGTCAAATATAATACTTCGAAATCAAATATAGGCCACATTGTTCACAATAAAACATGGAGGGACATATCAATTGAGTAAAAGAAAACGTACAAAGTATATAAATCTTGCAGAACCATTGGTAAGTGTAATAGTTCCGATTTATAATAGATTTAATTTTTTAGTCTTAACATTACAGTCTTTAAAAAATCAATCATATGATAATATTCAAGTTGTATGTGTGAATGATGGTGGCAAAAGTGCTGAGAAATATATTAAGGATTTAAATGATCCAAGATTTGAATACTATGAACACGAGGTCAACGGTGGATTGCCGAAGGCCCGTAATACAGCCTTAAAACACGCAAAGGGTTCTTATATTTCATTATTAGATTCAGATGATATTTATATGAAATATGCAATAGAATTTAGGATGTATATGATGAAGAAGTTAAATGCCGAAATAGTTTTTACAAGATCTTTGCAAAACATTATGGATAAAGTAAAATTGCCGAATGGACAGGAAGTGTATAAAACTATTCACTCCCAATTGTACTGGAATTCTGGGTTTTCTCGTGATCTTCTCTTAATCCAAAATGTTTCGCCGTGTTGCAATGTTTGTTTTTCTAGAAAATCCTGGGAAGATTCGGGTTATTGGTTCGATGAAACTATGACTAGTTCAGAGGATCATGATTTTTGGTGTGCTCTGAGTAGAAAGCATGACTTTGAGCCATTAGAATTGCTTGATACAGAATGTTCGCTTCGCCGAGACGGCAGTAATATGACGGGGACAATTAACTTTGTTCCAAACTGGATTAAAATTTTTAAAAAATGGAGACATACCGCAGAAGATTTAGACTATGTTACGGATGCCCAAAATCGTATTTTGCAATCTGTCAACATTGACCCAAAAGAATATGGACTTTAAGGACTTATAGAGAAATATGACACCTATGAATGACTTAAAGGGAATGAAATATGGACTATTGACGGTCTTGCATAAAGTTAGTCGTCCAAGTTGGGCAAAAAATAAAAGTATTTATTGGTTTTGTAGATGTGATTGTGGAAAAGAATTAATTATTTCTGCGTCTCGACTGAGGAGTAAGGGAAAACGGTCGTGTGGATGTGCACGATACAATGATTTAAGTGGAAAGATATTTGGGATTTTAACAGTTCTTATGGAGTATGGAAAAGATAAGAACGGGAAAAGGCTATGGATATGCAAGTGTGAGTGCGGAAATGAAAAAGAAGTAAAAGGAAGTTCCTTAAAATCCGGGAATACAAAATCTTGCGGGTGTTTAAGTAAAAATATGTTCCTGTCTAGCGCCGAGGATTTAGTTGAACGAAGATTTGAGAGATTGGTTGTTCTAGAGATTGTTAAGGCTAATAAAACAGGATCTCATTGGTTATGTCAATGCGATTGCGGGAATAAAAAGGTTATTGCCGCAAAAAATTTAAAGCAGGGGTATACAAAGTCTTGCGGGTGTTTAAAAAAAGAAAGAGTAAGCGCTGCCCACAGATTAGAGGTATCGGAGGCGGCATTTAATGCAGTATTTTATGAATATAAAAGCAGCGCAAAAGCAAGGGGTTTTGAATTTCTTTTAAGTAAGAATAAATTTCGTATACTGACAGAACAAAATTGTTATTATTGTGGCTGTTCGCCAAGCAATGTCAGAAAAGCACAAAACAATAATGGAAACTATATTTATAGCGGAATAGACAGGGTTGATAATTTCAAAGGATACACAATAAAAAATACTGTGCCTTGTTGTAAAGATTGCAATTGGGCAAAAAAAGACAAGTCTTTGGGAGAATTTAAAAATTGGGTTAAATTAATTTATAAAAATTTTATTAAAAACAAGGAGCAAGAATGAATCTCGTTTACGTGTACGCGGACCAGCCACAAACTGAAAATTGTTCAAAATGGAATTGTTATTATCCAGCGGAAGCGGTCAATAGAACTAAAGATCATCGTGCTAGTATTATGCACGTTAATCAATTCTCACAAAATACTTCAGAAGTAAATAAAATGTGTGCAAAGGCCGATATTCTTATCATTGAAAGAAATTTATTTGGCGACGTGCTTACTTTTATGACTTATTGGCGCATTAGAAATAAAACTGTATTGGCAATTTTTGATGATGGTTATGATTGTATGACGGAAGACAATCCTGCATATGCATTTTGGCATCGAAATGAAATAAAAGTTATAGCGAACAATATTGCCAACAGTACTCTTAACCAAATGAATTCTCAAAAACAAAACAATGTTTTATGGAATAATATCCCTATGGAAGATAGAGACAAAATGATTGCGTTAGCTACATCAATGTTTGAAGGGAAGATGCCCATAGGACCAGAAACTAAAGTTTCAGATATTCCCTTTATGTCACAATTCAAATGGGGTTTAAAAATAGCAAAAGGAATACAAGTTCCGTCTAAGCGATTAGCTAATGACTGGAAAAAATATAACAAAACTTATTTTGTACATAATTATCTTGATATCAAACAATATATGAATGTTGAACCATTAATAAAACACGATGATATATTTATTGGTTGGTGCGGAAGCCTGACTCACCTGCCCAGTTTTGTTGAAAGTGGCGCTATAGAAGCAATTAAAAACATTGTCGCTAAATACAATAATGTAAAACTATTAATAGGTGGAGACAAAAAAGTATTTGATGCAATAGACATTCCAGAGGATAAGAAAATATTTCAAAAATATGTTCCTCATGAGCAATGGACTAGCCTGTTAAAATCTATCGATATAGGATTGGCGCCATTGGCAACTGTTTATGATCGCAGACGCAGTTGGATTAAGGCACTTGAATATATGGCTCTTAAGACACCATGGATTGCATCAGACTTTCCTCCATATAAAGAATTACAAGGTTACGGAAAAATAGTTCAAAATTCAGTTGCTTCATGGGAAAATGCATTAGCGGACATGATTGACAATTTGCAAGACCATAGAGATAAAGCAGCAGCCGAACCATATGACTTTGCATTAACTCAAACCACCGACAAGAATATCTTGAAAACTATTGCCTTATACCAAAAAATTATTGATGCGCCTTATCGCTGGCCAGCTTGACAAAATAATAATTATGTGATAGAATAAATTATGAAAAAAAATATAATAGAATCAGACAACAAAACATATGATACAGTTGGTGAAATGTTTGATGACATGAAAAAAGAATTCAAAAATAATCATCCGTTTCAATATTGGATTGACCATTCTTTGTTTTCGGCGAAAGGATTTTTTGGTTATGCACCACACGTCTTTTTTATACGACCATGGATAGCCATAGAATTTGTTTGGGGGCATGTAGTATGGGCTTGGCAAAGAGTGTTTAATGGCTATGATGATCGTGTTATATGGGGTATAGATTTTTATTTATCTCGAATGATGCCGCTTTGGTTACAACAACTGAAGGAGAAAAAACATGGGGTTCCTGGAATAATGTTTGAAGAAGAAGATCATGATAAAAACGGGAATGTTTTAGACGATTCATTAGAAAAAAGATTAAAAGAATACAATGCTATTCTTGACAAAATTATTTTGGGTTTTAAATCTTATACTGAATTAGACAACCGGTGTGATATTAGGAGCAAAGAATATAAAGTTTTACGGAAAAATTTTGATCAGGGATTTGATTTGCTAAAAAAATATTATGGTACTTTATGGGATTGAATGAAAGAAAAAACACAATAAAATACAGGTTTTATGTGGTTTAGAAAGGAAAAATGACTATTGAAAGTCAGTTTGATAATGAATATGATTGTATAGAACAAGAATTTGAAGAAGGTTTGATTGATGAAGATGAATATATTCGGCGCATGAAAAATCTTGAAGAAGAAGGAAGGCAAGCGAATATATTCGCAGACAACGATTTGCCTTTTTAGCAATAAAACTAAATAAAATTCAGATTTTATTGTATAAGGAGTAATAAATGAACAAAGTGGTAGGCGAATATTCAACAGTAATTGAATTTGAAAATGAAGAGCCAAAAGAAATTTGCAAATTAGGTCTTGGCCAAGAATGTTGTGCCTTTCTGGTTTGTGGATTTACCGGATTTGAATGTTGGAGAATGAATTACCCCGACAATACAACAATTTTTAGTAGATTGGAAGCGGGAACAATGAACGCAAAAGGAATAGGAGAATGGGCAGGATGTCCTTGGAAAGATGAATAAATTTCAAAAACTGTGGTATAATACAATAGGGAAAATAGCTAATGCAAGAATCAGATTCTTCGTCAGGATGGCAGGATTTTGCAATGTAGATATGATGAAGATTGTTTGTACAAATAAACATGATCAAACAACTGTCACTATGGATAGGGATGGAGCCATTCATAGAATTATTAGTATGAAAATCAATATAGATGTTGATAAAATTTTAAATTAATATGAGGTAATATGTCTGCTGATAATGGAATTTATATTCTTGAAATGAAAGATCAATCAAGAGTTATTCATACTCAAAATATTGAAAACCTATGGTAGTCTAATTTAGCCAATAGGATGTGCAAAAATATGGTTCCTACACGTATCATAGATTATTATGGTGACGCAAAATCAATGACTACTTCAGAAGCAAATGCTAAGGCAAGAGATATTTATGATGAAATTATGGATGATGATTTTTGTCCCATAGTAGAATATGGAATTTGTTATTTTAAAATAAATAAAACTTGGAAACAAATTTTCAAAGAGGCTAAGAAATTGGCGACTAAAGAACTAAAAATCTTGCAAAAAAATAATGAAGATAATTTCTATGAACATGAAATTAGGGTGTTGCAAAATATAATAAAAGAGTAATTTTATTTGGTTTAAAAAGAAAATGAAATGAAAAAAATAACTAAACACTTTATTTGGGCAAATATATTCGATGCTATTAGCACAGGTTTTGCCTTAAGCCAAGGCTGTGTCGAGATGAATATTCTTGTGAATAGGTATGGATGGATTGTTGGCTGCGTAGCTAAAATCTTGGCGACAATACTTGTGGCCTATGTTTTAGAAAGAGTCAAAGAGTGGTGGTTTTTTTGGGTTCTTCCTATACTTATATGGTTGATTGTTGTATGGAATATTTTCAATGGTATTATGGTGGCAACACAATAAAATAACTATTTTATGTGGTTTAAGAAGAGGAAAGATGAAAATAAAAAACACTTATAGAAAATTAAACAAAGTAGAATATAGTTTTTCTAAACAAGATATTTTAAAAGCATTATCGAATCATTTTAAAATAAAAGTTGTGAATGAAAAATATGATTTTAGTATCTTTGAAGAACTTGATGATGCCAAAGGTTTTGGTTCAGGAACGTGTGCATCATTGGTAGTATCTTATGAAGAACCAAGAGAGGAAAAATGAAATTTAGAAAGAAACCAATAGTCGTTGAGGCCGAACAGTTTACAATGGATTCAAAAGATCAAGTGTTTAATTGGGTAAACTGCAATAGATATGCCGACTTTGTTGACGGCAAACCTGTATTGATAATACAAACACTTGAAGGCGATATGACTGTAAGCATTGGCGATTGGGTTATCGAAGGTATCAATGGAGAATTTTATCCTTGCAAACCAGATATTTTTGAAAAGACTTATGAAAAGGTAGAATAGCAGAATGACTTTATGAGGAAAAAATAATGAAAGAATTTTTTGAAAATTTCTTAAAAATATTACAAGAAAACCAGGTTCTTTTGACCACATTAGGTATCGGTGGTGCTGGAACAATTATAATGTGGTTGAAGGGTGTGCCCCAAACATTTTTCAATTTATTAAAAAGAGAATTTACAACCGAGATGACTATCACTAGTCAAAATATTTCATTTTTTAATGTTATAAAATTGTTAGAAAAAACCTACGCAGATAAAAAATGGAGAAAATTAAAAGTTATGAACGGAAGATGGGGGGCTGAAGAAACTGTTCTTGGGATTGGATATGGACATCATACTTTGATATACAAAAAAAACCTTCTTTTTATAACCTTGGTAAAAGAATCTGCAAATCAAACCAATTATGACAAAGATTCACTAACTTTTTTAAAGTTGGGCAGAGACTATGGACTTTTTAAACAAATTATAAGTGATGCTGATGAAATAGCAGAAGATAAAAGTTCTAACAAAATATACAAAATGGAGGACGGATGGCGCTATGTAAAAGACCAGAAAAAAAGGGCTTTAAGTAGTGTGTTTTTAGAAAAAACTAAGAAGAAATATTTATTAGAAACCATAGATAAATTTATATCTAGCGAAGAATGGTATCTTTCACATGGTATTCCTTATCAATTAGGAATATTGTTATATGGTTCGCCTGGAACAGGTAAGACTAGCTTAATTAAGGCAATAGCGGCATATTTAAACTACTCAATTTATTATTTACCTAGTTCAAGATTATACAAAATTGAAAAAGCAGTGTCTTTATTGCCAGACAATTCTATTTTGGTGATTGAAGATATTGATACTAATGATATTACTAATAGAAGAGACAATGGATGGGATCAACCAGACGTACCCGAAGGTGCAAGTGGGACTGCTCCAACAACATCCAATAACAAATCTTCTGATGATAGAGACTTTGAAACTTTTTTGAAGATGGGATTGTCCGAGATACTAAATTCTTTAGATGGCATTTTTGCTACTCACGGAAGAATTTTAATTGCTACCACAAACTACCTAGAATCATTGGATTCTGCATTAATTCGTCCTGGCAGAATAGATATAAAAATAGAAGTAGGATATGTAAACAACGAAGTATTGAAAGAGTTTTGCAATAGTTTCTTTCCCGAAAACAAAATTAATTTTGATGAAATAAAGATTAAGAAAAATAAACTTACCGTAGCATTATTGCAAAATATGATACTTGAAGGTAAAACATTACAAAATATTTTAGACTTTGTAGAAACCCAATAAAAGAATGATTTTATGAGATAAGATAATGTATAAATATAAACATACCATCACAAAAGAAATTATTGAGATAGAAGATATTATTGTTGATAGCAATATAAATTATTTCGATTCTCAGTTTGTTGAATGGTGGTGCCACATAAATGACATAACTAAAGAAATAGATAAATGGTCTGCAACTTATACGATTAGTGATAACGGTATGTTTAAGTAAAATGAAGTATCAAACAACGAAAGAGATCGAATTTGCTTGTATTAAACATGTTTGGAACGGCGGATCTTATCTTATAATCCCGAATGTAAAAGATGGGTTCTTTGGGAAAAGAGAAGCTGACTTATTGGTTATTACTCCATCAAATTATCTGTTTGAAATTGAAATCAAGATAAGTATGGCTGACCTAAAAAAGATGGTCAAAAAAATTTATTGCTACAAGATATATACTCTAATGATCTTAGAATCAAGAAAAAAATTTTTGCAATACCTGAAGAAATGTTTAATAAATATGAAGATAAAATAATTAAGTTATTGCCTAATTATGCAGGTTTATGGGTGGTTAAGAAATCAGGTGGTTATGTGGTTGAGAAATTAAAGGCTAAAAATAAAATAGGTGCCCGTAAATTGTCCGACAAAGAAAAAAATACTTTAATGAGACTAGGTTGTTTGAGGCTTTGGGGAATAAAGGGAAAATCTGTAGAGATTGACAGTATTAAAAAAGATATAAGAAAGGTATTAAAAGGCGAAGATGTCAAAATATTGAAACAATATGTTGAAAAAAAGAAATATTGGTAGTATTTACCCTTGAAGAAAAATAGACATGATAATATATTTAACGACCAATAATATAAAAGGTAAAGTATACGTCGGCAAGCTGGTTGACGAAAGTAAGTCAACTTATCTCGGTTCTGGAACATGTGTTGGACGAGCGATCAAGCAATACGGTAAAGAAAATTTTAGCAGAATAACCTTAGAAGGCGGAATTACTGACCATGATTATTTGTGCAAAAGAGAAATTTATTGGATAGAATTCTATGATTCTACTAATCCAGAGATAGGATATAACCTTAGCGAAGGCGGACGCGGAGGTTATTCTGGATGTAAACATACGCCAGAAACACTTGAAAAAATGTCCGAAGCACAAAAGGGCGAAAACCACCCCATGTATGGGAAAAGAGGAAAAGAAACAGGTATGTTTGGAAAACACCATACGGAAGAGGCGCGTAAAAAAATGTCTGAAGCAAACAAAGGCAAAAATCATCCAATGTACGGAAAACATCACACAGAAGAAGCATGTAAAAACATGTCTAAGTCGGCCAGAAATAGACCTCCTGCGTCTGAAGAAACATGCAAGAAAATATCGGAATCGAAAAGGGGAATAAATAATCCCAATGTCCTTGAAAAGGGAATGGTGTTGAATGTTTTAAAACTATTGAAAGATAATGTTTCTATGAAAAATATAACTAAAGAATTAAAAGTTTGCAATAGAACTATCCACAAAGTTAAAAACGGTGGCTATGATGATATTTATGATTTGTGAAAGTGTCTTGACAAAACGCAAATAGTATGATATGATACTATCATTAACTATGGAGGTTTTCGGTGAATAAATCTTTTATTGAATTAGAAAAATATTATGAATTAAAATCCATTGATTGTACTAAGGCGACCCTTTTTTATTATAAAAATACACTTGATAAATTTGTTTTATATTTTGATATAAAAAACATTAGTGATTTATCAAATATAAAATCCGAGGATATACAACAGTACATGTATTTCTTAGCCAATAATAAAAATGCTAAAAATTCTAATACTGCAAAAAATTCCGCCAATGCTCATTTTCGGGTTATTAAAGCTTTCTGTAACTGGTTAATAGAACAAGATTATCTTGCAAAATCACCATGTGAAGGTATTAAACAATTTAAGATAGCTAAAGAAATAAAATTTTATTTAAAGAAAGATGAAATAAAATCTATTTTGTTGAATTGTAGAAGCGCAAAAGATAAACTTATAATTGCTCTATTATTATATACCGGTATTCGTGTTGGGGAAATATCCAAGATAAAAATTTCTGATATTGACGATAACCATCTTTTGATTCACGGCAAGGGACGTAAGGAGAGAAATGTAATTCTGATTCCTTATATTATAGATTTATTAGGAAAATACTTAGAAACAAGATCAGATGAAAACGAATTTTTACTTGTTTCTAGAAAGAATTTTGGAAAAAGGTCAAGGGAATTACACAGTGTTACACCCCAAGCTGTCAGAGATGTTATTAAAAAAATAGCCAAAAGATCTGACATTGATACAAATAGAATAAATAACATTACGCCCCATACATTTAGACGAACGTTTGCTGTCAATCTTGCCAAAAATGGACACGCTTCTTCTTTTCAAATTCAAAAAGCATTGGGGCATTCAAATATTCAAACTACCCAAATTTATCTTGAGGCGGCCGGAGCCGAGATTTCAGATTCGGCATTATTAGGTCAGGTTGTGCCTATTGGAATATAATAAAAGGAGAACTTATTATGGTTGGTATTTTAAGATTTATCAGCAACATGTTCGTGACACTTATAGTTGTTCAGGAATTGTTTTTTCCAGAATTACTTAAACCTTGGGCATGGTATAAATGGGTGTTCTTGGCAATTGGTGTTATTATTGTTAATTATCAAGAATAGTAATAAAAGGAGGATTTTATGCAAGAATATAAAGGAACAGTCAGACGAGAAGAGAGTGAAGATTTAGAGGTTTTGAATCTTGTTCCGTCTTTTCACGAGAGTAATATCAAACGTCAGTCAGTTTGTATAGCTCCATTAACGAGACATGAAACTTCAATTATAATGTCAAAGACAAATGAAAAAGGAGGGTCTTCATTCTGTCATTTCATATTTACCGAAAGAGAAACAGACATGTTGATTGAGGCTCTGCAAGAAGTAAAAACTAGATGGAAAGAGAATAAGGTAATAGAATGAAGAAAGATGGTTTTTATGCATACTAATATAAAAAAGTTAAAAAAGATGATAGGGTATTTTCAGGGATTTTCCGACGAAGAAGTTGTAGAAGTTGAAGTTGGAGATGTTAAAAAAGCATTATTAGACCTTTTAGAGTTAAAAGAAATGGTTGATGTTATTGCTCGCCAGGTTGAGAAATATTACGGAATACCAATAGGATAAAAGAAACATTTTATGAGGTTTAAATGGAAGAAAAAGTAATTAATGGAGTTTTATGTTTCTCTAAAGATAGCGATTTGAAAGGTGGCGAAACAGAATGGGTTCCTTATACGCTTGAATCATTGACAACTGCTTTTAGGGCAATGAGATCAATGTATGAATCTGCTGATCGAAGAGCAAATAAATTAAATTGCATTGTTGAAAATGTTAGAAAAGATGTTAGATGGTAACATCCTATTCAAGAGGCCATAAAACATATTACAATGGGAGTGAGTGGCTATATTGTGATAACAATAAGCCAGAAGACGAAATGAGACCATGCGCAAGGTGCGGGAAGTCTCCCACGCCAGAAGGATATGATGCTTGCTTAGGTTATATTGAGGGAGTTAAAAGTGCTTGTTGTGGGCATGGAGTGTCTGTTGTAATAGAAATGAAAGATGAAACACAATAAAATTACAATTTTATGTGGTTTTAGGAAAACTTATGGAAATAAAAAAAGTTAAAGCCCCAGTTTACAAAAATATTATAGATGGATATAAGGAAGTAAACGTTTATATAACTTCCGATGGACAAAAATTTTCGGAACGCGATAAAGATGACGCTAACCGACACGAACATAGACTAAATTACGAAAAAAGATTATCTGATATAGAACAAGTAACTATCGAAAACATGTTTGATATGGTCCCTGAAAAATGGTTTTATGCTTCTACCAAAGAAGATTTGGATTTTTTGACAAACCTAAAAGAAGACAAATATAGAAAAGTAGAAATAAACGGAGACTTAAAAGTTGGCGAATGGATAGGGTGTTATGTTTTTGATTGTGGAGACTCAGGAGAAACTGCAATGTATTATACTCTTTCTTATATAAGGAGCAAAACTATTGAGTTTTTGGAAGATGTTATGAGTAAAACAAATTTAACTATATCTGATAATCGCGAAGAACTTAATCGGAAAGATACTTCCGACTAGAAGCATAAAACGTACTTAATCGGCAATATGTTGCCGATTAAAAAAGGAGAAATAATGACATTAACAAACGAAGATTTAAATAATAGATTTACATATCATAAGCCAAATGAAAAAACTATAATGACCCATCAACTAATTCGTAATTTTGGTTTAGAATTAGCCAATGAATTAAACAATCTTTTGCCCGATGGACGAGAAAAGTCTTTGGCAATTACAAAATTAGAAGAAGTAGTTATGTGGGCAAACGCTTCTTTAGCGAGGAATAGCTAAAACCACATAAAAGATTGATTTTATATGATTTAGAAAAGGAAAAATAAAATGACATTAGACGAAAAAGATTTATTAAATAGATTTACTTATCATGCACCAAACGAAAGAGATGTATTAAACCATGAAGCAATTCGAAATTTTGGATTAGATTTAGCGAGAATATTGAATGACTTATTACCAGACTCAAGAGAAAAGTCATTAGCTATGACAAAACTTGAAGAAGCTATAATGTGGGCAAATGCTGCAATAGCGAGGAATAAGTAAAACCACATAAAAATATAATTTTATCATATTTTAAAGAGGCTACGAACATATAAATGAATAGAAAAAAATACATTAATAGATACGATATTCAGAAACGTGTCGAAGAATTGGCGATTGAAATAGATTGTGATTATAGCGGTTTGGATGATCGTATTTGTATTGTCGGCATTTTGCGTGGCGCTTTTATTTTCTTGGCGGATATGTCAAGATTATTAGATACGAGACACACTATTGATTTTATTTCAATTGGTAGTTATGATAAAGATAATTCAGGAAATGTTAGGTTATTGATGGATACAAGAACCGATGTTTCAGGAAAACATGTTCTTATTGTAGAAGACATTATTGATAGCGGCAAAACAATTAATTATCTTGTTGACTTATTTTTAAATCGAAATGTAGCAAGTGTAAAAACATGTACCTTATTTAGAAAAAATGGATCAAAAGAAACCTCTAACATAGATTATATTGGATTTGATGTCCCTAAAGAACATTGGCTCGTTGGTTATGGCTTAGATTTTGATAATAAATATAGAACATTACCAGATGTCGAAATATTAAAACAATCAGATGAGGAGCTAAATTAATGCATAGAGGCGCATATATTATTGTCGGTGCACAATGGGGCGATGAGGCAAAAGGAATGGTGAGTGCTTATTTGTCCATAAGAGAAAATGCTAAAATTGTTTGTAGGGCTGGAACTGGACCAAACGCAGAACATGGTGTTTTTCTAAAAGATGAAAAAACATATATAAAAACAAATCAGTTGCCTTTAGGTTGGATATTCAATCCTGATATTCAAATTCGTATTGGGTCTGGTGTAGCCGTTGATCCAGTCAAACTAATGTATGAAATAAATAAATATAAATTACATAATCGTGTAAAAATAGATTATCGTTGTCCTATTATTACATCAGAACACATTAAAGCAGAGAAAAACAGCAAGGGAATGGCCTCTATTGGCTCAACATTTAGTGGAACCGGTTATTGTCGAGCAGACTTTATTTTACGAAAAGCAAAGCAGGCACGAGACATAGAAGCATTAAAAGACTATATAACGGATTGTAGCACTGAGATAAATAATGAGGCTAGAACTGAAATTGTAATTATAGAGTCTTCACAAGGAACATTTCTTTCATTAGCTTTAAGCGAAGATTATCCAAACACAACCTCCGATAATGTTACTGCAATGGCTGCCGCCGATGACGTATTGTTAAATTGGAAAAACTTAAAAGAAGTAATTTTAGTTGTAAAAGCATTACCTACTCGCGAAGGTAGCGGAGATATAGGAGCAAGAGAATTATCGTCTGAAGAAATTATTTCTAAAGGGTTGGTTGAACCAAGTTCAATTGGCGGGAAAACAAGAAGAAAAGCCGAGGGAATTAATTTCGACATGCTAAAATATGCAGTAGAAGTAAATGGGGCAACACAAATCGCACTTACATTTTGTGATCATTATGACCCTCAAATTAAAAATGCTAAAGCAATAAGTAAAATTACTCCAAGAATATGGGAATTGATTTATGAAATCGAAACTTCTACTGGTGTACCGGTTACTATTCTAAATACAGGTAAACCGTATAATTGTATTATTGATCGAACTGAAAATTCTGTTGATTGGGAGAGTATAGATAACAATATTCTGAAATTATGACAAAATTTATAAGAAAATTTATGGGAATATTTAAAAAACCCGAAGCTAAAAAACCTGATGACAAATATACCAAAGTTTTTAGGCAATTGGTGCAAGCTCCTAAGATAGACAAAGACATTGCAAATCTTCGTCGGTTTGGTAAGGGATATGTGCTTTCCAATCCAGAGGAGGGTCTATTCTGGGGGAATGATGAGAAAACAGCCATCAGGATTTACATGGATGAGGAAGCAGCTACTTTTGACCGAGACCGCTTGCCATCTTCCGATGGTTGGCGTGTTTTTTCGGTTGCAGTATTTTATACAGGCAAGAATAGTTAAGATAAAATGATTAAAATTTCAAAAAACAACAGGTGGCCTAGACCTAATAGTACTAGATTGCGTATGATGCATGAAAATAATCCTTGTTGTATTTGGTGTGGGGAAAAAACAGTTTTATATGAAAAATATATCGCGTATTTATCAGACGATGCGGCAACAGTAGACCATCTGTTTGTCAGAAAAGATCCTCGAAGAATATATTGCAAAAAACATGGAATTCCATCTTTACTTATTTTAGCTTGCCATAAGTGTAACCAAAGAAGAGACGATATGCTTTGGGAAAGATTTTGCAGAATAAAGAAAGTTGATATAAATTTTGATTTTGTTTATTGTTAGGAGTAATCATGAAAAGAGATAAGGACAAATTGACGATGAATTTTATAGAAGAGTGGTGCTATAAAGAAGCGGTTCTTGATGCCTATGACGACTTTGGTTTGGAACTTACCGAAGATGAGGTAATGGAATATTATCATCATCTTTTAAAACGAATCGATAAAAGGAGTAGAGATGAAACAATATGTTGAATTTACTGTGTGGAATTATAAAGAGGAAAGACCCGCCACCGAAGAAGAAATAAAAGAACACATTTATATTATATATCATAATGGAAAATGTGTTGTCGAGTGCGATAATGATTATAGCCTGTTGATGGAATAAAATTGAGATTTTATGTGGTTTAATATGAAACATTTGCGAAACGACACTTGGACAAAACGATTGAAGGGTATTAGAAGAAAAGGAATTAGATGGGACTATAATTTAGACGGAAGATCTGATCATGAAGAGATGTCTTCTTATTGGAAAAAGTATTGGCGTAGGTGGCGAAGAAGAAAATCGCGCAAGGAGATTGATTTTGAAAACAATTGATAAAAAATATTTTAAAAATCCAGAAAAATATATCCCAAAGGGAATATACTGCTATAAAACAACTTCTATTACTTATGACGATAGTGGATATCCACAAATTCATACTGATATTTGTCCTTTTTTTGAGTGGCTAATAAATAAAGAAGGGGCATATTGTCACTACGAAGAGTCTAGCGACGATATATTTTTATCGGATCAAGTAAAAATATGTAATATCAATCATTATACCGATGAAGAAATGACGGAGATGAATGAATGATAAAAATATTGACAATAGGAAAACATAGTTTGATATTTCAAAATAAAAGATTTTATATTGTTTTAAATAGACAATTATGGTTTTGGTCTGATAAATGGCAAGAAAGCGAAAAACAAGTTGATCAAGATATAAAAGACGGCAATATTCAAACATTCAATAGTGTTGATGAATTTTTTGATGGTTTAAAAGAAGAGGAATAAAATGAATGATAAAGAAAGAATACTTACTACAATTTTAGATCAATTTTATTATACTCAAACTTTATGTTTTCATTCCCCCAAAGAAAATGATTTTATTAAAAGTGGTGGTGATACATATGTTCATTTTGGCGCATATGATGATCGTAAAATTAAAGTGGGCGATTTAGTTATGGGGAAAACTGGTAAGGTTCATGATTTCAAAATAGGATTTGTTCATGAAATTTTGTCTAAATTTGAGATGGTTATCAGGGAGATAGGTAGCAACAAATTGTGTAATTATTCTAATGAATCGTTCACAAGAATTGTTGGACTTAAACCAAGTGACTTATATGAAAAAGGCCAATATGGTTTCTATCAAAAAGTATTAAAAGCTTTTACAAGAGGGAATGAATATTCTTATAGATATGGTGGACTAGAATTTTTAGGAGATAATATTGCAAAAATTTGGATTAGAGAGGCGTTCGGTGGTTTTGGGGAGTGTAAATCAAGTCCTTTTTCTTTTAAAATAGAATGGAATAAAAGAACAACAATAAAAGAAATACTCAACCTAATGATTGAAAATGGATATGGAACAAAAAAATTTGAAAGGGAATAAAACATTGGAACTAAATAAAATTTATTTTGGTGATAATTTAGAGTATGATATCGATGTTGTTCCAGATCTTGTTTTTGCTGATATGATTTATGAAAACCTTGATTTTAGATGGGTCGAAAAGTATTGGTGTATTTTGAGACATGACGGAATATTTATTGTTATGACAGACTATCATACCGTTGCCCAATTAAAAATATTTATGGATCAATTAGAAAAATCTACCTTTGTAAATTGGTGTATCTATAAGCAAGAGTGGGGCGGGGTGCCAAAGAAGTCTTTTCCACATAAGCATGACGATATTCTTATATATTGCAAGGGCAAAGATTATAAGTGGTATGGGGACAGAATCCAAATTCCAAAAGTTACCGCAGGTACAAAATTAGATAAAAAGGGAACTGGATTAAAAACTCCGTGCTCAGTGTTTGATGATCTTGGAAATTTCAGTACTATTAGTCGAGAGAGAGTGAAAAAAGACGATGGCCACAATATTCAATGGCAGAAACCCCTAAAACTAATGGACAGATTATTGTTGCCCTTTACCGACGAAGGAGATTTGATTATAGATCCGTTTTTCGGTTCTGGAACAACTGGCGAATGGTGTATAAAAAATAACCGTAATTTTATTGGGATTGAAAATTGTCAAGAACCTTATGAGATAGCCCTGAAAAGAATGAAGTTAAACAAATGAAAATATTAAAATCAATCATGGTAGAAAAAGCAGAAACGGTCGCAATTGTATGTAATAAATGCGGTACACAATTTGATTGTGAAAAAGATCTTGCCGCCAATCTAATTCATGGATTTCACATACAGTTTTGTTACGGAAGTAAACATGATTTAGAAGAATGGTATTTTGATTTATGTGAAAAATGTATAGATAAATTGACGGGTTCTTTTAAAATTAAGCCCACAAAACTTGAAATAGGTCCATTCGGCGAACAATACGGAAGAGAGTTAAAATGACTACACAAATAGAACATATAGAATGGCATAGTGCAGAGAATCCGCCCAAAACGGACGGTGTCCACAGCGTACCGATATTGGCTCAGTCAGCAGATAGACAATATAAAAGTACGTCTTATATGAGTGTATTAAAACATGGAGAACCAACCAGAGAATGGTTTTATGCTTGGTCTGAATACGATGCAGATAATTATTGTTATAAACAAAAGGAAGTTATCGCATGGGCAGAGAGACCTAAAGGTTGGCAGGAGACAAAATGAGTATGTACTTGATTGGAGAAATGTCGTTTGATCCATATTATATGAGTCGTGGTGGGCCACTAATTGAACTTTGGAATGGTGAAATCTATCACACTAAATCTAGAGCCGGAAAAGAACTAAAGAAATTAAAAAAACGATTAGCCGACGAAGGAAATCCTTATCCTCAGCTTTGTCTTATTGACGACGATAAATATAATGTAATTAAAGAATAAAACACAATAAAATCACAGTTTTATGTGTTTGACAAAAATGGCAATCTATGTTACACTGAATAGTGTATAAGTTGGAATAAAATGAAAAAACGAAAATGGATTTATATACAGAAACCACAGAGTTATGGAGTTTCTTGTAATTTGTGCAAAGGAATAAATATTGAGTGGTCTGAATATGAGCATATGATATGGTGCTTTGATTGTGAGAAAGACGTATCGGGTACAGATGGAATATTTAATGGGCCAATGTTAATGCATACATCTAATTTGTTGGGCATGAATTTTGATAGAATAGAACTAAAAACCGGACAACGATTATATATGACGCGAAGAGGCGATAAGTTTATTTGGTGTCATAAAAAACCTAATCCAAAATATGATCCACAATACATAAAAAGAAAAGGTAAATAAATTATGAATAATCAAATAGTTAAAAATTGGGAAGAGATTTTCTTAGAATATGCCGATCATATGGCAAAAGAATACGGAGAGAAGGCACGTACCGATACTGATATGCGTGGAGCATGGTTTTCGCGTGGAGTTGCTAGCGCATACGAAGCACTAAAAGTGGAATTTTATTGTGCAAAGCATGGAATTGAGCTTGTTCAACCTGAAACGATCGCATCAGAAAAAGCATTGGAGTAGTGATGAAGAAACCATTTAAGATGAGGTTTTTAATCCACCAGAAACATTCGGCTGTAATCAATGGGAGACGAAAGATGACTAAAGAAATTGAAATAAACAATGTCGAGGTGCTAAAAGAAATACGCAGAAAACAGTGTATTAATATTGCAAGGCTAACCGCAGAAAACAGCAAACTTAAAGACCTTATCCGTAGTCTTTACAGCGATTATTGCGAAGATATGCTTGATAAAATAAGCCTAAGTGTTTTGAGCGAGGAAAACAACAGATGATTGAATTTGTAAGGTATAGTTTACCAAACGGAAGAAGGACAACCGAAACGATATCCATTGACCCAGAAACAGATCGGCTTGGAAATAAATTGATTGAATCCGGCATTGTTTTTTCGACTGAAATTCTAACAACTGGAATGGTTGCACTGTACGCAATAAATAAAAATCTTCCAGATGCCGAAGAACAGGAACTTTGTTACATTTCACAAAACGGGCCAGAAATAATTGGCAAGGTGAGAGATATGATAAATGAAGCATCTAAAATGTGGAATAAACAATAATGAAAAAATTATTTATATTGTTTATATTATTTTTATTCAAAAAAACCATAAAGATTTCAATGTATGACAATATTGGAGGGTATTTTGTTGACGAGATAGAAGTATCTCAACATGCCCACGGAGAAGAAAAAATTAGAATTACATTAAGGTCAAGGCAAAACACAATAAAACCACAATTTTATAAGGTTTAAAAAATGAATCAAATAACTTTAGAACTAGTAAACGCCGAACAAATCTTGCCCCGTCAAGAAATTATAGAAGATAACCCAGAAATTATAAACTATATAAAAGATCAGTTATTTTCTACAATTATTCGAACCATAATACGCAAGTATACAAATGAGAATATAATGTGGAAGTTTACATGCAGGCAACATAAAGTATATTCTTCATATGTTATAAGAGCAACAGCAAAACCTATTATGATTGAAGAACCATTTCTCTCAGCATATAGAGAATTTACTTTGAAAGAAAGAATACAAAGAGCATGGTGTTGTTTTAAACAAAAATCTAATTATAAAAATTTGTAAATTAAAAAATATAATAAAAAAATTTTATTATGAGTAGATTATGAATAAAAAGGAGACGTTAAATGAATGAGTGGCATTTATACGCAAAAAAGAAACCAATTGAGGCTGGCAGACATCTAATAAAATATAAACAATATTGCAATCAGCCACATATATTTACTGTTTTGATAGATAAAAATGGAGCAAGGTATAGGATCAAGAAGAGCGGATATTGTATGTCAAAGTACGATAAAATGGGTATAGAAAAATGGTTGGCATATTGACATATGCTCTCTGGATTGGAACAGATTTATGAAGATTGAAAATACCTTTATAGCAAATATATATGTTGGACTTCAAGAAAGATACGGAGATATTCTTCATACAATATATGAAGTAGAAATTATATGTCAAGAATATTGTAATAGCAAAGGATATTGTGTGACAGTAACGCCAACCCAATTTGTTTACACGGGAGGCCAAGAAGAAGGGTGTATTGTAGGACTAATTCAATATCCAAGATTTCCAAAAGAAGAAAATGAAATAAGGGATATAGCAATTCATCTTGCAAAAATATTTATAAAACGTTTAGGTCAACTTAGGGTGTCTGTTGTTTGTAGTGATAAAACGTATTTGGTAGAGGCAGATGAAAGAAAATAATTTATTAAATGATCTTGAATATAGATTTAATAAAGAAAATAAGATAAAGGAGAAAAATGATAGTTCAAACCAGTAAAAATCAAGCGGTTGAGATTGATCTCAATCTATCTGTTGCAGATTTAACTTTAGCAAATTCTGAGTCTCAGCAAATAATTAAATTGGCATTAAGTGAAGCGGTACAAACTTTGTATTCTGATGATAGCGCGGATTGTGGAACTACGCTTTGGCAGATTGTCAACATTTTAGGAGGAGAAGAAGCCGTCAATATGCTAGAAAAGAATTGCGAAAAAGCATATGAAAAATATTGTACATAAAAATAAGATAAAATAGAAATTTTATTAGGAAATAGAAAATGAATCAAGCCGAGATAGTATTAAAGGTTGTCGCTCTTGTCAAAGATTATGAAGACAAGAAAATAGACGAACAAAAATTACTTGCCGAAATTTGGAGATATATGAGTTATCAAGGCTACCATGATGTTGATGAATTTTATAAATAGGATGAAATAAGATTTATATGCAAACAGTCCGTATCATAATAGCAGGCGGTCGCAAGTTTAGTGATTACGCAATGTTAAAAAGAACTATGGTAAAGTTCATTAAAAAATTACATGATCATATTAATTTTAATGATGTAGAAATTGTTTCGGGAGGTGCAAGAGGCACCGATCGATTAGGCGAAAGATTTGCAAAAGAACTTGGCCATAGGCTGAAAATTTTTCAAGCTGATTGGGATTTTTATGGGAAAAGTGCAGGTTATATTAGAAATGATGTTATGCTTAAGTATGCAGAAGAATCAGATCATTCTGTGTTAGTTGCTTTTTGGGATAGTAGATCCAAGGGTACTAAAAATATGATTGATATTGCTAAAAAAAGTTTGGATAGTGTTGAAGTTATTTCATATAAAGACTTGACAAAATAAAAATATTATGTTATAATAAACCGATATTAAGGAGCAAATAAATCAATGAAGAAGATCAAAGAGTACGATGAGGTTGGTCGTGTCAATATCAATTGTGATTGTGGATGCAGTTCTCTTACAATTGAACAATGGCAGGGAGAAAATGGTCCAGAAGAAATCTTTATTGCGCATAAGATAAGTTCTTTTTATGCGCTACAGCAACCAGGTTGGACAAAATTTAAAGAGGCAATAAAAATTATATGGTGTATTCTGCGAGGGAAAGAATATTATTTTTATGAAATTGTTTTGACTACAAAAGATCAAATTTCCAAGTTTAAAAAGGCAGTCGCTTTATTAGATGAAAATATTTTTGAGTATTAAATGTCAAAATTAAATTGTGGTATTTATAAAATAGAGAATTTGATTGATGGAAAAATGTATATTGGAGGAAGCGCCAATTTGTATCAAAGAAAACATTCTCATTTTAGCAAACTAAAATATGGTTGTCATGAAAATTCTGTCTTACAAAAAACATATGTTTCAGACGGAAAAGAAAATTTTAAATTTATTATTTTATTATATTGTGAATGTTTTGAGTTAAAAAGATACGAACAGGCGTTGGTAAACAAACAAAGAAAATCTAAAATGCTATACAATGTTCATCTAGACGATGTCAACAGTCCTTCGGGCGTCAAAAAATCAAGAGAAGAAATATTGGGAATGAGCGCAAGAAACAAGGGAAAAAACAATCCTTTCTATGGGAAAACACACATGGCAAAGACACGAAGAAAAATGTGTAAAAATCATGCAGATGTAAGTGGGAAAAATAATCCAAGAATTACATCAAAAGAAATGGTCTTAAAAATTTTAAAACTATTTGACAAAAATATGCCTGTGAAAAATATTGCAGAACAATTGGATATTGGTCAGACCATTGTATATAGAGTAAAAAATGGATTTTATGACGATATTTACGATTTATAGCACATAAAAGGAATAATGATAAATAAAAATAATGTATTTGCTTTAGTGCACTTAAATTGGGAAGGGCTTCAAATTCTTGAGCTTGGCGATAAAAAATTTATTTTAGAGAAATACTTTTGGTGGAAAGAACAACTTGCGCAATATCAAAAAGAAGATTGTGATGATTTATGCATTATGAGTTACGGGGATGAAAACACAGTAGAATGTGTTTGTAATAGATTTGATACGTCTGTATCAAAAGTAAAAGGATTGTAAAATGAAAACATTTATTCTTATCGAAAAAGTTATGAACGGAACAGTTACAATGGACGTAATAACAATTCTTTTTCAAACAAAAAGTTTTGAAAAAGTTGTTAGCCACATTAAAAATAGGCTAGAAAAATTAGAAGAAGTCGAAAACGTAAGTGTTATTTATGAAAATGATAACGACAAAATATTCTCGTATAATATTTGCGACCAAACTTTTCCGATAGCTGGACACATAGAAAATAAAGAATCAAAGATTATCAATGTATAGCACAATAAAATGAATCTTTTATTTGATTATAAAAAAGGAGAAAGAAAATGAAAATTGTTTTTGGTTTATTGGTTGTGGCAATGGTTATGTTTGCTGGATGTGAAAGCCAACAGACGACTGACCAAGGAGTAGTTGTTGACTCAAAATATGACTCTAATTTGTACACGGTTACATTAGAAGCCGATGATTTAACAAGTCATGAGAATTTTAATTTATCGGGAAGTATGTCTATGGTAAATGGTTTTGGCACAGGAAGTGTGAGTGCATGGACTGATGGCAAAGGAATTCTAAGGGGAAGGCTTTTAGATATTTCTCCCGAATTAGTTGGTTTTAGCGTTAGCGATACCATTATTGTGAAGACAACCGATTTAAAAGTAAAAATGATAAAAGATGGAGACGTTATAATTTTGAAATGTGTTTCAGATTATGAGCCAGTTATCAGTCAAAATCAAGACACAACCGTTGCGCAACAATATGAATTGTGGGAATTAGATTATTGCCGACTTGTGAAGATCAAAAAAGCTGCAGAATGAAAAATAAAATTTTGGGTGGCGCATAAGCGCCATCCAAAACCACATAAAATGAAGGTTTTATGAGGTTTAAAAAAGGAGAAATATGAAAAAATCTAAGTTCAATTTGACAGAAAAAGAAGTTGATGAATTGCTAACAAGTAGACCTAGCATGTTTAATGCAGGAATGCTTTTAGACCTAAAAAGAATGTACGATTTATTTCATTATGTTTTAAATACGCTTGAAAAAGAACATGGAATAAAATTAGAGGTTGACGGAATAAATAATTAGCACCCTTGACAAAATAACAATTATATGGTATTATTATGTTGGGCAAAAGAAGTTCCTTTACAAAATTTTCTATTAAAAAATAATTTACTTCTCGCCCTCGTGGGAAAGTAGCTCAGTGGGAGAGCGTCGGCATTATTACTGTTCGCCGAAAAGCACAAACAGTTCCTTTACAATTGGAGCCGAGAGTCGTTGGTTCGAATCCAACCTTTCCTAATAAATGGCAAAAGACGTTCCTTTAAAATACAATGCTAATGTTTTACGTCTCGCCATTTTTTATAAAAAACAGGAGATAAAATGAATAAAGCAACTTTAAGATTGTTCAATGCTATTCAAGTAGAACGAAAAACCCAAGGTTACGGAAACGCCCACAAGAAGAGGTGTATATCTAATGGCTATATTCTCAGTCATTCTATTGATCCAAAGGAAAATACTCTAGAAGAAATTGAAAACATTATCGGTATTTCTGGCGAGAAAGCGAATGCTTCTTTCCATAAGTCATGGAAGATTGTCCGTGATTCTGACATGGAAGTTTTGGTTATCCAACAAATTCTTCATTATTTTACTACTTATGGATTTGAATCTCTTGGTATTTATAATGAGAATACTGTTTATGTTCCCAATGAAGTTTTAAAAATTCCAAAAATCAAAGACGGTATTTCTTTAGTGTTCATTAAGGCAATGACTTCTCAAGAAATCTTAGATGCAATATTGGTCTTGGGCGCAGGCATTGCTTTGGCAAAAACTACATTGAACGATATAATGACTGTCGTAGAATCAAATAAATATAACAGTGATTTTGTCGAAAAAATAAACAACCGTGAATTAAAAACACGCCTTTATGAATTTTATGATATTGTACCTGCTGAACCTGTAGAATATCTACGATATGTTATTCAGCAAATTACCAACGAGTCTTTGTTGATCAAGAATGATTATCTTATCAGTATGATTAAAGCATCGGAAGGAAAATTTCTAGATCATCTTCTAAAGAAAGCGCCAAAGGATTTAGCAAGTATTTTCTTTAGATATAAGCCTTTGTTTCTTGCAATGAAATCGATTAGTAAAAACAAGAATTTCTTTAATCGTTTACGAAAAGACGCGAATAAAATGCATATTCCTATGCCAACCGATTATCTCAACAATATTACTTCACAAATTAAAGAAGGCAAACTAGATATAGAGAGGCTAGAACATCGATTGGTAGATGCAAGTATATTTAGGAAGATAAGACTTGCCTATGCTTTGAGCCATCGAATTAATAGCGGAAATAGTATTGTGTATAAAGTTCGTAATGGGCGAGGATGGGTTACAGATTTTGAATGGCACAAGAATTTTGGGATGGCGACTGAATCTGCGTTTAGTGTTGTTTTGAAATCTATTGCTGAAAATATACGAAAAAACGTAGGCGGAAAAACTTTTTATATTCCTGACAATATTCATTACGCTTTACCCTCAACGGAAAAACAATTCATTGGAAATTTGCCCTCTAACACCTATGCTACTGTTCCTAATGATATGATTATTGGAGTTCATTGGACAAATACGAATAGAAGAATCGATTTAGATTTCTCTATGATACAACAATCTGGTAAATTTGGATGGGATGCAGGATATCGTCAGGGAAACGATGTTTTATTTTCTGGTGATTTAGTAGATGCTCCTAAACCAAATGGCGCATCGGAATTGTTCTATATGTCTGAAGCACAAGAAGAAGCAAAAATTTTGATGTTAAATTATTTCAATTTTAATGCAGATGATAAAGTAGTATTTAAATTTTTTGTTGCAAATGAGAAGACAAAAAAGTTAGACAAAAATTATATGGTTAGTCCAAATAACATAATTTTATCATGTAATGTAGAAACAGATCAGAAACAAATGATTTTAGGATTAGTTGTTTCTGTAGACGGGGAAAACCGACTATATTTTTCAAATACCAGTATTGGAAATTCAATTACGTCTGGAGCAAATGAAATATCTACAAAAGCTAGAAATTTTATGGTCGCTAGCTGTGTGGGTGCTATAAACTTAGAAATTATTTTGGCTATGGCAGGTGCAGATATTGTTTCTGAAAAACCAGAAGAAGAGTACATTGACTTATCACCCGAAGCATTGGATAAAACAACTATTATTGATTTGTTCCAAGGATAATAAAATGTCTTGGAACTATAGAATAATTAAACAGGACGGTTGCTTTGGCATTCGAGATGTATATTATGACAAACAAGGAAGAATGCAATTAGTGGCTGTAGAAGATCAACCTCCTCATGGAACAACATTAGAGGCACTTAAAACCGATATGGGATATTTCAAAGAAGCATTTAATAAACCAGTTGTTAATTATGAAGACATTCCCGAAGATGATGCTGACATGTCTATGTATAATAGGAAGGTGGAATAAAATTTTGGATTATACTCAATGTTTATTAATTAAATATGGCAATGTCATAACTATTGGTAGACATATTAATCCATCTATTTATTTAGATTAGATAGAGTAATTAAAGGAGCTTAACATGAAAGATAGAATACAGAATGAACTTGAGAGTGCAAATAAACAAGCCAATCTTTATAGAACCAAATGGCTTATAGCCCACAATACTTTGCACGCTCTTGTTCACGAAGAAAATCAAGAGATACAAAATAAGGATGGAGCAAAGAAATATTTTACGGAGTATCTGTGTGAATTGGAAAATGCGCCTAAGATTGCATTATTACCAGCTTAGAACATGTAAACAGATACATCGCATTTATCTGCTTGTTCAAAGGCAGTACTATTACCACATGAGGAGATAAAAATGAAACCCAAAATCTCAATCGCACAGCAAATACTTTTACAAGCAGTCTTAATCGCAGTTGGAATATTCTTGGTAGTTAATAGTAGTCTTACAGGGGGTATAATAGGATTTGGCATGATTGGTATAGCGGCATTAGTTCCCATTATTATGCCAATGAATAAATCCAATTAATGCTCATACAATCTTGATAGAATACCAATACTACCTTTGATGGTCATTGGAATGATGGATGGATAGTTCAAGAAGTCTATAGTTCTGAAAGCGAGCAATATATTTTAAAGCACGAAAGAGATTGGGCAAAACAAAGAGAGGCAAGCGATATATGAAAAAATTTCCTGATTGGGAAGGCAAAGAGTATGGCGGAGATTTTGCATGCGAAGATCCTACCTGTGAAGTTACTTGCGAATGTGGCCATGGATTAAACGAAAAAGGCATATTATGGGTTAGTGACTATGAGATAGTTCGTTGTCCTGAATGTGGACGTGGATATAAAACGGAGTTTGTTGTTTGGCAATTTGAGAAGGGTGAAACATAATATAATAAAACTATATGTAGTAACTATGTATCGATATGGAGATAGGCAAAAACATTCTTATATTTTGGGCGTTTGGGATACCGAAGAAGAAGCAAATTTATTTGCAAAAACAGAAGAATCCTACAGGGGATATCCTAAATATATAGCAGAAATATTACCTGTTGAATTAAATAAAGAACTTTATGGTAATGAAAAAATACAAACCTAATAAAATGAGGATATTATGAATATCGCGGAAGTGAATACGATAAGAAAACTAAGTAGACAAGTATCTGAAAGTTCTGATGTGCGTACAATTGTCGCTGCAAGCGAACAATTAATTGAGGCTTCGCGCAAAATTAGGGAAAGATACCAAGAAAAAGAAAATAAAAAAAATCTAAATGCACACAAAGCAATTCAAAAAATTAATGAAGTCATTGATAATCGGTATATTCTTGGTGACTCAAAGAAATTAGATAAGATTATAGATATAGTTGGAAAATTAAATAAAGAAGAATAAATATATACAATAAAACGAGGATTTTATGGGGTATATTTTATATACATATATTAACTCGTATGCGTTAATAACCAGATATTAAAAACACCATAATTGGAGTAAATAAAAATGAATTTAAATAAAAGCTTCGCCGAAGAATTTGACAAGATTTGTCAAGAAGAAGCAACAATGATGAAAAATATAAAGAGCATAAGGAAATATATCGGAGAACTTCCTCCATTGACTAATTTGAACGTATGCAAAAAACTTGAGGACGAACATCTGCGTATGTATGAATACACAACACTATTGGCAAATACTTATATGAAATTATCTCAACTTTATCATTATACTAGATTAATAAATGAACAAATTTTAGACGATCAAAACATAATAAAATATTTTATCACCAAAGGAGAAAGTAATTTGAATAAAAAAATAATAGTATTTCTTGTTGCATTTATGTTGATTGGTTGTGTTCCTACCACAAAGGTTGAAATAGCGCCAACAGAAATTATTGCAGCCCCGACAATGAAACCAACGATAAAACCAACACCGACAATAGAACCAACCTCAATTGTAGACGACAATTATTATGGACAATTGACACCAGAACCTATAACATTAAACATATATGATCATCCATATTACTGTGATAAATTAGGTGACCCACATAAAGTAAATGGGTATTATTATAATGATCCTGATTGGATACAGTTTTGTAGACGAGAAGAATACTTTTGGATTCCAGGACTTTTAACATACGAATCTCAATTTATGAGAATGCCTGATTTAGTTATAGGAAAAGTTTATGGATATGAAGCAAATTTGATGGAACATACTGCTATGTTTCATGAATTGAACATAGACAATGTAAGAGATGGTATAACTCTTCCATTCTGTTCTGAGATTGGAGGTTACGCTTGGGTAAAGCGCCCATATAATCCTGACATAGCTGGCACAGGAGAGTGGGAAGGGCCATTCAGAGTAGTTGATTGTGCTGGCGTATTAGACCTATATAATGTTGTTGTCAGGCGCAAAGAAGTGGCGGAGGTAGGATTTCAAACCGCTGTAGATTGGGGTATGGTGAAAGATCTAAATCAAACGGGTGAATTGACTTGGAATAAATTTTGGGATATGCGAAGCTGGTATACAGACATAATGGTATCAAAAATTGACCCAAAGTATCTACCCGATGATTTAGAACCGATTGTATTAGCGGATTGGTTTGCGGAAAGAGCAACTTTTTATGAGACACAAGAGGAATGGGATAATGCCTATAAACCGCTACCTAAAACATTTGATCAAGTACAAAAGTGGCGATTTGAACCCAACGGTGAATGGGTGATGTTTGACTTAAACGAGATAGAATAAAAAAGGAGATAAGAGTGAAGAAACTATTGGTTTTTATATTGATGTTATGCATATTAATTGGATGTACCCCGAATACAGATATTGAAGTTGAAAATACGGCGTCAGAAACAGAATTATCTACGGCAGAATTGCCACGGTTTAAAGGTTTTGAATACCTTGAGGATGGTGGTTTGGCTATTTATACGCCGCCTTCGGCTGAAATCTTTTTTGTTATTGATGCCAATACGATATGGTTAGAGTCAGATCTTAGTGAACAAACACTTCTTGTGCACCGAGGAGAAGAAACGATAGATATGTTTTCTATTTCGTCTGGATTGCCGGCAACTCCAACTCCAACAGGATCATATAGGGTTTACAAAATGCAAACAGAGCATACTATGTGGTTAGATAACGTAGCGTATGATACGCCATGGATGATGTTTTTTCATCATGATTATGCAATTCATTCTGCTAATTGGCACGATAGTTTTGGCGAACCAATGAGTCTTGGTTGTATCAATATGTTTGTAGACGAAGCACGAGAAATTTATTATCAAGTTGAAATAGGAACACATATATATATTCATGAATAAAACCAAATAAATGTATTATTTTATGTGGTTTTAAAAGGATTGCTAAATGGAAAACAAAGTTGTAAAGCTGGAGTTTGAAGAAACAAATCCATCAGATATTCTCGTAGCCCTGATTATTGAAAATGAAGCAGGAGAAGAAAAAGTTATAGGACATGCCACAATTCCTATTGAAAATATCGATATATCTAATAGTGGGTTTATCAATTTTGAATAAGGAAAAAGGATTGAATTTCACCGGTATACTGTTTTTCACCGAGCGGTGAAAATTTTATTTAGAGTGAAAATAACATAAAAGGATAATTTATTATATATACATTACTCGAAAGCGATTACGTAAAAACACCAGAATGGTGTGCTAAAGATATGATCTCTTGGTTTAAGCCATCGGGTCTAGTTCTTGATCCATGCAGGGGAGAGAATAAAGTTTTTTATAATAATTTATCTAATGCCGATTGGTGCGAAATAGGAGAAGGGAAAGATTTTTTTGAATATGATAAAAAAGTAGATTGGATTATAGGCAATCCACCATATTCTATATTTAGTCATTGGATTAAATACTCTTATACTATTGCAGAAAATATTGTATATTTATTACCGACATTTAAGATATTTAATGCCTTATCATTAATGCGACTATATAGAGATAAAGGTGGCATAAAACATATTAGATTTTATGATACAGGAAAAGCAATCGAATGGAGTAGAAGTAGACCTATTGTTGCCTGTTGGTTTCAAAAAAAATATAAAGGCGACACCTCCTACTCCTACTATGGGGAAAATAACATAAAAGGATAATTTTATGTGGTTTTGGAGAAAATTTGGGTAAATTTATAGATTTAACTGGACGAAGGTTTGGCAGATTAATTGTTATTAAGGTAGCAGATAGCAATAAATATGGAAAATACAAGTGGCTTTGCAAATGTAATTGCGGAAATGAGAAAGTTGTTAGAGGCGGCGATTTGCGTAGCGGAGATACACAATCTTGCGGATGTTTGCAAAAAGAAGTTCCTCCCTATAATTTTATCGACTTAGCTGGACAAAGTTTTGGAAAACTTGTTGTTATCGAAAGAGCAGAGAATAAAGGTAAAACTGTCCGATGGTTGTGTAAATGTGATTGTGGCAATGAAACGATTGTTGCTAGAGGTTCTTTGCGCGGGGGGGATACAAAATCTTGTGGATGTTTACGGCACGAAGGTCTTCCAGAAGGGGAGGCATCCTTCAATAAACTTTATGGAAGCTATAAACGAAAAGCAGAAGATAGAGGTTATGACTTTAAAATAGATAAAAAATTATTTTCAAAACTAACTAAGGAAAATTGTTTCTATTGCAACACAAAGCCAGCAACTATTTTAAAAAATAAACACAATAAAGGAAACTATATTTATAACGGAATAGATAGAGTCGATAATAAAATAGGATATGAAATAGGAAATATTGTTACTTGTTGTGAAACTTGTAATCGTGCTAAATTAGTGATGTCTAAACAAGAGTTTTTATCTTGGGTTGAAAAAGTTTATAATCATTCTATAAAGAATAAAAAGGAGACAAATGATAGAAAATAAAGAGCAGTTAGACAAGGCATATAAAAAGGCATTAATAGAATCGTTGGGTACAGATAAAGATAGGGTTATGATTGATTTGCGTTTAGATGAGGATATGCACTGCTATGGCGTATTTATTACTACGTGGAATACCGATATAAACATTCTTTTTAATACAGCAAATTTTAAAAGAGATTTTAATAATGCACTTAGAGAAGCAACAAAATTAATGGACAATGGAGATTATGAAAAAAAGGGACATCCAATGTCTTATAATTCTTTTAGTTATGGAATATTTTTAAGTTCTAATTTTGATGATTATATGTCTAAAGAGGATAACCCTCTTGCTATAATCAGAGACGCTGGCGGAGAAATAGCAGGAGTAGAGTAATACAATAAAAGGATAGTTTTATGTGGTTTAGGAGAAAATTTGGGTAAATTTATTGATATAGCTGGACAACGGTTTGGAAGATTAACTGTTATTAAAAGAGCAGAAAGACCTGAACATATAAAAAATGGCACTTATTGGTTGTGTAAGTGTGATTGTGGAAATGAGAAAGTAGTTAGAGGGTCGCACTTGAAAGATGGAACTACACAATCTTGTAGATGTATGTTAGGAGAAAATTGGAGAAACAGAATCATAGATTTAACTGGGAAAAAGTTTAATAAATTGACAGTTGTTTCTCTTCACGAAAAGAGAAAACAGAAACGAAGTAGTTCAACAAAACTTTATTGGCTTTGTAAATGTGACTGTGGAAATACAACTATATTATGTGGAGATGAAATTAAAAGCATGAATACAAAATCATGCGGGTGTTCTAGATATATTGGGAAAGGAAGAGCAACCTTAGAAAACACAATCATTGCTGCAACAAAACATGGCGCCAAAGCAAGAAATTTAGACTATGCACTAGAGGATAGTTTAGCTCGATTTATTATAAACCAGTCTTGTTTTTATTGCGGGGGTTTAGACTTAAGAATAAACAGAAGTAAAAAATCTAAACCAAAATATCGTATAAACGGTATAGACCGAATAGATTCATCTAAAGGATATGAGATAGATAATGTTGTTCCTTGTTGCAAAATTTGCAACTATATAAAAATGGATATGGGACTAAAGGAATTTTTAGAACAAATAGAAAAAATTTATAATCATTCAATAAAAAATAAGGAGAAATAATGGGATGGGACGATGATGTAAGCATGGAAGGACAGTATTATGTAGATACAATAATACAACTTTTTATGGATGGTGGACTAAGAAGGTTGCCAACTAGAGAGGAAATAATAGAATCTATTGCCAGTGTTGTTCCAGAAGACATTGAGGAATATGTGCTAAATGGTGGGTATGCAAAAACGAAATGATAGTTAAAAAGTTTTATAATCATTCAATAAAAACCATATAAAAAGATAATTTTATATGGTTTTCTACTTGACAAAAATGATTAAGTATGATATAAATATATCAACCCTAAAAGAAAGGATGCCAGTTATGTTGAAAGATATATGGTTCTATATCTATGAAACCGACACTGATAATGTAGATGCAGGTTTTGATATGGATCCTCCTTGTGAAGATGGAACATAAAATAAAATAGATTAAGAATAAAAAATATAAAAAGAAAGGAGACTAGATATGTTGTTAGAAGTACAATTCGGCCAATATGACGACAAAGCAGATCCTGATGATGACGAATCATCAACATGTTCGGAAGATTTTGACCCTAAATAATTAGTTTTGACACCTATAGAGATCACAATAATCATTAGTGATCTCTATAGGGTGTATAAGGAAAAATAATGAGAGCAGAAAGTTCTTTTGGAAGACAAAAATATAATCTATTCAGAAATTTAGATACTGCAACAATAATGGTAATGAGGGAATCCAATGCTATAATTGCAGGTGGTGCAGTAAGATCTGTTTTTGCTGGCGAACATATATCTGACTATGATCTTTATTTTGATAGTGAAAAAGACTTGCGAATTATGCAGGAATATTTAGATGAAAATTTTAAAAAAGTTTTTACTTCTCCAAACGCTATATCATATAAAAAAGATAAAATATGTATTCAATTAATAATTATGCCAGAACTTATAGGATTAGGTTGTGATAAACTATTAGAAGGATTTGATTTCACAATTTGTATGGGCGCATTTAGTATGAAGGAAGACAGATTTTATCATAATGAAGATTTCTTAATAGACTTAAGCGAAAAAAGACTTGTGTTTAACATTAAGGCAAAATATCCTATGGCATCCATGTATCGTGTTTTAAAATATATAAAGAAGGGCTATAAGATATCTGGTTTAGAGATAGTGAAAATTAGTCTATCAATACATAATTTAAAAATGAACAGCTATAAAGATCTTCGAAAACAATTAATGGGAATCGATACTCTTTTTCTAAAAGAACTTACAGACAGTCTATTATCAAAAGACAAAGATGATTTAGAGTATGATTTTGATGATTTTATGGATATTTTTAATGGTTATTGTTATGATCAAATAAATGTGGCTTGGGGTACACATGACGAAATCATTTAATCCAGAAAACTATAGAATCTTTGAATGTTTGACGGGGAGTATTCTATATGGTACAAACACGCCAGAGTCAGACGAAGATTTTCGCGGAATTTGTCTTCCGCCCATGGAAGTACTTTTAGATCCTTTCGTGAATTTCGAACAGAAAAATTCTGGTTTTAAAGAAGAAGATAGAACCATTTATGATCTTGGTAAATTTATGAAATTATGCGCAGGTGGAAATCCAAATATTTTGGAGCTTTTGTTTTGTCCAGAATCAAATATAGTTTATAAAACTTCCGCATGGGATAGAATAGTCGAAAATAAAAACTTATTTTTAAGTAAAAAAGTTAAATATACGTTCAGCGGTTATTCATTTTCACAATTGCAAAAAATAAAAAATCATAGGAAATGGTTCATAGATCCACCAAAAGATAAACCTCATAGAAAAGATTTTGGTCTTACAGATAAACCAATTGTGTCTGGAATGAATTTAGAAAATTCTTTAAATATGCCAATGGAATTATTTAAGGAAAAATATGTTGATGAACTAAAAAGAGAAAGAGAATATAGGAACGAAAAAAAGAAATGGGATAATTATGTTTCATGGCGCGACAATAGAAATCCTCAACGAAAAGAATTAGAAGATAAATATTCCTATGACGCAAAACATGCATCACATCTTGTTCGATTGATGACAGAAGGTAAAGAGTTACTTTTAGATCAGACAATAACATTTCCACTTAAAAATGCTGAAGAGATTCGTGCTATAAAAAATGGAAAATATACTTACGAAGAAATTATTGAAATGGCAGAAACATTTGACAAAGAATTCGAAGTGTGGTATGATTTATCAACGTTGCCAAATAGTCCTGATAAGAAGGGATTGAAAAAATTATATTTGGAAATAGTAGAAGAATATGCAAAATAAAAAAGAATTAACTGGACAAAGATTTGGCAAATTAATGGTTGTTGGCCCGTCTGAATTACGCAGTAAGAGCGGATCAATTCAATGGGAATGCCAATGTGATTGCGGGACAAAAAAATTGTATTCGTCTTACCAATTATTAAGACGAAGTGTTGTTTCATGTGGTTGCTGGCGAAAAGAAAGATTAACAACACATGGTAAAAAACACACGAGAATTTACGGTATTTGGGGGAATATGAAAAATCGTTGTTGTAATAAAAATAATCCGCAGTATAAAGATTATGGTGGAAGAAAAATTTATGTATGCGGAGAATGGCAAAACAGTTTTGAAACTTTTTATGATTGGAGTATGGAAAATGGTTATGCCGATAATTTATGTATTGATAGAATTGATAATAATGATAGCTATAGCCCCGATAATTGCAGATGGACAAATAATTATGTGCAGGCAAATAATAAAAGAAATACAGTTTTTGTCACAATAAATGGAGAAACGCATTCATTACACGAATGGTGTATAATAAAAAATAAGAATTATGGCACAGTATATAGCAGGCATTGGCGAGGGTGGAGTGATGATAAATTATTTAATTAAATTGCATCCAAATGTAAAAAAAATATTAAATATTTTATATAAAAATAATTTTAAAGGATATATAGTTGGAGGCGCGATCCGCGACGGCCTATTAAGAAGACGTCCTGCCGATTATGATATCTGCACCAATGCCCTTCCTGAAGATGTTATAAGGATGTTCTCTAAATATACTGTTGTACCAACTGGGTTGAAACACGGAACTGTTTCTATAATAATTGAAGGATGTACATATGAAGTTAGCACATTTAGATCAGACGGTGATTATTCGGATAATCGTCATCCAGATAGCGTAAACTTTATTGAAGACATAGAGGAAGATTTGTCACGCAGAGATTTTACCATCAATGCTATGGCGTACAATGAAAAAGAAGGGTTGATAGATCCTTATGGCGGACAGATTGACTTAAAAAATAAAATAATAAACTGCGTCGGCGATCCAAATCTAAGAATTCAAGAAGACGCTCTTAGAATGTTAAGGGCGATTAGGTTTGCTTCACAACTTGGATTTAAGATTGGTGATGTTTGGTTTTCAATAAAAGAAAATAAGAATCTTATTTCTAATGTATCTGCAGAAAGAATTAGAGATGAATTAAATAAAATTTTGTTATCCGATAATTCAGAAATGATTGCGAAGTTATATCTTGTAGGACTATTAGATATTATTCTTCCTGAATTATCTGCGTGTTTTGGCGTTGATCAAAAAAATAAAAATCATATTTATGATGTGGGTGAACATATAATTAATACAATTAAATATACACCCAACAATTTAATTTTAAGATTGTCTGCAATGTTGCACGATATAGGAAAGCCCAGAACAATGACTGTTGGACCAGATGGCGTTGGGCATTTTTATAGACATGAAGATGTGTCATGCGATATGGCTAGAGAAATTTTACAAAGACTAAAGTATGATAATCATACAATTGAAGAAGTTTGTTTGTTGGTAAGAACTCACATGAATTCTATTCCTGCCACTAAAAGAACCGTCAGAAGATTGCTAAGTCAGATTGGCAAAGAAAGAATGATGACTTGGTGTGCATTAAAAGATGCAGATGCGAAAGCACGAAAAGAATCTAAGTATCTTTCTATGAAAAGCAAAATAGATCGAGCCATTGAATTATATAATCAAGTTATAGCCGAAGACGAATGTTTTAGTTTAAAAGATCTTGCCATAAATGGCGATGACTTAAAAAATATTGGCTATGAAGAAGGCAAAGAAATTGGGAAAGTTTTAAAATCTTGTTTAAAAATGGTTATAGAAGATGCCGAGAAAAATAATAAAGAATATTTATTAGAGTATGTAAACCAGATAAAACGCTGATTTTATGTGGTTTTTGCTTGACAAATAAGGAATAATGTGATACTATTTATTAACTTAAAAGGAAAATAAATGACAAATAAATCTAAAAATAAAAATCTAGGAAAAGCAAGAAACTCTAAAAATAACGAGTTCTATACCCAACTAACCGATATAGAAAAAGAATTAGGCCACTATAAAAAATATTTCAAAGGCAAAACTGTATTTTGCAATTGTGATGACCCACAAGAAAGCGATTTTTGGAAATATTTTTCACTAAATTTTGAATTTCTTGGATTAAAGAAATTAATTTCTACTCATTTTGAAAAGGCGCAGCCTTCATATAAATTAGAAATCGTAAGAGACATTAATGATGATGGAAAAATCAATAATCTTGATACAATCAAAACTCCTCTAAAACAAAACGGAGATTTTAGAAGCCCTGAATGTATTGAAATTTTGAAAGAAGCTGATATTGTAGTTACCAATCCGCCATTCAGTTTATTTAGGGAATATGTTGCTCAATTAGTGGAATACGATAAAAATTTTATAATTATAGGGAATCAAAATGCCATAACCTATAAGGAGATTTTCAAACTTATAAAAGAAAATAAAATATGGCTGGGACATACTTCTCCAAAAAAATTTTTACAGCCCGATGGATCAATTAAAACTTTTGGCAATATTTCATGGTATACAAATCTTGAAACTCAGAAAAGACATGAAGATTTAATTCTCTATAAAAAATATTATGGTTTTGAAGATGAATATCCCAAGTACGATAATTATGATGCCATCAATTTAGATAAAGTAAAAAATATACCTATGGATTATGATGGTGCCATGGGTGTTCCAATTACATTTTTGTGTAAATACAATCCTGAGCAGTTTGAAATAATGAGTTCCAACAATATAAGGGTGAATGACAAACTACCTTTTAAAGAACATGGGCTTATCAAAGACAAAGACGGCACAATTAATGGTAAGGCTACTTATGTCCGAATCGTAATTAAAAACCGAAAGGTATCAAAATAATGGAAATAAACTTAAAAGAAATACCAATCAGAGAAGTTGCTAAAGGTTATTCAAACAATCAAATTGAAGGCGTTTTTGGCTATGGTGGCAAGCTCAATATTCGACCAAAATATCAACGAGAGTTTGTTTATAAAGATAAACAAAGAGATGCTGTTGTTGAAACAATAAGAGAAGATTTCCCTTTAAATGTAATGTATTGGGCTAAAAATGAAGACGGAACATTTGGAGTAATGGATGGACAACAACGAACTATAAGCGTTTGTGAATATATAGATGGTAAATTCGCTCTCAACTATCAATATTTTCATAATCTTGAAAAGAAAGAGCAAGAACAAATTCTTGACTATAAACTTATGGTTTATTTCTGCGAAGGAGAACCAAAAGAGAAATTAGAATGGTTCAAAATCATAAATATCGCTGGAGAGAAATTGTTTGATCAAGAATTAAGAAATGCAGTCTATACAGGAACATGGCTATCTAGCGCGAAACGACATTTTAGTAAACCTAACTGTGCTGCAAAAGATATAGGGAAAGATTATTTAATTGGTTCGGCAATTCGCCAAAGTTATTTAGAAACAGCGATTGATTGGATAAGCGACGGCAATATTAAAGAATATATGGCAACCAACCAGCATAAACCAAATGCTAACGAATTGTGGCTCTATTTTCAAAGCGTAATTAATTGGATAAAGATGGTATTCCCTGAATATCGTAAAGAAATGAAGGGTGTGCCTTATGGCTTCTTATATAATGAATTCAAAGACAATGAATTTGATTCAAATAAAATAGAAGAAGAAATAAGCAAATTAATGCGAGATGAAGATGTAACAAAAAAGAGTGGTATTTACTCGTATGTTTTAACTCAAAAAGAGAAATACCTAAATATTCGTGCTTTTAGTGATAGTCAAAAACGAGAAACATACGAAAGACAAAAAGGAACTTGTATTAAGTGCGGCAAACATTTTGAATTAGATGAAATGGAAGCTGATCATATTGATCCTTGGAATAAAGGCGGAAAAACAATTGCAAAAAATTGCCAAATGTTATGTAAAGAAGACAATCGAAGAAAATCTGGAAAATAAAAACCACATAAAATGTTGATTTTATAGGAGATTATAATGGATGAATTATTTGTAGTGCGACTTTATGATGGGTTTGATAACTTGTGGATGGATGTTTCAGAGCCAGTCAATAAAGTTGAAGCAGAAAAAATTTTGAATGAAAAAACGAAGGATGGAACAAAAAATACTAAATATGCAGACATTGATTATTATTGTATTTTTCCCGCCGATACAAAGATGATGTTTTCGGTACCAAGATAATATATAATAAAGTATATATTATGGCATATCTTTGGGCTTAATATAACAAAAGGTATATATTATCGAGAGACAAGGATGCGATGCCCGACTGGAAGGGCGTCGGACTGTAACTCCGGTATTCGATTGAGTATGTGAGTTCGAACCTCACCGCATCCACTTGACAAAAATTAGATTGTGTGGTATAAATATACAGAACATTAACAAAGCGAATACTGGTCAAATTTCTTGGTAATTGGCAAATGGGTGAAATAATACATCCACAGTCAACCAGTTTAGCAAATGATTGAGGTGTGACCTATTGTAATTGCAAGAATATCGGTTGGGCTTAGAGCGATAAAGGCTTGTCTGGTCTGAAAACTACTGAACCGAACCTCAATCAAACATGGGCAGGCGGTGTGGCAGGGAACACACAAATAAAGTACTTCTGTTACTCGGCAAACAATTTGCTCGGTCTCAATACAGACGATCAGGTTCGAATCCTGACCTACCCAATAATAAAAGGAGAAACAGAATGAGTGAAATTGAAACGAGATACGAAATAAATAATAAGTATGGAACCATCTGTTTGGATACTGAAGATGATTCTTTTATTAATTATACAGGATGGGCTAAATATGATGCATTTTTAGAAGAATTATTATTGACCGATGAAGTCCTAGCACTAAAGCTTAAGAATAAATATATAGAAGAACAGAGAGAAATAAATCCATATATGCGAGGATATATTCCAGAAATTGATGAAGAAAATGGAATACGGGCAAGCTATAAAAGATGGTTGGCTGAACAATAAGCAAAAACCACATAAAACAATTATTTTATTGTATTTGAGAGATTGCTTAAAAGGAGATGAGATGAGCACACTACTATGTTTATTAGGAATTCATAAATGGGAATATTATTATACCGATCTGTTTATGCCAACCGATAAGTATTGTGTGAGGTGTTTAAAAACACAACACATAAGAGATTCTACAAATTTAGAAAGACAGATTTGTAAGGATCGTATATCATGATTGACAAATCAAAACAAATATATTCATGGCATTGTTTCGATGATATAGATGTAAATTGTTCTTGTGGAAAGGCTACGCACGCCGGTGATTATGATGATGAATCGGATTCATATCAATTTCAATGTGAAAATTGTGGTCAGCGTTGGGTTGTAATTGTTCAAGTTATTCCAGTCAAAGAAAATGATTAATTATGCTTCCTGATCTTACAACATTATTACCAAAAACAATTTCGGATCAAGAACTTTTAAAGTTATTTTTTACTTATCCTAGTACGATAGTTCCTAATTCAGGATCTATTATTTTTATACATGTTGCCGAAGGATATGATATTAATAAGGAAGTTCAAAAGACAGAAAAAGAATTGGCAAGCATTGAGAAAAGATTGTTTAAATTATCAAATACGCTTAGCCAAAATAGTTTTTATAGCAATGCACCTGACGATGTTATAAATAAATTATGTTGGAAATTAATGGAATTAGAAAATGGTTATGATACAACAAATAGGAAATTGAATTATTTAAATTTAGCAATAATGAAATTTGGGAACAAAGTAAAATATGAAAACAATTAAGTTTATATATGATCTCAAACAAGAGGTACAAATAAAAAATCTTAATATAAAAGGTATTGTTGTTGGATATTATTGTGGAGATACTGGCGTTCAATATCAGGTTGCATACTTTTTAAATGGAGATAGAACCGTAACTTATTTATATCCAGAAGAAATATGTAAACTTAATGGGGAAGAAAAAGCAGGATTTTTGAAATGAAAGATATTATGATAAGAAAGATGAATAAAGAAGAAGATTTAAGACCTATCGGGACTATATTTGATATTGACATACCTCCCAATATTTGTTCGACAAGAATGAACAACGGGACTGTTATAACATATAAAGTTGTCGATCATATTGTCGTTTATCCTTACGGCGAATATGGCCCAGCGAAATGGGTTGAAGAAATAAAAACAATAGAGATTGTTGAAACACAATAAAATTGCTATTTTATGAGGCTTTAAAAAATGAAAAATAATTTAGAAGGAAAGATTTTTGGTAGTTTGTTGGTAATTAGAAAGACTGATATACCGCCAAATTATAAAGCTAAAAGAAATTCATTTTGGTTGTGCAAATGTCAAAAGTGTGGAGAAGAAAAAATTAGGACAGGTAATAAATTAAGAAATATAAAAACATGTTCTTGTGAATATAAAGGTCTAAATTCAAAATATAAAAAATTTAATAAATACGATTTGTCAGGAAAATATGGAGTTGGATATACTCATGACAATCTTCGGTTTTACTTCGATTTAGAAGACTATGATAAAATAAAAAATTACTCTTGGACTTTATCTGGCAACGGCTATCATCTCTTTACAAATGACTATATTACTCGTAAAAGAATAATGTTGCATCGTTTAGTTTATGGTTTAACAAACGGCCAGATAGGATTTATAAATAAAAATTGTTTAGATGTAAGAAAGGCAAATCTAAGAATCGGAAAACATAAGGAACATCTTAGAAATAGCAAAATATATAAAAACAATAAAAGCGGAATTATCGGTGTTCATTGGTGCAATAGAGACGAGAAATGGATTGCCCAAATTATGGTCGATTATAAATCTATATATCTTGGTGGCTATGAAAATTTTGAAGAAGCGGTAAAAATCAGGCTTGAGGGAGAAAAAAAATATTTTGGCAAATTTGCACCTCAGCGACATCTATATAAAAAATATGGAATATAATAAAATCCGCCTTTTATTATAGGAGAAAATAATGAAAATGTCAAAAGAAGAAATTTTAAAAATGCCTGCAGGCAGAGAGATGGATGCATTGGTGGCTGAACATATATTTAAAACACCATTTCAAAAACCTGGTCATGGCCCATGTTGTACTTGTCAAACTTGTGGTTGGAGTTTTGACGACTGTCAATGTGGTTATAGTGAAAGTCGCGATATGGCATGGGAAATACTAGAAAAATTTGCATATTATGAACTTAAAAAACTATTTTTAAGATATAATGTTTATATTGAAAATAATGATAATATTAGAAGTGGACATTCGCAAGAAAATACGGCACCTCTTGCTATCTGCAAAGCGGCGCTACTTGCACAAATACAATAAAATCCACATTTTATCGTAAAGGGAGAAGCAAATGAAGTCTCACAAATATGGGGTTTACAAAATATTAAACTTATCTGACCGAAAAAGATATTACGGTGGCGGAATTTTAAAGGCACGAAAGCTATATCATTTTAATCTATTGAGAATTAATAAACATGATAACTCTAATCTTCAAAAAGCATATAATTTAAGCGAAGAAGAAAACTTTAAATTTATTGTTCTATTATATTGTGAGCCTTTTGAATTAACTCGCTATGAGCAATTTTTCGTAGATAAATATAAAAAATCTAAATTACTATATAATATTTGTATAGATAATGTTGAAAATAAATCTGGTGTTAAAACATCCCAAAAAACAAAAGAAAAAATATCTAAAACATCGAAGGGCAGAATCTTTTCTCCTGAGACTAGAAAAAAGATTTCAGAAGCGGTAAAAGGTAAAAACAGTCCTATGTATGGAAGGTTTGGAAAGAATCATCCTAGGTATGGAAAACCTCATACTTTAGAGACGATTAAAAAATTATCGGGCATAAATCATTATAATATCACAAAGAAGAATGTCATATTGGATATAGCCAAAATGTTAAAAGAAGGCTGTTCCGTAAAAAATATTACAACCACATTAAATGTTGGCAGAAAGGTTGTCTATGGCGTTAAGAATGGATTTTATAATAATATATATGATTTAAAAAATACCGACTATTTAAAAAAATAAAAATAATATTGTAATGACAGAAAAATCAAGAGCATTGTTAGAAAAAATATTAAAGGAGTTAAATGAAAAAAGTATTTGAGGTTTCAATAAGTTTTACAATTGATCTTATAAAAAATAAGTTATTTCACACAAAAACATTTAGTTGGGATTTTGATATTCCTCTCAAACATTATTTATATACCAATGATGAAAAATCTGCTAAACGAATCTTAGAACTTAATGAACTATGGAGAGACGATCATCTAGTTCGTTTACTACAAACCGAATATGATTTTGAAGGAATGGAGTATACAATTTTGAACAAAAAATCTAGCGCTGACGAAATAAAAGGAGCAAGTTTATTACATCTAATGGGGCAAATGCGAGCAGAAGATTTCTTTGAATATTGTTCTAATTTTATGCCCTTGACAAATACGGAAAAGTAAGGTATGATATATAGAGAAGATTTTATGGAGAAATAATGAAAGTAATATCGTCAGAAAGAATGCCAATTAAAATGTGGCTTGAAAATATTGAGGATGGCGCATTGTCACAAGCAAAAGACATTGCCAATTTGCCATTTGTTTTTAAGCACATTGCTATCATGCCCGATAGTCATCAGGGCTATGGAATGCCTATTGGTGGCGTAATGGCTACAAAAGGCGTAATCGTACCTAATGCCGTTGGGGTTGATATTGGCTGTCTTGATAAAAATACAGAGTTTCTTACGCAAAGTGGCTGGCAAAAAATTAGTGATTATCAAAAGGGCGACAATATTTTACAATACAATAAAGAGACAAATATAGCTTCTTACGTAAGTCCTATCGCATATATTGTAAAACCTTGTGATACGTTTTTTCATTTTAAGAATAGCAAGGGTTTAGATCAGATGGTAAGCGAAGAACACAAAATGTTGATTTGGAAGGGATATAAGACAAGAGGTTATAATTTAGAAGATATTGGTCCAATAGAATTATCTAGTAAAGGAAAATCTCTTTCCAAAGGATTTTATGGTTTTAAAGCGTCTTTTAATTTGGCTAATGGATTTGGTGTTGATATGACGAACGATGAAATAAGACTAGATATAATGATAACCGCAGATGGATGTATAAAACATTCAAAAGAAAATACCCATCAGATTTATTTGCACTTTAAAAAAGTTCGAAAAATAAAAAGAGCAAAAGAATTATTGACAAGAAACAATATTTTTTATAAAGAAACCGCAGGCAAAGATGGATCAACACACATGTATTTTTTTGTTGATAAAAAATATTCAAAAAATTTGTCAAAATATTGGTTGGCAAATAGAAGCCAACTAAAAGTCATATCTGAAGAATGTCTGTTGTGGGACGGACATGTTGGATATCGTCCTTATTTTTCATCCACCGACAAAGAAAGTGCTGATTTAATTCAGTTTGCATTTTCTTCTGTTGATATAAGAGCAGGTATATGTACGGTAAATTCAAAAAATCCTGCTCATAAAACTATATATTTTGTTACTCCGACAAGAAACAATATAGTTGGAATAAATGTTGCTCCAACCATAGTAAAGTCTAAAGATAAAAAAAAGTATTGCTTTACTGTTCCAAGCGGTTATTTTGTTGCAAGACGGAATGGAAAGATTTTTATAACAGGAAATTGTGGTATGATGGCAGTAAGAACAAGTCTAACCGATATTTCGACCGATCGAATAAAACAAATTATGGGCGAAATACGCAAAGTTATTCCAGTTGGTTTTAAACATAATAAAACCGCTCAGTCTTGGGAAGGATTTAGTCGTGCGCCCGATATTTCCATAATTCAAAACCAATTAACCTCCGCAAGAAAGCAATTAGGCACACTCGGCTCGGGCAACCATTTTGTAGAAATACAAAAAGGTGATGACGGACACATATGGATAATGCTTCACTCCGGTAGCCGAAATTTTGGTCTAAAGGTAGCCTCTGAATATCATAAAAAAGCTAAGTTTCTATGTGAAAAATGGTATTCTAGTGTTCCAAAGGATCTTGCCTTTCTTCCAATAGAAAGCCCTGAAGGAAAAGAATATTACGAAGCCATGAACTATGCTTTAGAATTTGCACAAGCAAGCAGAGATTTGATCATGGAAAAAATTCTTGACAATATTGAAACAAATGTATTGGAGACAGTCAATATCCATCATAATTTTGCAGCGTTCGAACACCATTTTGGTAAAGATGTTTTGGTCCACCGGAAAGGCGCAACAAGAGCCTATAAAGGCGAGATAGGCATTATTCCTGGCTCAATGGGAACAAGTAGTTACATTGTTGAAGGACTAGGAAATCCCGACAGTTTTATGTCCTGTTCTCATGGTGCAGGTAGGCGTATGGGGCGCGGTCAAGCAAAAAGAACATTGTCCCTAGTAGAAGAACAAGAGAAAATGGAAGGCGTTGTTCACGGCTTGCGGACGTCCGATGATTTAGATGAAGCACCAGGCGCATACAAAGATATTGATGTAGTCATGGAAGATCAAAAAGACCTTGTAAAAATATTGGTAAAACTAACTCCATTAGCAAGTATAAAAGGATAAAATGAATAATACTTGGTTTACATCAGATCAACATTTTGGACACAAGAATATTATCAAGCTCTGTGGACGTCCATTTTCTTCTGTTGAAGAAATGGATTCCTTCATTATATCTTATTGGAATGATTGCATATCCAACAAAGATACAATCTATGTGCTCGGTGATTTTGCATGGAAGAATCCAAAACCTTATATTGAACGATTGAGAGGAAATAAAATATTTATTATTGGTGGACATGATAAGAAACTAAAAGGCGATAATTTGGTGGAAGTTAAAATAAATGATGTATGGTTTGTCCTATGTCATTACCCTTTATATAGCTGGAATAAGGAACACTATGGCTCAATTCATCTACACGGACATATACATAATAATCATATAGAGCCAAAACGTAATAGAATAAATGTTAGCGTTGATGTCTGGGGTTTCGCACCAGTACCTTTTGAACAAATAATGGCAATTAAAGGATAATTAAAAATGTCAAATCTCATAGTTGAAATATGCAAAATTGAATCTATCGAAAAGCATCCCAATGCCGATAGGCTCTCTATAATAAAAGTAAAAGACTGGCATTGTATTGTCGGATTAGATAACAGGGAAATAAATATTAGAGAAGCATCAAATGAAGAAAATATAAAGAATAGAAAATCTAAAAATTCAAATAACACATCTGGTTATCGCAATGTTAGTCTAATCGATGGGTTCTATCGAATTCAGATTCAAATTGATGGGAAAAATCATAGATTTTCAGAAAAATTTGATGACGTGGATAAAGCGGGATTATTCGCAAAGAAAATGAGAGAAAAATATTATGGCGAATTCTCTGGTGAAAATTAATATAATAATACCGTTTTTATGCGGAGGAATATAAAAATGAAAGATGAATATAGAAAAAAAGATAAATATAGAAAACTTAGTAATTATCTACAAAAAAGATTTGATAAAATATCTAATGGAAAAGTAAATAGGTTCAAGTTTTATCAATTAGTATTCTTAGATATGATTCTTGATAAAATTGAAGGGAATAAATAGTGAAAGAATATACAGAAACAACTGAATATTGGACAGTAGAAAGTAAATATATCGATCCCGTAGAGCCTTTTTATTGGGGCACAACTGGCGACATTTATAATAAAGAAATCGCCAATTCCACTTATAATGAATTAAAAAGTAAATATGCAATTACTCGACTGATTCATCATATAACAAACAGCAAAATTATAAGAGAACATATTAATGAATAAATATTACTATCACATGATTATTGAATTAATATTATATTATGGAATTGGATTACAACCACATGATGTAATAGATAAATACATTGAAGAATACATGAAGGAAATGAATTTAGATGGCAAATCCCTTGTAAAAGAAAAGAATAGATTGCAGAAGGAAATAAAATGAAACAAAATATGAAAAAAGACAGAGAGTTAGACAGAATAGATAAATCAATCTTAATGGTGTTATATAAGAATGACCCTATAGGAATGACGAAAGAGGAAATTACAGAATCAATTGATGCAGAAGGCTTATTGTTTATGTCAGATGAAGCGTTTGAGAAATATCGTACAGATTTAATTGCTTGGAAAAAAGCATAGACATAACTATACCAAATAAAACTGTTAGTTTATGTGGTTTAGAAAAGAGAGAATATGAAGCAAATTGATCCAGTTTTAAATTTAGGATGTAATATATGGAAGACAGAGAAATGTTTTTGTTGCGGTGGAGAGTATGAAAACCCATGTTGGTATATTTTTGAAGATATAGGAAACAAAACATTCCAAGTTCCTATTTGCAATAAATGCTCTAATGAAAGAGATAAAAACTTTTCTGGATTAAAAGAAACAGCCATATAATAAAAACACTATTTTGTCATAAGGAGAAAGATGGGAACTTTTGATAGTTATGGAGATAAAGGAATACAAATAAAAGCAGGAGAATGCATGATGTGCCATTATGAAGTAGGTGATGTTTGCGATTTAAAAGACGGCATTTATTTAGGCTACAATGGGGCAATAGTTGTTCTTGATGGAAAATTTATCGCTGAATTTCCTCATATTTTTACAAAATATGGAAGCATAATAGATAACCATGACATTATAGATCAATATAATCCAGTTGTTCAGGTTATGAATGATTTAAATAAAAAAGAATAAAAGTACTATTTTGCCATGAAAAATAAATATATAATCAAAAATAATATTGTAAAAATATTCTTGCCTCGTCGAAATAATAAGGCAAGTATAGAAACATTAATTGACACAGAAGATTTTGATAAAGTCAACAAGTACACCGGAACTTTTGTTTCTGGATATAACAGGCAAAAGGAAGAGGTCTATGCCCAGATATGTCTATATTTAGGAATGATTGATGGAAGTCCTAAATATAAAGTTTTAAGGCTACATAGAATTATAATGGATTGTAATAATCGTAGTCTTCATGTAGATCATAAGAATAGAGATTCTTTAGACAATAGAAAATCAAATTTACGTATTGTTAGCAATGCAGACAATTTAAAAAACAGAGAATCAAAAAATTCAAACAATAAAACGGGTTATCGCAATGTTTGTTTTTATAAGGGGTTATATCTTGTTCAACTACAAGTTGGCGGAAAAAATAAGTTGCTTGGAAGATTTAAGAATGTGAATAAAGCAAATATATTTGCTAAAGAAATGCGTAAAAAATATTACAAAGAATTTAAAGGAAAAACAACATAGAATCATCACTTTATTATAAAAGGAGCGATATGATAAAACAAGCGACGGTATATTTTAAAAATGGGCTTAAAGATTGGGTTGATCCTTATGAAAATTATTATATAGAAAAAAATAAAATATTTATAGAATCTTTTTATACATACGATGTTGAAGTCAATGAAATACAAGAATCGGGCGATGGAGAAATTATATGGGAGAATAAAAAATAATAAATTTTATCCTTGACAAAAATAAAATTGTGTGATATGATATATAGTTGATAGAACGAGGAGACAAATGAATAAATCAGAGTTAGCTACAAAAATGATAGAGTGGGAATCAAAGAAAAAAGAAGTTGACCAACTAGAAGCGGAGATTAAACAAGCGGTTATGCTGTTAGAAGAGTCTTTTAATGTTGGAGATATTAGCGCAGGGTTTAGGGCAGGAAATAGAAAGTTTGACTATGAATCGGCTGGATCACAAGCTACACCCGAAATTATAAAATCGAATACGGTACAAACAACTAGCACTAATTGGAAAAAGGTTTGTTCTGATGCCAATATTGAAAATATTCCTTTTACGACAGGAAACCCTTCTATAACATTGAAAATCAAAAAATCTAAAAAAACAGCTAACGAAGAATCGTTGCCATTCTAAAAGGAGAACAAATTGAAATTTACTAGTAATTGGATTAAGAGTGCTTATTGGAAAATGATTGACGATAAGAAAATATATTTTGTCGGTCGAGATAAAATAGGGGTTGAATATGAACTTGTAAGTGCATTGGTTATGAGCGGATTAACAAGTAGCAGTAATGCGCGTAAACTTATAGCAAAAATAAAAGAGGGGGAAGACGAAAATAATTAATTAGTCTTGACAAAAATAAAATTGTATGGTATAATCTAAATTAGAATTCAGAAGGAAAAGGAAAAGGAAAAATGGAAAAAGGCTTTGTACATTATAAACGTCCTACTCTTATACCAGAACTATACAACTATGTTTGGTATAACGCAATGATAGGAAAATCAAATGTTTTAAATGAAAGTGACTATAATTCACTTCCGGTTTGGAAGCGTGGATTAATTCATACCCCGTCTTTAAAAGAAGGGGCAACAATTCAAGAAAATGGTTCATTCTTTAAAGAACTGCTTGATCAACTTACCGTCTCAGCAGTAAATCAAGGAGCACCTGTTTTAATTGATATGTTTGCAGGCGATGTTGCTTATAGGATTAACGGACAACTAGGACTGGTTTTTGAATATGTGGGGTATATAAAAGATCATTGGGTTGGACTAACAAAAAAACCGCTATTGCGTCTAAACCAAGGACAATGGGATGCTTATTGCAACGACAACCTAAAGTTAACACAAGGGTTATTAGATGTAGTGGATGTCCTTGTTGTAGCTCCAAACTCACCCCGTCCTCCTGTTTGGCTACATCTTTCAAATGTGACGTGGCTTGAGTATTATTTAGGAATAGTCGCTCACGACGAAAGTGGTCTGTGGAATGAGTCTCCATTAAACCCAGATGTCCCACCTGACGACCCACCAACGAACGACGACCCACCAACGAACGACGACCCACCAACGAACGACGACTCACCAACAGTCGTTAGTATGGTTTTTCCAACAAGAACAACTATCAAAGGAAAAGTAGGTTGGAAAAATGTGAACCTTGAAGTAGAAAATTTCTTCGATGAATAGAAAACATTAAAATCGATTATTGACTGTTCGTTATTCTCCTCCTTATTGTCGTGTCCGTAAAAGTCGGATGATTACACCACAAAATGTGCAAATCAGATCACGACAAATAGAAAGAAATAAAAATCAAATAAAATGCAGATTTTATTGGCGGTTCTTCTAAATGGAAAGAAATCGGGCTTTGATCCCGACAATAGTGGTTCAAATCCACTACTGCCATTACAGATATGGTGCCAACAGTAACATAGGTGTTTACCAAACATCGGGTATGGATTCAAATTCCATTATCCGCTTTAGAATAAACTTTTACATTGGAGTGTCGCATAACTGGCAATGCACGAAGCTGTTAACTTCGAAGATGATGGTTCAAATCCGTCCGCTCCAGCTAAGTCTAGGTATGGCGCAACCGCAATTTGCTTCCGACTAGATTATCTCAAAATAAACATACAAAATATGAGATAAAATTAGGTATTGACAAATATAAAATAGTATGATATAATAGTGAAACACAATAAAATCGTTATTTTATTATAATATGAAAGGAAAAATATATGAAAAAAATAGAACATTTCAAAAAAGAACTTGAATATATAAAAGATCCAAAAATTAAAGAGTTTGCTGAAAAAGCCATTGAAAGTCTGCCAAATTATTTTTTTGAAATACCCTCTTCGAGTTCTGGGCGTTATCACCCCCAATATGCACTCAATAAAAGTGGGCTGATTCGCCATACGCGTGCATGTGTCATGTTTGCTATAGAATGTTTTAGGCTTGAATGGTACAATATGTTTACAGAAGATGATAAAGATTTAATTATTACAAGTTTATTGTTGCATGATGGATTTAAAAATGGAACCAATGGCTCAATATATACCGTAAAAAAACATCCAGTTATTGCATCTCAAAACATAAAACAAAATAATACTTTAAATGGAATTATATCGGAAGAGTATCGCAATACGATTTGTGACAATATATTAATTCATATGGGTGGATGGCGTTTTAGCAAAGGCGGTAAAGAAATAATGCCAATGCCCAAAACAAGAATGCAAAGACTAGTTCATTTTATTGATTATGTATGCAGTAGAAAAATGTTTGAGGTAAATTTTGATGTAAAAATAGAAAGAGAGGAGAAATAATGTTATGCAAAGAAACGGGTGATTATTCTGATGGTTTGACTAAAAAGAAATAAATATAATAAATAAAGGAGATACGCAAAATGGTTATGGAACTAAAACGAGCGCAACGTAAAAGCGCAAAACTAAAACTGGGGATAAGTAGCCCCTCCGGTGGCGGGAAAACTCTGGGCTCATTATTAATTGCTTATGGATTAATGAAAGAATCTCATCCAAAACTGTCTGACGAAGAAATATGGGCCAAAATTGCCATTATAGATAGCGAAAATGGTTCCGGTGAACTATATGTTGGGGCAGAAGTCAAAAATCTTGTTATCGGTGAATATGCTGCCATTACGCTAACATCCCCGTTTACTGCCGAAAAATATGTTCAAGCTATGGAAGTTTGCGAAGAAAACAACATGGAAGTCGCTATTATTGATAGCACAACACATCTTTGGAGTGGAACGGGTGGCTTGCTAGAGCAACAAGGAAATATTACGAAACGAACAGGAAATAGTTGGTCTGCATGGCGAGATATAACCCCTATGCACAACAAATTTATTGAGAAAATGCTTCAATGCAATATGCATGTTATTGCCACAATGAGATCTAAGACAAAATTCGTTCAGGAAAAAGGTTCTGACGGACGAACAATTGTTCGCAAAATTGGATTAAATCCAATTCAGAAAGACGGGATGGAATTTGAGTTCACCACCTTCTTCGAAATAGACGCAGAACATAATGCATTTGGTTCAAAAGATAGAACAAATACGTTTGATCAAGAATATTTTGTGATCACGCCCGATACTGGTAAGAAACTAATGAAATGGTTAAAGGGCGGAACAAGCAAAAAAACTAAAGTAATTGGTGTTGCTAAAGCAGATCCAAAAGAAGCATTAGCCGATATGCAAGGAGATGTCGTAGCTCTTTGTCAAGAATTAGGTGGAAGTAAAAATGAAGACCTAATGACTGTATTGAAGAAATACGAAAAGAATGGAAATCCAAACAAAATTAAAGATATTAAAAAGTTGAAAGAACTTCAAACAAAATTAAACGATATGAAAGAGGCCAAGAATGCTTAACTTTAGTAATACACAAAGAGTAAAAATTTGGAAGATTGACAAAAAAAATAATTATGCAGAAGTACGTATGGGTAGCTCCCGAAAAGAAAAAGATTCAAAAGAATATAAAAACTCTACGTGGTCTTTCACAAGATTCGTTGGAACCGCATTTAAAAAGATCGATGAACTATCGGTAGATGACACCATTGTTTTAAAAGGTGCGGGCATTAAGTTAGAACCTTATACAGACAATGAAGGTAATGTAAAATATCCAAAATTTCCACAACTTGTAGTATTCAACTGGGAACCGTTTGCATATGAAGATAGTGGACAAACTTCGAGTGGAACCAAACCTCCTACCGTAGTAAGTTCTGACGATGAAGAACTTCCCTTCTAGGTAGAATATTTGCAAGACAACAAGATAAAGGGTTGGGCATAATCTCAACCCTTTTATTTTATAAAACTGAATGGAGAATAAATGCTTGTAGATAAGCAATTGATTATTGATGCAAAAGAGAAAATAGGAGCAAAAGTGGCTCTTACCATAGCTAAAGATTTAGAATTAAAAGAATTCGATGAAATAAACTTAAAGTCATTATGCCCTTTTCATGATGAAGATACTCCATCCTTTATTTGGAATCAACATTTAAATAATTTTCATTGTTTTGGTTGTCAAAAGAATTATGATATTATTGAACACTACATGTCTTTTTATAAAATAACATTTCTAGATGCCGCACAAAAACTTTTTGAAGAAACAGATACAGAATATGCTTTCGGCGAAAAAGGTGTTCAGAAATATAAAAATTACAAGTATCCATTCTATGATAAAAATGATAATCGGAAAGACGTTGAAGATTATTTAAAAATAAGAAGAATATCAAAAGAAACATTAGATTATTGTGATGTTCAGCAAGATAATAATCACAATATTGTTTTTAATTTTTGTGATAGTAATGATGTACTTACATTAGTTAAATATCGTCCCGCAAAAAAAATTGAGCATGGCGAAACAAAGTCATGGTGTCAACCAGAATCTAGCACCAAACCAATATTGTTCAATATGAATAGAATAGATGTAACTAAACCGCTCTTAATTAACGAAGGGGAAATTGATTGTCTTGCATCAATAGAATCGGGTTATACAAACTCCGTATCTATTCCCCTAGGGGCAGGAAATACAGGATGGATTGAAGAAAATTTTGAGTGGCTTGAACAGTTTGACAAAATAATTATATGGTCAGATAATGATGTCTCTGGAATGAAGATGCGCAAAGAAGTTTGTTCAAGATTAGGAATGTGGAGAACTTTTTATGTAGATTTACCACAGACACTTAAGAATGAAGACGGGAAAGATATTAGGGTAAAAGACACTAATGAAGTTTTATTCTTTTTTGGAAAAGGAAAAGTTATAGATCTTATTGAAAATGCCCAAGATTTTCCGATCGATGGGGTTATCAACTTAGCAAGAGTGGAGCCTTTTGATTTAGAGGCTGCCCCTGGTCTTTACACGGGATTAAAAAATGTCGATAATATTATATATAAATTTCTTTTCGGCAGTGTTTTAATGGTAACTGGAAGAACAGGGTCGGGCAAAAGTGCTCTTATTAGTCAACTATTTATTTGCGAACCATTGAATCAAGGACATGATGTTTTTATATATTCAGGTGAATTGGGTAAAGATCTTGTTCAGTCGTGGTTAGAACTTTCAATGGCTGGTCCAGAAAAAATTAAGATGAGAGATAGAGATATTCACGTTGTTGACGGTCGGGCAATAGAAGAGATGCATAATTGGTACGACGAAAGAGTTTGGCTATATGAAAAAAATAGCAATAGTTCTGAAGACATTCTTGAAAGAGCCGTTGCATCTATTCGCAAGTACGGTGTAAAAGTAATACTGTTAGACAACTTGATGTCTATTGATATTGATGCAGATAGTCAAAGCTTAAACCAAAAGCAAAAAGAATTTCTCAACAAATTGAACCAATTGGCTCTATTATATAACGTGTTGGTAGTTTTAGTTGCTCATCCAAAAAAATTTCAAAGTGGAACTGATTTGTCAATTGACGATATATCTGGCGCAAGCGAAATGCCAAATACTGCACAATATGTGATGGCAGTAAAACGTTATTGGAAAAAAGATAAGGATGGCATAAAAAAACAAAACGGAAGAGGATATGTTGTCCAGCCCACCGAGTATGACGGAGAAATTACGATTAAGAAAAATAGATACACCGGACGAGTTGGAAAGGTTGACCTATTTTTTGACTATCCTAGTTACAGGTTTTATAATACTCCAAAAGAACTTTGGAAACGATATAAATGGAATAAGGATAAAAGTCCTTTGCCCACACATGACCCAAATAAACATTCAATAATGCCTGAAGAAATGGAGTAAAATGAAAAAATATAATAGTGGTATTTACAAAATACAAAACCTTCTTGACAGAAAAATATATTTTGGCGGCGGAATTTTAAAAGCAAGAGAATATTATAATTTTTATGGATTAAAAAGAAATATTCATCATAATTCCAACCTTCAAAAAGCATATAATAAAGATGGAAAAGAAAACTTTGAATTTATTACGCTTTTATATTGTGAACCAGATGAACTTATTAGGTATGAACAATTTTTTGTTGATAAATATAGACGTTCTGGATTATTATACAATATTTATTTAGACGATGTTAGCCGTGGTTTAGGAACTAAAAGACCTTATAAAGTAAGACAGCGAATGTCAATAGCAAAAAATGGAAAATACAACGGAGTAAAAAATCCATTTTATGGCATGAAACATACGGATGAAACTAAAGCACGAATATCCGAAGCAACCAGAGGGATAAACAGCGGCAACATCATTAAGAAAAAAGTCATATTAAAAATACGCAAAATGCTTATTGAAGGTCTTCTTCAGAAAGATATTATGATAAAACTCAATATTAGTAGAGGAACAATTTATCGAACAAAAATAGGGTTTTATGATAAGATATATAATTTACCCAAGAAACAATATACGCCAAAAGCACCTGTTGTTGAAAAAAACGATATATTAAAAGTCCGCGATATGCTTGCCTCAGGAATGTTCCAAAAAGACGTTGCGCAAAAAATCAACAGAAGCGAGTCTACAATACGTAAAATTAAAAATGGTGATTATGATAAAAAGTATGGTTTGACGAAAATAAAGTGGATCAACACAACCCGTTTTATAAAAAAAGAGATTGTGTTATGTATAATAAAAAAACTTAATCTTGGAATAACCCAAAAAAATATCGCAAAGCAACTAAATATTAGTCAATCCACCATAAGCAAAGTTAAAAGGGGATTTTATAATAATACTTATAATTTAGAGGACATTAATGACAAACAATAATTATGATTTTATATTAAAAAATAGGCGATGGTCATTTTCAAGTGTCAACAGCTTTAAAACATGTCCGATGGGTTTCAAACTCACTTACATTAACGATGAAGAAAGAGAGGGGAATATTTTCGCGGATTTCGGTTTACTTATTCACTTTGTTCTCGAATCATTTTTTCTAAATGAATTAGAAGTATGGGATCTTCTTCAATATTATGTTGATAATTTTGATGAATTCTTAAAGTCAATCCCGCCCGCATTTCCTAAAAATATGTTAGATATTTATTATCAAGCAGGATTAAAATATTTTGAAAATTTTGGTTTTGATAAATCTTTGTACGAAGTTATTTCTGTAGAAGAAACAATTGACTCAAGTTACCACGATTTCGAACTAGTCACAAAACCTGATCTTATACTCAAAGAATTATCTACTAGCGAATATCACTTGATTGATTTTAAAACCGCAAGACTTAAAAAAAGTTCTAAGGATAAAGAAAAACAATTAAGCACATATATGAATCAATTTAATCTATATAGCTACTTTTTTGAGCAAGAAAAAGGAATTCATATTGATAAAATAATTATTTGGTTTATTAGAGATGGGATTGAAGTTGTCAAAGAAGTAATTTCTTCCGATGTTCAAGAAACACTATTATGGTTTGAAAATACTGTTAATCAGGCTATCAAAGAAGAAGAGTGGATAGCGAAAGATAATGGCTACTTTTGTAAGGAAATTTGTTCGATGCGAAATTTCTGTCCTGCAAGGGCTAATTTTGCATAACACAAGCAAAAATGACCTCTTAGAATCATCTCTAAGAGGTTTAAATAAATATAGGCATATATTCATATCAATAAAACCTTGACAGAATATTGATATTATGGTATATTTATAAAATAGGAAGAATATAAAAATGAATTATGTAAATTACCATCGACATTCCTATTATAGCAATATAATCATATCGGATTCGACTGTCTCGCCAGAAGACTATGCAAAACGCGCAATAGAACTTAATCAAACAGTCCTATCTTCATGTGAACATGGCTCACCAGGAAGATACATTGAGTCATATGAATTGGCTAAACAACATAATCTCAAATTCTTATTTGCTACAGAAGCATATTTCGTCAAAGATAGAACTGAAAAAGATAGAACAAATGCACACATAGTTCTTTTGGCTAAAAATGAATTCGGTAGAAAGGCAATCAATCGAGTTCTTTCAGAGTCTAACTTGACTGGATTTTATTATAGACCAAGAATAGACATGGAATTACTTTTATCTTTACCTTCGGATGATGTATGGATCACCACAGCTTGTTTGGCGGGACTCTGGCAATACGAAGATTATGAAGAATTGATTTTGAAAATATCAAAACATTTTGGAAAAAATTTCTTTTTAGAAGTTCAATACCATCATACTGAAAGTCAAGTAGAATTAAATAAAAAAATTATTAATTTATCTAATAAACATAATATAAGTATCATATTCGGAACAGACTCTCATTATATTTATCCTGATCAAGCACAAGAAAGAGATGATTATCTTTTATCAAAACATATTGAATATGAGGATGAAGATGGATGGTTCTTAGATTATCCACCTTGTGATACGGCAATAAAAAGATTTCAAAAACAGGGAGTGCTTAATAAGTACCAAATTGAAGAAGCAATTAATAATACAAATATATTTAATGAAGTTGAAGTTTATGATTCCATAATTTTTAACACTGATATGAAGCTTCCTTCGCTCTATCCTCATTTAATCCAAGAAGATAAAAATAAGATGTTGTCCGATTTAGTTTGGCTTAAGTGGGATGAAGAAAAAGATAAAATAGTTCAAAGCGATTGGATGATGTATAAATCCGAAATTGAAAAAGAATTGTCCATTATTCTTGAAACAGGTATGGCGGACTATTTCTTATTAGATTATGAAATAATAAAAAAAGGTAAAGAAATGGGTGGGCATTTAACTCTTACGGGAAGAGGGAGTGGACCAAGTTTTTATATATCTAAACTCCTTGACTTTACAACAATCGATCGCATATCTTCAAAAGTAAAATTATTCCCTGAAAGATTTATTACCAAAGAACGTATTTTAGAAACAGGGAGTTTACCTGATATTGATTTCAATATCGGCAATCCCGAAATTTTTATACAGGCTCAAACCGAAATCATGGGTGAAGATCATTCATATCCTATGTTAGTCTATGGGACAATTCGCCCCAAATCAGCATGGAAATTATATGCCAGAGCAGTAAATATTGATTTTGAAACCGCCAATCAAGTGTCTGAAAAAATTGGCGAATATGAAAAAGCGCTTATTTATTCAGAAGAAGATGAAAAAGAAGATGTAGATATTTTTGATTATATAGATCGTCAATATAGAAACTCATATCAAGAAAGTACAAAATATTTAGGTGTTGTCGCGCAAGCAGGTGTTCATCCTTGTGCTCATCTCATATTTAATCAGAACATAAAAGAAGAAATAGGTTTAATTAGAATCAAAAATAATATATGTTGTTTGATGGATGGCGACTGGTCTGAAAGATATAGTTTTCTTAAAAATGATTTACTCAAAGTAAATGTTGTAGAATTAATTCACCGAGTTTATAAACGCATTAAGGTAGAACCCCACCCATTGCCCGAACTTATAGAAATATGTAAAGACAATAAAAAGGTATGGAATGTTTATGCAAGTGCTTGGACGATGGGGATCAATCAAGTGGAACCAACAACAACAGCCGGACGAGTAGCAAAGTACAAGCCAACAAATATCTCAGAAGTTTCGGCTTTTGTCGCTGCAATTAGACCTGGATTTAAAAGTAATTATAAACAATTCGAGTCAAGAGAACAATTTTCATATGGCATTCCTTCGCTAGACTCTATAATTCAAACAAAAGAATTTCCTCAAAGTTATTTGCTTTATCAAGAAAACGCTATGCAAGTACTTGGTTATGCAGGAATTCCAATGCATGAAACATACGACATTATAAAAAATATTGCTAAAAAGCGTTATGAAAAAATTCGTAAATATAAAGATATTTTCTTATCTGGAATGACTGAAAAAATTATTGTTTTAGAAAATAAGACAAGAAAAGAAGCAGACAAAATTGCCCATATGACTTGGCAAATTGTTGACGATAGTTCGCGGTATAGTTTTAATAGTTCTCATGCGTATAGTGTTGCGGGAGATTCTTTATATGGGGCATATTTAAAGTCACATTATCCTGTTGAATTCTATGAAGTATTATTGAATATACTTGAAGAGTCTGGAGATAAAAACAGGTTGTCAAAAACTATTGCCGAGGCAGAAAGAGCATACGGAATAAAATTTCCTCGTCTTAAGTTTGGACAGGATAATAGACATATCAAAGGTGATTCCAAAACAAAAGAAATTACACCTAGTTTAAAAACCATTAAAGGATTTGGAAGTAAAATTGGTGAAAACTTATATTTGTTAGGACAAAGTAATTATAATTCATTTTTAGATTTTCTTATAGATGCAGAAGAAAAAGGTTATAAGAGCAAGAAATATGAATCTCTAATAAAAATTAATTATTTTGATATGTTTGGTGGAAACCTAAAACTTTTAAAAATATTTGATGAATTTACTTCCGGTAAAAGCAGGTATTCTCGAAAACATACAGATAAAACAAAAGAAAAAAGAATTATTGGTTTACGGGAATTTAGTGATAAAGCAAAAGATGAAAAACTTCCTATTATAGAGCAAATAATATCTGATCAAGAAATATTGGGATATGTTAATACAATATATCCTAATATTGATAAAAGATATATAATTGTACAATCTCTTAGTCTGAAATTCGCCCCGCGTGCTTCTGTGTACTGCCTATCCAACGGACGAGTAGTAAGCTTAAAAATATATAGAAAAACATATGATAATAATATATTTTTGGGCGGTGACATCCTATACTGTCGAAACTTTGAGAAAAAAAATCCCGTCAAATTTGTCAATGGAGAATATGTTGATGACATGAATGGCAAAATGCAGTATTGGTTAACTGACTATGATGTTATTCAGCCAGAAGCCTTTGATAAATTGAAAAGGAACTATGATAAAAAGAATTGATTTGGGTGGAAGAAGGTTTGGAAAATTATTGGTAATTGACTATAGTGGAAATCGTTATTGGAATTGTTTGTGCGACTGCGGGAATTATAAAACTATAAGACATGACCATCTGTTGAACGGAGATACAAGAAGTTGTGGATGCTTGAGACATAAAGATTTGGCGAGAACCAAATTCAATAAGCTTTTAGTTATTTCGCGATCAGACAAACCTAAAAATGTAACAAATAGAAGTTTTTATTGGCGATGTTTATGTGATTGTGGAAACTATACTATAGCATCCACTAATGCATTGAAACGCGGACGAGTAAAATCTTGCGGTTGTTTAAAACATAAAGACAGATATATTGACATAACAGGACAAAGATTCTCGAGATTATTAGTAATAAAAAAGTTTGACAAAACTGATGGCAATGTAATTCGGTGGTTGTGTCAATGTGATTGTGGAAAAACAAAAATAATATCGGGGCAAAGTTTAAAAAGTGGATTGACAAAAAGTTGTGGATGCTTATCTATAGAAAAAACCACTAAAAGAAATCAATTACGAAAAGGACATAATAAATACGACCTTGCCGGGACATATGGTATTGGTTATGACAGTAAAGGCAAAATATTTTATTTTGATTTAGACGATTATGATAAAATTAAGAATTATCGATGGTATGTTACAAAAAAAGGATATGTTGCAAGCAGTTATCTTCCGTCTGGTAGTAAAAAAGACGGAAAGATATCAATTGCTATGCATAGAATAATTACAAACTGTATTGACAAAAAATTAGTTCCAGATCATATAAATCACATTAATTATGACAATCGAAAAAGTAATTTAAGAGTTGTTACTTATTCTCAAAACAATCAAAATAAAATTATTTATAAAAAAAATACTTCTTCTGGACGTATGGGAGTTTGTTGGCAAAAAAGTATAAACAAATGGTATTCATACATTAATATCAATAAAAGAAGGATCAATTTAGGGTATTATGAAAAATTAGACGACGCTATAAAAGCAAGAGAATTAGGCGAGATTGAGTACTTCAAAAAATATAGGTGTGGACAACCTAACCCTTGACAAAATGTAAGATGTATGGTATTATAATAGAAACAAAACAACATAAAACAGTAATTTTATCATGTTTAAGGAGAAAATAAATGACTAAACTATTAGCGTGTAGGTGTGGTGGAGAACCATTTTATTCGTTGCGTCATGTAGATGGTTATGGAGATTCAGAACAGGTTACTTGTAGTATGTGTGGCATTACGACTGGTGGCATGTATGCGGAGGGTGTAGCTGTAAAAGTATGGAACGAGCGCGCACCAGACCCACGACTTCTAAAGGCGATTGAGGAGATAGAAGAAGCAACGGAGAAACAAATAGAATTATATGGGCAAGAATATTTTACTGGGAAAGCAGATTCAGTAACGATTTTAAATAAGCATATTCCGAAGGTGAAAGATGAATAGAACTGCTATAATTGGTGCTAACGTAATTATGGAAGTCCAATCGGGGCATTTAGCAAAACAGGAAGGTATTGGGTATAGAAATGAAAATTAGTGAATTACTTAAAATTTTAAGGGCAAAGAAAAAAGCGTATGGAGATCTTGAAATCAGAGTTTATGATCCTGATTGGCGGGCATATTATAATATTGATGTAAAATATATTGAAAAAACAAATGATGAAGGCGATGATTTTCTTTGTTTAAATACCCCTTCAAATTAATATAATAAAAGGCAAAACAAATGATTGCAGATAAGCGATTGAATAAAATTAGAAAACTAGTTAACATTATCTATACGGCAAGAAGTGTAATAGAAATAACTGTTGCCGCAAATGAACTTGTTAAACTATCCAAGGAGATAAGGCATGAAAAACGCATTAGATTATATTCTGGCGGATAATGTTAATATGGCTTTTCTTTGGAATGAAAAACAGATGGTTGTTATAAATGCAGCAAGAAAAGAATTAAAAACCCTTCGCCGACAGAATAAAGATTTTATTGATGATGCAAAGGCGTTGACAAATTCTATTGCGTCCTTAAAGGATTTTGTAAATCTAAGTGGGCTTACATTCAAGAAAAAAGATGGTTCAGGTATTGGTAGTGGAGAAGCGTTGGTGTTCGGACAGTTTATAACTAATATAGATGAGGCAATAGAACAACACAACGCCCTCATGCAGAAATATAATAAAACCACATAAAATAGTTCTTTTATGTGGTTTAATAAAAAAGGAAAAATGAAACAATTAATGTTATTAGAAGTTCGTGGAAGAACCAAGCCGTGGGATTTTATTGTCGAAGGCGATAGTGACTATCTGGAAGAATGGAGAGAAGACGGTCTTGATATCAATCCGCTAGTCAATGTAATTCCTGAATGGGTAGTAGACATAGGACTTTTACGACCATGGTGTTTTTTTCAAGATCTATTAAATAGTAAATGGGCTGGAAGAATTTTGATAGGTTGCATTATTGTTGGAATTATAATATCGGTTGTATAATAAAATCGGTATGATAAAATGATTCTTTTATGCGGTTCAAGAAAACATAAGGAAAAGTAAAATGAAAATTAAAAATAGACAAGGCGTGTGGATCAATACTAGAACTGATTGGGGATATGAAACCAATGCAGATTTTGTGCTTGCATTATTGGAGCATGGGGAAATGACAAGGGATGTTTTATCTGAAATTTTGAATCTAGATAGTTTACCAGACGACTTGAATAAAAAAATTCGAAAAGTTTTGGACAGAAATAATTTTTAGAGATCTCACAATAAAAGGAGAAAAATGAGCAAAATTGAAGAACTGCGTAAGATTACAGAAGAAGTAAGGGAGAAAAAAAATGCAGATTGGGAATCTATTCGTGTAAAGTTTTTTAATGGAAAGTTGTTCGAAAGAATACTGTCTGATTTTGAAGAAGAGGCATTACTGGTGGCTCAAAAGGGTGAGCATATTGCTTTTATCAGGATGGATACATATTTTCCTCGTGGCGTTATTCCGGACAATGGTGAAAGTCTGCTTGACTATGCTATGACAAGGACTGGCTATTTTTATTCGTCCGATAAAACAAACGATGGTGGGCGTACATTGGGATTTTCGTGGTAATATTGAAACAACATAAAATGATGTTTTTATGTGGTTTAGAGGAAAAATGAGAAAACAAGAGCTGTTAGACGAAGCATATAAGAAAGAAACAAGAGAGACATTTTCTACGAAAAAAGATAGACGAAATCTTTGGCTAAAACATGGTGTCGTACATGGCGATCTTCTTGTTGTACAGAGGATTTACTATTGGTTACGTTGGAAACTTACAGGACAGAAACTAAATTTATGGAAAATGACACCACACTATGTTGTGTTGAATAAAGATTTTTTAAAGGATATGTGGTTTGAAGATATAAAGGAGATTTAAAATGAAATGGATTTCAAAGCGCCCTATTTATGATGACAGTAGATATATAAAAAAATTTTTACTCTTCCCCATAAAAGTAAAAAGAGAAGTATGTTGGTTAGAAACAGCATATATTTTCCAAGTATGGAATCATGGATGGAAAAATAAATTTTTTATTACAGAGGAATATTACAATGATTTTGACCAAAAAAGGAAAGACAAATAAAATGCATCTTTTATGTGGAAAAAGGAAAAAAATAAATGAAAACAATTGACATGAATTGGAGAGGGTATTCATTCTCTGCCAACGACGACAAGGATAGATCAACGCATGACAAAATACTTATTAGAGTAGATAAATATACTTATGCTGAATTTACAAGAGATGCTATATTAGAGTTGATAAGGGAACTGGCTGAATACATTGAAGATGACGATGCCGCTGAAAATGACATATTACAAACTCAACGGACTAAATTAGAATTAGGGGCAACGGCGGCAGAATTTGTGGTAGGACCAATCGCAGAAGAATTGGCGTTGTGTATGAGATATTTCGAGAAGAATATCCCGACAGAAGAAACAGAATTCCCTCCAATTAAAAACTTCTTTCTACATCCATTAATAGAGGACATAGAAAATGATATAATGGCTCATGCGATTGAATATCCTGACCACGGTTTTAAAATAAAAGTTGAATGGATTCCTTCAGCTAAGAAGAAAACAAAATGATAAAAATATATTCAGGAGCATTATCAAGATACTTTGAAAAATTTACATTAAATAAAGACGACCCATTTTACATATTTTTTCCTTGTAAAAAAACATGGCGTGGAATAGAGGTAATTCCAACAGAATGTAGCAAATGGGCAAATGAGATTGGTTCTTATAGAATGATATTTGATGAAAACAATCTCAAATATAATTCTTTTGCGATTACGAAGGAAGGTATTGAAATACAAATTTCTAAAAACAGATTAATAGAAAGCCAAGAACAATTAGTCAACGAAATAAGCCAAGGATTTTTGGTGCCTTTAAAAACCAAATAAAATACATATTTTATGTGAAAAGGAATATAAAAATGGAATATGAAATAGTAATGGAAGAACGGATGACTTTAAACAGTGCAGAAATCGATGCATTTATGTCGCTTGTAGGCGAAACGACTAGAAAGCAAAAAATGGGTTTTAGAGTCTCTGAATCAGACTCTAATTTATTGGATGAAGTTTATTTTGAGGTGTGTGATTTGCGCAGACAGAATAACATAGAAACCACATAGAATGATAAGAAAAATATATCTAAGATTGCTTTTATGGGGTTTTAGAATCGGCGCATTTTTTCATTGGGAGTTTGCAGAAGACCAGTGCGAGGATTTAGAACTTGCTCTTAACGATGAGTTTATTGCTGGTATGAGAAAAATAATTAAAGCTGTAGAATCTACGGATTTTGATATTGGTAAGGTAAAAAAGGTTGATAAGTTATAGTAAAAAACCACATAAAATGAGGGTTTTATCATAAAAGGAAAAAATATGGCGGCAATAGCATACGATAATAATGGAAATATAAGGATACCAAAAAAAGAAAATAAAAAGGAGAAAATAATGAGTGCACTAAGTGATTATGTGAACGTAAAAAATTACAAAATAGAAATAGATGGCAATACTATGGGAGATTCAATTTTGAGCGGAGAAGTAAGTATTGGATTTGATTGGGCAGAAGAAAATAAAAAAGTTTTTACCAAGGAGATATTAAAAAGCATGAAAAACAATAATGAATTTACTTTTATGAACAGGATAGGAGAGTTTGCAACATATATTCAAAATGAAACAAATTACGAAAATCTAGTACCAAAAAGAGTTATCTATAATGGGCGCACCACTATTTGCAAATGGAAAGATGGTACAAAAACAGTTGTCAAAGCAACTAAAGATGATAATCCAACACATGAGCACGGCGTAGCCATGGCAGTTATTCGAAAACTATTTCCAAGCCGACAAGAATTTCTTAGGTTGGTGGATAGTGGATATGATGTGATTGAAGAGACAAAGAAAAGAGAGATAGAAAAAGCAGAACGAAAAGAAATTGCGAGACTTGAAAAAATAAGAATAAAAGATGAAAAAGAACGTGCAAAAGCAAAACTTGGCGAGTTTATCGTAAAGGAATAAGTAATGGACAAAATCAATGTACTTGCAAAAAACATTATAGCTATGCTCATGGATTACGATGAGTCGCTTGCTGATTTTTTTATTGAATTAGATGAAATCGATAAAAAAGAACTCATGAGTGATTTAGAAGATATAATTTATATTGCCACAGAAAAATATTGGGCATAGATAGAATGAAACATGGAGTTTACAAAATTGAAAATATTTGTGATAAATCATTATATATTGGATCGGGGAATCTAAAGGAAAGATTTTATCATAACTTCAATGATCTAAAAAGAAATGCCCACTATAATTCCAATTTTCAAGAATCGTACAATTTATACGGCAAAGAAAATTTTGAATTTATTGTTCTTTTGTATTGTGAATCATTTGAGTTGATTCGTTATGAACAATTTCTTGTAGATAAATATAAAAATTCTGGCTTATTATATAATGTTTGTATTTATGATGTTCAAAACAGAAAAAAAGTTAAAGCAACCCAAAAAACGCGTGCAAAAATGTGTAAAAGCCATCCCGATATGAGAGGTAAAAACAATCCTATGTGGGGGAAGAAGGGAAAAAATAGCCCTCTTTATAGAAGGTATAACGGTAAAAGCAATCCTTTTTATGGCAAAACACATACTTCAGAGACAATTGAAAAGATGTCAGGAGAAAATAATCATGGCATTATAAAAGAAACAATAGTAAGGCAGGTAATAGATCTGTTGGAAAAGAAAGTATTACAAAAGGATATTGTTAAAAAAACTGGTATTAGTTTATCTACTATAGCAAAAGTAAAACAAGGATTTTATAATGATATATATAATCTTCCAACGAAAAAATATATTCGCGGAAATACTAAAGATAAAGAAATAGTTTTAGAAATTTTACAACTATTGAATAAAGGAATGATACAGTCTGATATTGCCAAAAAATTAAACGTTGGAATAGGAACAGTTTATAAAGTAAAAAGTGGTGGATACAATAAGACTTATAATTTAGAAAATAATGAAAAAAATAATAAATGAAAACAATAATTCTCGACGTAGACGATGTTATTTTGGATCTTGTTCCTAACTGGTTAAGACTTTATAATAAAGATTTTAATGATAATTTAACAACAGAACAAGTTACTGAATGGAATATTACAAAGTTTATAAAACCAGAGGCAAAACAATCTATTTATAAATATGTTCACGGTGGTGAAGTTTTTCGAACTGCTCAACCAATTAAAGGCGCCATAAAATCAATTCTCCAAATTATATCTTGGCAAAACAATAGAATTGTTTATGTAACGGCTGGCGATCCTATGGATGCTAAATACAATTGGTTATGTAAACATAAAATACTGTTTCGTCGAGAAGATTTTGTGACGGCGTTTGATAAAAGTTTAATAAGAGGATTTTCAATTTTGGATGATAAATATGAAAATGTTGTTGGGTTTAAAGGAAAACAATATCTTTTTGATCGTCCGTGGAATAGACATTATAATGCCCCCAATAGAATATATGATTGGAAAGAGTATATGACACAACTAAGAAAGGATTTAGAATGACCGAAATGCGAAATGATTTAACAGGACAAAAGTTTGGCAGATGGAAAGTAATTAAATTCAGTCATATGGACAAAAGACAAGGAGCTCACTGGTTATGTGAATGCACCAACGACGGAAACAGAAGAGTTGTAAGTGCTGGTTCTTTAAGAAGCGGAAATTCAAAGAGTTGCGGATGTTTAAGTTCAGAAATAACAGCTAATAGGAATAAAAGAAATGCAAAATGGCAGGGTGATTCTACTACTAATCCAAAACTATATAATGCGTGGAATCATATGAAACAAAGATGCGAAAAAGATTATGTTCATAGCAAAAAATATTATAAAGACAGGGGAATTAAAGTTTGTAATGAATGGCAAAATTATAATATTTTTAAAAAATGGTCATTGAAAAATGGTTTTGGGAAGGATTTATCTCTAGACAGAATTGATAATGACGGAAATTACGAACCTACAAATTGTCGATGGGTTGACGCACAAACACAAGCAAACAACACACGCACAAATCACCGAGTTGTTATAAACAATGTTTCAAAAACTTTAATGGAGTGGGAAAGATTTAGTGGGATTAAACGAGAAACTATTGCTTACAGAGTAAAAGCAGGATGGAAAGACCAAGACTTATTAAATCCGCCTAAAATTCAAGCGAAAGAACAAGGTTATGGAAAAAATTAAAGTTATATTATTGTCGGGCAAGGCGGAATCAGGTAAAACATCTGTCGCAAAAATACTAAAAAAGAAATTAGAACAAGAAAATAAAAAAGTGTTGTTGATCAATTTTGCCGATTATCTTAAATTTGTTTCGCAAAAATATCTTGGATGGAATGGGATAAAAGACAAGAAAGGGAGAGGCATACTCCAATTTGTAGGTACGGATTTAGCGAGAAAAAAACAACCAGATTTTTGGGCAGATACAGTTGCAAGATTAGTTTTTGTATTGAATGATAATTTTGATTATTTTATTGCCGACGATGCAAGGTTTATTGAAGAGATGGAATGTTTTAAAGATCAAGATGTATTTTCAACAACAATAAAAATTGTCCGATTAAATTATGAAAATTCATTGACCGAAAAACAGAAACAGCATTTATCAGAAACCTCATTAGATAATTTCTTATTTGATTATATTATTAAATCTGAAAGTGGATTGGATTATCTAGAAAAAGAAGTCGATAAATTTTTAATACAATATAACAACAATAATAACAATAGAGAAAGATAACAACAATATGAAATTTCCAATGACACAAAGTTTTCGATTAACACAAAGTTTTTTGGACAAGTATAAAAAAATAAAACCTAACTTTGGTTTTAATGGTCTTGGGGAATTCGTCTTCATGAGAACATATAGTCGAATAACAGAAACAGGCAAAAATGAAACATGGCAACAGACCGTACAGAGAGTGGTTGAGGGAATTTATTCTATTCAAAGACAACATATTGAAGATTATAATCTAGGGTGGAATCAGACAAAATCTCAAAAATCTGCTCAAGAAATGTATGATAGAATTTTTAATTTTAAAATGCTTCCCTCTGGTCGTTCGCTCTGGGCAATGGGAACAAACATTATTAAAGAAAGAGGGCTGGCAGAAGCGCTATATTCATGTTGTTTCTTGACAACTGAAAATATCAATGAAAATCCTAGTAAACCATTCGCTAACGCAATGGATTTTCTTATGTGCGGAATTGGAATTGGAGCTGACCTAAAAGGGGCGAACAAAATTGTTGTAAAACAACCACATGAAAAAACACATGAATTTATTGTTCCAGATAGCAGAGAAGGGTGGGTAGAATCAATAGAGTTGTTGATCGATTCTTTTTTTGTCGGAAAAAACTATGTTTTTGACTATAGTTTAATTCGTAAGGCTGGCGAACCAATTAGAACATTTGGAGGAATTTCAGCAGGAAGCAAGCCATTAAGAGAACTGCACAAATCTATTTCGAAATTTCTTACAAAAAATATCGGTAAACCTATTACATCAAAAATTATTGCAGACATTTTTAACGTTATTGGTAAAGCAGTAGTTTCTGGAAACATTAGAAGATCTGCCGAAATTCTTATTGGTAGTTACGAAGATAAAGAGTTTATGGATTTAAAAAATTATAAAATTAATCCCGATAGACGATCTTATGGATGGTCAAGCAACAATTCAATCTATGCGGATATTGGAATGGATTATTCAGATAGTTCTAGTAGAACTATAAAAACTGGTGAACCAGGTTATATTTGGATAGAAAATGCCCGTAAATACTCACGTATAAGGGCGACTGAAGCAAATTATAAAGACAAGAGGGCATCTGGATTAAATCCTTGTTTTGCCTATAGTTCAAGACTCCTAACCTCTGATGGATATAAAAAAATTGGTGACCTTGAAGGAAAATCTATTCAAATTTATGATAAAAATGGAGAAAAAGTAAAAGCCGAAATTATTAGCAGTGGCAATAAAGAAGTCATTGAACTAAAACTTTCTAATCGTCAAACCATTCAATGTACACCGAACCATATGTTCATGACACTCGAAGGCAAAAAAACTATGGCAAAGGATTTGAAAAATCAAAAGATTATGCCATATATTAGATCGAAAACATTAGATGATAAATTTATCTTATTGGGATTTATTCAGGGAGACGGAAATTTAACTCGTCTAAATTCCAAGACACATAAGGGTCTGGAAATAAACGTTGGATTAAAAGATAAAGAAATTATTTTTCTGGCTGATAAATTAGGACTAAAATACACTCGCCCCCAAGAGGGAAGGACAATCTACGTTCAAGGATGGAATACCTATCTCTTAAGTCTTGATTTTGATGCATCTACTTTGCCAAATAGAGAATTTCCTTCGTCATATAATAACTTTACAAAAAAAGAGAAGGCTTCGTTCTTGAATGGTTGTTTTACCGCAAACGGATGTATTAATAACAAAGGAAGAATTACTTACAAAGCAACCAGCAACATTTTTATTAGCAAACTAAAAGAAACTTTAAAAAGAGATTTTGGCATTGATTCTTATATCACAACCAATAAACCCAAAATGACTAAATTTAAAAATGGAACATATCTTTGTAAAGAAAGCTATGATTTAAATATTGCAAAATTTGAGCACAAACTACAGTTTTTCAACGAGATTGGGTTTTACCACAAATATAAAACAAATATACTGAAAAAACATTTATTGAAAAAGTGTCCTTACGTTAGAAGCATCAGACCTATTGGGGTTCAACCAGTTTATGATTTTTCAATGGAAAAAACACATTGGGGTGTAGTCAATGGATTTATTGCCCATAACTGCGGAGAAATTACATTAGAGTCGGGAGAATTATGCAACCTTGTTGAAACTTTTCCAGACCACCATGAATCTTTAGATGACTATAAAATAACATTGAAATATGCCTACCTATATGCAAAATCGATTACGTTACTAAATACGCATTGGTCAGAAACTAACAGAGTAATGTTACGCAATAGAAGGATAGGGCTTTCAATGTCAGGGATTGCTCAGTTTGTTTCCTCAAGAGGATTGAACGAATTAAAGTTGTGGATGAAAGAGGGTTATGATACTGCAAAATATTACGACAAAATATATAGCGATTGGCTTGCTATTCCTGAGTCTATAAAAATAACAACCATAAAGCCGTCTGGAACAATCTCTCTTTTAGCGGGTGCAACCCCAGGCATTCATTTCCCAGAATCACAATATTATATAAGGCGAGTTAGGATCGCAAATAATTCCTCATTTATAAATGTACTCAAAAGGGCTGGACATAAAATAGAAAAGGTGATAGGACAAGAGGATACAACTAGTGTTGTTGAATTTCCTGTGTTTGTAGGAAAAAACATAAGATCCATCAACGATGTGTCTATGTGGGAACAATTGGGTCTCGCATCTTTCGTACAAAGAAACTGGTCTGATAATAGCGTCAGTGTTACAATTACATTTGGTAAGAAAGAAGAAAAAGATATTGCCAATGCTTTAAATATCTATCAGTTTCAATTAAAGGCTGTGTCTTTTTTACCAAAACTTAACAAAAATATTTATCCCCAAATGCCTTATGAAGCCATTACAGAAGAAGAATATAATACAATGGCTAAGAAATTAAAGCCTTTAAGATTCTCAAAAATGGAATCTACAAGAGCAATAGGCGAAAAATATTGCACTAATGATACATGTGAACTTTAATAAACAATAAAATTAAGGAATCAATACAATGAAACTAAACGAATATGTAAAATGGACAGGAAATACTTGCGCTAAATTAGAATCAAAATTTATGGACGACATTCATATGATATTTGGAATGTCTACAGAAATAGGGGAATTGCAAGATGTATATAAAAAACATATTGCATACAAAAAAAATATTGACTGGATAAATGTTGAAGAAGAAATAGGTGATATTATGTTTTATCTTGCTTCTTTTTGTCGTATAAATAATTTTGATCTAGAAGAAATACTTGAAACAAATGTTAAAAAATTAGAATCAAGATACCCAGATAAATTTACGGAATATCATGCTTTAAACAGAGATCTTTCGAAAGAAAGAGAAATATTAGAAAAATAAAAAATCGTAAAAAAAAGCCCCCGAAGGGGCTTTATAATTTGTTTTTAAATTTTATCCAAGAAATACATTCGCCAATAATCCTAAACCAGTTAAAACATTCATAATGATGGCAATTTTTACTTCTTTAGCAATATCTTTGCGTTCAAGGTGTTCATCCCACATTGTATCATTTTGAGATTTTATTCCTTTTTTACCATTTCCATTGATATCGGTATCAAGTTCATTGACTCTTTTAAAGTCAATTTTTCTATAAGCATGAATTTCGCGCATTTCTGATTTTATTTCATTCATGGCCTTTATTAGGTTTAAGTTAGTTTCATTTAATGTTTTTGTGAACTTAGAATCTTGTTCGTGTATTGCCTTCATTAGCTGGGTGTTAGTTATTCCTGCCATTTATATTCTCTCCTTTATGTATTTGGTGTTGGCAGATACATATACAATTCTTTCAGGAATTTTTATTGGCTGCCAGGTGATCCCACTGGCCTTTTCATATTTTGTTTCTCCTGCCTTTTCATAAATTTCGCCATCACGAGTAATAACTGAATGTGTTCGTGATTCAAATATCGGTTCTGAACGTCCCCATAATTGATTTACTAATATTTCAACGCGAGTTTTTTCGATTGGGTCTGGGGGAGTTGGAATAGTATTTTCATCGCCTATATAATCAAATAATTCTTGATTGGTGCCATTAAATCTGTTTAAGTCAAGGTTCTTTCCAGCAGATCCGTATTTTAATCCATCGCCATTTTCTGTAAATTGCCAGAATGTATAAGGAACATTATTATTTATCCACACAGAAGGCATAGATGGTTTTGATGCAAGTGTGTAGTTAGCAACCCATAAATCATATTTTAATGCCCAAGTTTGATTGACACTATTGACTAAACCATTCCAATATCCTTGAGAAGTATAAATGATTATCTTTGTTTCTGGTAATAATCGTTCTATCTCTTTTATAAATGCTTGTAATTCTGAGAATGTAGGTTTACCATAATTTGCTGTGTTTTCAAAATCAACAACTATCGGAAGTTCGCCAATATCGTGTTTTACTCTATCGACAAAAACTTTTGCGGTTTTAACTTGGTTGAATCCATGTATGACCCAGCCATACGCACCCCTTGCTATACCGGCTTTTTTTGCTTCAATCCAGTTTCGTTCAAATTGTTTGTCGTGCGTGTAACCAAATACGGCTCTCATAAAAGCGTATATTACATTTTCTGATTTAGCTTTGTCCCAATTAAATATTCCATTGTGGTGAGATACATCTATTCCACTCGTTCCATTCATTGATTACCTCCTATTTATTTTTATATTTTCCCTAGTTATGCAAAACACATAGATAGGAGTCGTTATTCATTTAAAACCACATAAAACAAACATTTTATTGGGTTCTTAATATCTATGTGGCAAGAGCAATTGCCATCACTTGACTATATTCAACAGTTGCGGTATCCGTACTATAGGCATAAGCCTGCATTTTTACAACAACGTCTCCCGCACTACAATCCCTTATAGCAAACGCCGTACCACTACTGAATAAAATAGTGTTTAGAATTTGCGGGGGGGCACTGCCGTCTATGTTTACACCTATAAATGCGTTCCAGCCACCGCTTGACTTGAAACCACCAGAAGCTATCCCTATTACTACACCGGCCTTAGCCAAGGTCAGTGTAACTGTTGCGGATGTCACATCTTGCCATGACGCCGTAGCAGATGAAGTAAAATTAGTTCCAGTTGCTCGCGCCCAATCTAAAACAATTGAACTGCCACCAGTTCCACTTACGGCAGACATAATATGTCCCAAAGCATCGACTTCTATGTTAGCATTAGTAAAAGAGCCAGCAGTAACCGCACTAACATTATGTTTTACAGTAGACCCAGTTGTATCTGACATTACACCAGAACCTTCTATAGTTGCAAGGCCGCTAACAAAACTACCCTCCGTTATACGACCATATACGTCTACTTCAACTTGATTATAGCTTCCTGACGCTATTCCTGTTTCACTTAAACCCAATGATCCCGAAACCACAGAAAGCATGCTTCCTGAATTGATAAATGACCCAGAAATATTGGTCTCGGAAGACACAATTATTCCTGAATCTATGGCGCTTCCGTCGCTATATCGAAGTAAATTGTTTTCCGTTCCCAAAGAATCAACATAAGAACCTGAAATTCTACTGCCAGAAGATACAACTACTCCCGAATCCGTTGCGCTTCCATTGACGTGTCGAAGCAAGTTATTCTCACTACCTAAAGATGCGATATATGAACCTGAAATTCTACTTCCCGAAGAAACAATTACGCCTGAATCTACGGCGCTTCCGCTAAAGTGTCTCAATAAATTGTCGTCCGTTCCTTGAGTGGCAACATAAGAACCCGAAATTCTACTTCCAGACGATACAACTATTCCCGAATCTATTGCGCTTCCACCAAAATGTCTCAACAAATTGTCATCACTTCCTTGGGCATCAATATAAGAAGCGGATATTTTATTATTTGCTAAAAATTCAACATAAGAACCTGAAATTCTACTGCCAGAAGATACAGAAACACCAGAATCTATAAGAACTTTACAGCCACTAACCATACTTAAGTTGTTTGCGGTTCCCAAAATACTTACTTGATCTGCAACTGTCGCACCAATTAAAGTAAATGACGTTCCATTATATTTGAAAAAATACTCTCTGTTTTTTTTTAGATCGCCTGCTTCTAATACTACTAAATCCCCATTATCATCTATTTTGTTAAGTGCTTTAGATGCCAATGCATTGATGCGAAGGTTTACTTCTCCGTCATTCTCAACATCCAGTCGTAAAGATAATACTTGATTTGTTTCATATGCCGAAATAGTAGAAACAGTTGCTCCATAATTATTTGAGCTAGCATATGAACCCGTAGTATTATAAATCGGCTGCTCCGCCATTAAATCTACAATAGAACCGTTTGCTAAATACGCAAAATCATCTATAAGTTGCATATTTGAACTAGAAACAGAACCAGCTATATCTGTACGAAAATCCAAGAATAAAGCAGATGCATCTGTGACATTACTATATGTTATTAAATCCAAAAAAGATGTTGTGCCTGTCATATTTTATTTTCCTTTTTTATATAATTTCTTAATATCATGATGCAGTATAATCTAAGGCAGTCAACGTTTGTCCATCCATTTCCCATAGTTCATCTGGATCATAGACCCATAAAGGATAGAACGTGCCTGTGCTCATAATAATATCAATAATAGCGATTTTTGGAACCGCAATAGTGACATTACCTAAACTCCATTCCATTATTGCGGTTGCTACAATCTTGATTCTTTTTAAGGTAATTTCTATTGGGAGACCTAAAGTTTGTTGCATTATAGCACTAATCAAAATTCTTTTAAGTTTAATTTCTGAAACAAATTTTTGTGTTAATGAAGACAGGGCAGTTATAAATATTCTTTTTAATTTTATCGTTGACGTTAATGCAATTGAACACGTCATTGTAAAAACAACTGTAATACCCTGAACTATTCTTGCTAACCAAGAAGTTAATGTTGACGCACCATCTATAATAATATCAAATAAATTCCATTTGCTTATAGTAGATGAAAAACTATGGCTATCGGATAAATCGGACGGTGTTCCCGTGGTAAGATCAAAAGTTCGTTCTTCTACAATATTTATATCGAAATCATGTTCATTAGCCATATTGTCACACCTATACGTTTGTCATAGAAAAAGTCATTGCGGATGCCGCAAAGACAACGGTTGTTGCTGTTTGAACAGTTTTAGATGCAGGCAATGCTTCAAAAAAATAGATGTTTCCGCCTGAAAGAGCATCGGCTAGAAATACATAGGTGATGGTTCCCCAAGCATCAGTACTTTCGGTAAAAGATATGTTTATATCATTTGTCAATTCGCCCGAAGCGGCGGTTGTAAAAGTAGTTTTATTGTTTGTAATGGCCACCCTTGCATATGAGCCTCCTGATGGCTCTGTTTCGCCTGTTCCATCGATAAGTACAGTTGTTGTGGATAAACCCACATAATAAGTACCTGGTGGTGTATTTGCCGTAGCCCCCAAATTATTGTCAAGAATTTTATTGGCAGAAATATAACAAACAGACATAACAACCTCCTAAAAATTTATAGTTAATATAATTAAACAGTAGCATTTCTACCCGTAATTAAAACAATACCTTGTGATGGTCTATATTCTTTTCCAGCAATATCAACCACGACAGGTTGCATAGTGTATTTTCCACTTAATGTTTGAGTGCTAGAACCAGTTAAAGTGGCAGTAAAAGTATTTGATGTAGCCAACGCAACACTTCCAGTAATAGTCATTGCAGCATAATTGTTTTGCCCATAAGGACTAAATACGACTGTACAAGTCGCGGTGGTTAAATCAACTTCAGATCCCGTAGAATCAACTACCGTGAAACTCAATGATTGTTCGTTGCCCCCAATAAACGAAAAAGAGTCAAGATCATTTATCACTAAAGTTGAAAAATTATCTGCCATTTTATTCTTTCTCCTTTTCCTTGTTTATTGGAAGATTGCTTATTTTTACTTTATCATCTGTCTCTTTCATGCTTTCTCGAAATTTCTGCAAGAGGGAGGCTATATTAGTTATAGTAATATGGTTTTGTAATCCTTTAACTTCTATCTGATTCAATAATTCAAAAGCTTGTTCTAAATAACTTATTGATTCATTTTCTATTTTATACATTTTCTCTCCGTTTTTTTATTTTTATCTAGTTTAAATAGTATATAATTTTATTATGTATAGTTTGTTAATATTCCATTTGTAAAGGTTAAAACCCTTGTTCCATAAGGTGTTTCAACACTATAACCGATAGATTTTCCAAGATATCCATTGGTATAAAGCGAACCTTGTAGTCTTACATTAGACGGATAAATTATAATATTCGGAGAACCACCTGCATACAAAGCCAGAGAGTTATTGCCCTTTATCCACGGATTACCAAGCACGGTCGTTCCCATAGAAGCTCCAGCCCAGGCAATAGTACTACCATAAATAGTTCCTGCGGTAACTTTATTCGCACTTATATCGGCGATTTGGCTATTTACTACTTGCCCGTTTAGATTAGCCGCATAGATATTACCAGAAAAAGTACCACTTGCAGCACTAATATCGCCTGAAAAAGTTCCTGTAGCTGCACTCAACGAACCCGCAAAAGTTCCAGTCGCTGCACTTAATGCGCCAGAAAAAGTTCCTGTAGCACCACTTAATTGTCCTTTAAAAATTACATTCCCAGCGCTATCTGCATAAAATTTATCTACCCAAGATGCATCCACCAATGATTGAACCTTAATTCCATTTGTTGGGTCTAATAATATTTTTGTATTGCCATTTGTGGTTGTTAACGTCATAGTTGCATTAGTTAATGTTGCTCCTGAACCATCTACTGAAAACGTACTGTCTTCGTTAGTGATGAGAAGGTCATTAGATGCAATCATATTTCCGACGATTACATTTGCAACCAGACCCCATGCAGAACCAGTTACAGTTGAAATTTGCCCTAATGCTAAACTTGAAGTATCCCAATTATCTTGAGTAAAGGCAATTATGCCATTATTCATCCATATTTGTTTAGGATCATAGGTTCCACCATCTAACATTTGTCTGACACGAATTCCGTTAGAATCTATTAGTACGTTTTGAGAACTGCCACTAACAACATTATTAGTAGCAGTATCTAAAGCAGAATCAATAAACGTACTAACATCATCTTTATAATTCGTATTCCAACTACCCCATTGTTCTGAATTAAAAGATGTATTTATAGAAGAACTAACTGTTTGTTCAAATAAATCTGAAAATTGAAATGAACTATCATCTAATCTTAAACGATTACTAAATATTAATGAAAAATCTGATGGATCTTCATAATTAATATCCATTCCTAATAATACAGGATAAATATATGTACCTGTATCTAATTCTAATGTAATGATTGCACCTAAAGATAACTGATCGATGAAAGTCTGAAATTCTGAAAGCATAGTAAAGTTTACGGCATTAACTTGGAACTCATATCTAGGCTGCGAAACTTTTGCTAATACTTCTAATGCTTGATCATATAATTCCTGTGCTTCTGCTTGAATTTCTGCATTAGTCATTAAATCTGTTTGGATGAAATTATCATTTTGATACGTACTACCAAAAGTGAAGTTAGATAATTCTGTTAATTGACTGCCACTAAAATTACTATCAAAACTACAAAGTGTATTTATTGATTCAAGACTGGTCGTTGTAGTAGTTATTGAGCCACTAGTTGTTGTGATTAATGCTTCTTGTACGGTTATTTCTGCTTCTTTGGCTACTATCAAAACATTTATTGCCGTTAGACTCAATCCTTGTTGAATTTGGGCGCTTTTTACTGCTTCTAACGCAGATAATTCGCCTTGTAAATCGGTTAAATCTGATTCTTCTGTGATTAATGTTTCATTATAATCAAGTAAATCTGTTAATAAATTTGCATAACCTGTTTGATTATTATCAACTACTATCTCCCAATTTTCAATATCTGTTAATAATGATTGTGTCATCCATGCAGTACTTTTGAAATAAGAGAAATCGTACAAAACATCATTTCCCAAAGGATTAACTTGGTTGATACTTAAATCGCCACCGCCATAAACGTTAAGAGCAGTTACTAATTCATCTGAAATTTCTGTAATATTAACTTCTTCCAACAGGTTGTCGAAACTCATGTAAATATCGGTCGAAGAAGTTGCGCCAGAAACGGTATAAGCATTGATTTCTTGTGTAAGGTAATTAAAGTCGAAAACCGCCTGAAACGCTTCAGATGCATCGTTTACAAGAAAGGCATATATGGTAGAATCCGAAATATCAAAATTTCTATATAGGGTCATTAATTCAGCATCCACTGTGCCAATCGACCATCCAGGGAGATACGTCAGGATTGTGTTAAGAAGTGTATCTTCCGGCGAGATTAAATCGTAGAATTGATATGTGCCTGAAAAATTTGAAAGCTTCTTAAAGGTTAACTGTACTTCTAATGATTGAGCAACAACTGTCTTTAAATTTGTGATTCCATCATTAAATTCATCAACTTCCGTGATCATAAAATAACCTATGTCTGGAAGAAAAATAATACGCTTAGTGACCAAATAATCGTAATACTCACAATCTGTTGAAACAACATCTGCTACTTGGAAAGCAGTCGTTTGGAAGGCATTTTCTTGAAATCCCAAAATTTCGCCAGTAATTGGCGAAACAAAAGTTTTAGACGGAGCGGTAAAAGATATTTCTGATAAGGCATTATAACGAGGGCAATATTTTTTGTCGAAGATACTGCCGAGCGCATAAAGTTGTTCTTTGTTCGGGTTACAGAGAACAAATGTAGGTGTTTCCGCGATTCCGTGAAAATCGAAATTTACGATCATTTATCCTCCTTATTATTATATTGTATTTCTATAAATCATAAATATCGTTATAAAATCCATTTTTTATTCTATAAACAGTTGACATACTAATATCTATTTCTTTCAATATTTTTACTACGGGTATGCCATTATTTAATAGTTCTAAAATCTCTAAGACTATTTCTTCTTTAAAAATTTTGTAATTATTTTTACCACTATTTGCTTCAGATATTTTCTTTTTTGTTTCTTCGGAGTGAACTTTTCCAAGCATTCCTACATGATTTTCAGATATCTTTCTTTTTGTTTCCTCAGAATGTTTTTGCCCTTTTTTGGCTTTGCGCATTTTTTCTTTAGTTTCTTCAGAATGATGTTTTCCAAAATTAGGACTATCTTTTCCTCGTTTTCCCCACATAGGCGCATCTTCTCCAGAAAGACGTGCACTATTTTTAGATATTTTTCCTTTTGTTTTTTCAGAAAGATGTTTTCCCCACATATGATTTTTTTTACCAACATATTTTCCTTTGAGGGTATTAGATATCTTCTTTATGGTTTCATCAGAATGATGTTTGCCAAAATTGGGATGGTCTTTGCCAGAAAGACGTACATGATTTTCAGACATTAATTTTTTTGTTTCTAATGAACGTTTTATTCCTTTATTGCTATCTACACAATCTCGAATATTGTAGGATAGTCCATGTGTTTTGTCTATATCGCAAAATAACTGTTCATATTTAGTTAATTCTTTTTGCCTACAATAAATTAGAATTTCAAATACAAAAAATTCTTTTCCGTATTTGTTATAAGAATTTTGTAAATGCGAATTTTTATGTTTATTGTTTTTTAATTTACTCCAATGCTGCCCAGGTCTCTCTTTTAAATGTATACTCTGCCCAGCATAACAAACATTCGTTACAATATTCCTTATCTGATAAATCCCACAATTTAGATCCATTTCTATTCCTCCAAGTACTCCATAAATTTAAAAAACGGGAAATAGTGGAGTTCTACTTATCGGCTGGTCTATAAGTCCCAACCTATCCCGTTTTTACTGTATTAAAAACCACATAAAATACGAATTTTATTATGTTATTTTACCTTTAACTGTTTCTCAACTTCTTTAGCAATCTTCTCGCCCAATGTTTCCACTGGCTCAACAGGTGTTGGTTCTATTGATATCTCATAGTCCAATGGTGTTTTCTGTTTTTTGTTCCACTCAAGAAATTTACGAAAGTCCCTGTTTAGTGGTTCAAACGGAATAGACATATTACCTTTTTGAATTGACACTGGTTCGCCTGTAAAATCATAGTTTATTTTATACATGTTATAGCTCCGCATCTAAGTTTACCTGTCCATTCGGGGTCCACATGCAAGGTCTCTGGTTAGCTGCGACTGCCTGTGTTGTTAGGTCTATATATCCTCCTTCAGAATCTGCATTCAAAGTTGCAACTGTAACATTGCGAAATTGTATTCCTGGGTCAACAACAGCATTTGCTCCTACAATCAATGTGCCAGTAGGTGTTATTCTCATAGATACTGGGAAAGGTCCAGAAACAGTTGCGCTTGTAGTACTGGTCGCCCACCATGAACCAAACCATTTCGGGAGAAATTGAAAATATCTTAGACATAAATCCTTTTCTGCCCCAATCGGTCTCGCCACAAAATCGGTACACGTTGCTCCTAATTCTAATTTCACCCATTGAATTTGCAGTATGTCGTTAGCCGCAGCATCAGCGTCATCAACCCAAATAAATACACCAACGTTCTTTGTAGCCGCTGTATCAACCGCAATATTTTCAATCGTAAATGTTTGATATGCGGCAGTTAGCAAATTGTCAGTAGCCACGTTTTCATAAGTCCAGTTAGCAACTAATGTTGGTACAGTTCCTTCTGCTTCCCATGCAGAAACCACATCGCTTGTAACCGTGTCAGCCGCCCCGTCCCATGAAATAACCGCAGCCCTTACGTTCCTAATTGCAGCCCCGGTAGTCTTTGCCCTGAATGATAGTGAAACAACCTGGTCTATTTGCGGACTGTCTTTGGTTTCAAGTATCTGTATAAAACCGAATTTCTTATTAGCCGTTGCTACAAGTGCCTGTATAGCAAACGGGTTTTCATCACTCGTTACTGCTAATTGCGAAACATCAACAATATCGTTACCATCTGACAATAATACCCACCTATCAAGCAAATAGGTATCATCACTATTTAATGGAACAGTTGCTGCTGTGAACGCAGTTCCTCTTTGTGCTACTGCGAAACCAGGGTTGATTAGGGAGTTTTGATTTATAATTCTACTATCAATTTTGCTTCCACTAAGAACGTGTCCATAGGTGTCTACAATCACCGATGCGTAAGAACCTGCCGTGACAGCCGAGACATTATGTTTAGCAACAGAGCCAGAGGTATCGGAAAGTATTGCTGAGCCAGCAATAGTTGTTGCTCCCGCTACAACTTGACTCCCGCTAAGAACGTGTCCATAAGTATCCACGATCACCGAGCTATATGAACCTGCGGTGATTGCAGAGACATCATGTTTGACAACGGAGCCTGCTGTAGTTGTCATAATTGCAGAACCAGCGATCTCGATTAGCATCAAAGAACCAGCAGTCTCTATCGCTACGATTGAACCACTGTTCCAAACCACCTGTTCTTTTAGCAAAGAGCCAGCGGTCTCTATTGCTACAATTGACCCACTATTCCAAACAACTTGGTCATTTAACAAAGAGCCAGCGGTCTCAATTTCGACAATCGAACCTTGGATGTAGCCTATTAGACTTGAATTGGCTGAAATAGACCCGCTATTCCAGTCTATGAGAGTATCTTGCGCCACATCATAGGATGCAACTTCGCTTCCACTAAGGACGTGCCCGTAAATATCGACAATTACCGAAGCATAAGAACCTGCTGTTACAGCCGAGACATCATGTTTAACTACGGAACCAGTTGTTGTTGTCATGATCGCAGAACCGGCGATAGATGATAAATCTCCCGTCCCCGTTGTACTTCCATCTATAACATGTCCGTAGGCGTCAACAATAACTGCACTATAAGAACCCGCTGTGATTGCCGAGACATCGTGTTTGACAACTGAACCAGTGGTTGTTGTCATGATTGCCGAGCCAGCGATTGGGTTTGCAATAAAGGTATCTATCTGGGCATGAGTATTTGTGCCTATGCTAGTTAGGTTTGTATGATCTACTGCACTACCGCTATCTGAATCAGTATGGTCGTGTATATTGGTTCCTACATGTGCGGCATTCCAATCAGAAGGACGAACATTAGCAGGATTTGCGGTATCAGCAACGCCAGACACTTTCGAGTGTTTTGTACTCATACTTAGTCCTCCTTATCGTTATATTTAAAATTAATTTATAAATGCATTTGTTCTTACTATCCGCCAACAGCTCTTGCAAAACTATAAGTAAATTCAACAAAAGATATTGCACTTGTTATATGTAATGAATTTAAACCAGGTAAAAATCTTAACCAATTTTTATTGAAATATGAAAGACGATAAAGACCAGTTGTTGAAGAAATTATTTGAAGGCTATTATCTACAGTAATACCTTCATCTGCACTTAGTCCTGTAAAAATAAATTCTCTACCATCATCAGTTGTATTTGTAAATGTAAAATCTGCGCCCAGAGAATTGAGTGTAAATTCAATTGTTGGATAGAGATAATTGTTGTTGTCACTATCATTATAAAATGTAAAATCGAAGTCTTGTACTGCATCAGGCGAAAAATCATAAGAAAAAGATTGATCTTCTGTATGACCCCACGGAGCGTCACAAACTGCCCTTAAATCCATCCCTACGGGTTTATTACCAACATAAATAGTCTCAGAACCAGTGAATATTACATTGAAATATATGCCCTGCATATCGTCTTGACATATGATTAATTTTTTATAACCAGATTTACCAAGAAGCCATTTAGACATATTCCGTATATCTATAGACGATACAAAATTGTTGTAGCCTATTTTAAAAGTGAATTCTAGCGGGATGCTCTGACTGTTCCCAAAATGATAGGGGACAGTTCGACGATATGGCCACTTTTGATTAATTGTTGTTGCGTTACCCGAAGAAGACCTACTTGTCCCGGAGGTACGCTCAAAATTAATTATTTGTACGCTGTAATTTTCTGAGGGAATTCCTCCGTAAATGAAGTTCGCGCCAAAAAACATTTAGTCCTCCTTTGATAAATCATAAATATCATCATATTCATGATTTTTTACTCTATAAACCGTACGAACACTAACATTAAGAGTTTTTGATATATTTATTGCCGAAATATTTTTGTCAAGCATACACAAAATATCTATAACTATTTCTTTTTTTATAGATTTAGACCGACGCATTTTTAAAATAGATTCTGCTGTATGTTGTCTATTATAAAAAGGAGCATCTTTTCCCCTAACGCCCCACATAGGATTATTTTTACCTTTGAGATCTCTAGTCTTCCAATTTCTTTTTGGTAAATTATCATAAATATTATCATATCCGCCCTTTTTAATCTTGCCAATAGTATTCTTGCAAATACCCGTTTTCTTAGAAATCTCTTTCTGTGACATTTCTTTTGGCATTTTCAGTATTTTTAATACCATCTCTTCTTTTATAAGTTTAGGTTGACTTTTACATATTTTTGTTCTAGAAATCGATGGGTGATGATACCCGTAAGTACCTTCTCCTCCGCAACAAATATTATACCCAATTTTACGATCTGTTGAACTATATTTTTTTATCCAATATATTTCTCTCTCACATAAATAATCATGGTCAGTTATTCCATCTTCTAATGTTTCTCTAGTAAAATTTTTTTTACCATATTTTTTAATAGCTTTTTTTAAATTTTTTCCTGAACCCAAATAAGATTTTTGATTCCCACAATACTTTCCTATATAAATCATTCCATTGATTTTATTTGTTGTCTTATAAATAATCATCTATTCCTCCATATCTCCATAAACTTTAAAAATGGGAAATAGTGGAGTTCTACTTATCAGTTTAAGAGCGACCTAAACCTATCCCATTTTTATCATACTTAATATTCTTTTTAAAACCACATAAAACTATAATTTTATTTGGTTTCTAAAGAGAAAAATCTTTAGCATTACGCGAGACTCCTCTTTTTGTAATTGCTTGATATACTGCCTTGGTTATGTTTTCTTTTAATTCTGGCATAACATTTTTATCAACATTGCCTTCTATTGTTATACTTACAGGAACATTTGTTTCGCCAGATTTATTTGCAAGAGACAAAAGACCTGGTAACGTATTTCTAATAAAATTATAAGCTTGATTTTCTGTAACTATAACTTCTTCTTTCAATACATTTGCAAGAACTTCATTTTCTTTCGTTGATGAAGTTGTCGACAAGTCTCTTCCAACAATACCGCCATCATGATATTTGGGAAGTTCGCTGTACTTATCAAGAGAAATATAAGTACCTGTAATTTTATTTTGATACATTTCTCTATTGTTATACCATCTTCTTTGATAGTCTGATTGTTTTCCCGTAAGGTCGGCAGAAGCGGCAGCCATGGCATTGGCGGCAGCAGAACCATAACTATTTGCCGAATTAGTTGCATTATTCCATTTTTGCGCAAGATCATCTATGCCTGACCCATACTGTCTATTCCATTCCATCAAATTATTATAAAATTCTTGATTTCTACTTTCTAATAATGAAATAGCTTCTGCGCGAATAGCCCCTTCTCTTTTTAAATAATCATCAAGAGCATCGATTTTCTTACTTAATTGATCTTCATATCTATCATACTCTTCATCCAATGCATCTTTTTGAATATCTACACTTCTATCGGCCTGAAATTGATCTATTTCAGTGATTTTCTTAGCTTTTTCATCTTCAAGTTCAAGTCGACGTCTTTTAGCTTCATCACTATTATCAAATTGTATTTGTAATAATTCATTTTCAATATCAGATAAATCTTCATTCTTTTCAGCAAGTTCATCCTGATATTTATCTTCTTCTTGCATTTGATCGAGTATTTTTTTCTTTGCATCTATAATTTTTTTATAACCATCAAGTTGTGCTTTTAATGCATCTTTTTGATCGTTTGCTTGTTGTTTAAGCATTGAAATAGTGTCTTTGAGAAGATCATTATAAGTTTTTTGGGCATCACTAACGCCACTAACTCCAGCAGATACTTTTGGCAACCAAAACGACGTACTTTTAACTTGTGTTAAATACCCCTTAGCTAACGCCAACATTCTTTGTAGTGCAACATTTTCAGTATCAAGAGCAAGTGCATGTTCCGCCGCTTTAAATGCCGCTTGTGCTTTTTCTACAACCAATGCTTTTAATGCTTGAATATTTAGATAAACCAATCCAGTTGTTTGATCAATCATCATGGCTTCTTGGTATTCTAATGGGAACATTGTTTGAAGCGACTGAGCCTGTTCTATGGTCATGCCATTAAGTTCATCGTAGCCATTTATAAGATCACGAACCGCAGTTGCATTTTGATAAATAGCATCCATATGAGCAAGAAGTGATTCGGGGCTTGCAGCCTGTTCCATTTCTTCGCCAATATTTGCGGCAGCTATGGCTAAATCATTTGCATATAGTAAAACTTCTGTTAATAAAGTTTTTCCGTCTTCGGCAGAATCTATAATCATTTGCATAAAAGCATTGGATGCAACTTCGCCTTCTTTTTGAGCAACCATGTATAATTCTGTAAGCATTTGTATAGTTTCAGTTTTTATATTTTGTTGTTCTTTTAATTGAGACTGTAAATCTTTTTCATATCCGGTTTGAAAATCGCCTTGATATGCTCTACTTTTACCGAATTCTCCGGCAATTTCAATTGAACCAACTAGTTTTACTTCTTTTTTAGTAGCTAAATTATATGCTTCAATAGATAACTGAGCTTGTCTTTCTTTATCTAATACTAATTGATCTTTTGCCAACTGAATTTCTATCATTCTTTGCTTGTTTAATTCGGTTAAATTAATTCCAGCCGTTAAAATAAAGTTGCCTTGTTCGTCATAGAATCCAGAAATGTTTGGCATTAATGCTTTTAATTCATTTTGTAAATCATAAAATCTTTGTTGTTCTTCATTATTTCTATTAGTATTATTTCTTAAATTTTCAAATTCATCACTTAGTTCTTCAACTCTTTTGATGATACCACTCAAACCAGAAATAGTTGATTCTGTTGCCGATATTGATTTATTAACTTCATTTATACTATCAACATTCTTTTGAATTGTTCTATCTAATGATCCAGACAAATAGATTAATCCACCTATCGCGGCAGTTATAGCAACAATTGCAAGCGCATATGGATTCCAAAGAGCTGCCCCCAACGCCCCAGCTTTTGTTAAACCTCCCGCTAATCCCGACAAGTTGGCGGCAAAAGACGCTTTAGGAATAGTTGATAAAAGTGCAATAACTACAGTTAAGACAGGAATAAGTCCCCCCATAGCCGCAATTAGATTATATATGCCAGTCGTTGCATTTATACTCCATTTTACTAAACCAGAACTAATAGTAGTCTGCCACATTCTTTCTAAAGCAGCGGCATTTTTATTGGCAGTAGCCTCTATGCTTCCAAGATATATTTCGTATCTTTGTAATGCCAATCCTGCCGAATTTAATTCTACTGCCTGTGCTATCAAAACTTCGTTATAATTATTCATTAAAACTAAGAAGTTTTCTCTTTGGCGAATACCGGCAATAGTAGTTGCAAGAGCACTTTGTTCTGTAGTACTCAAAGTAGACCATTTTGAGGATATCTCGTCTAGTACATCTCCCATAGGTCTAAATGTATCACTTGTTTCTCTAAGTGTTATATCTACTAATGATAAAGCTTTTTCAACATCGTTTATATTGGTTGCTTCATCTTCAAACATTTTTCCTAATTTGATGTTTTGCATTCTCGCAAACATAGTTCGAAGGGATGTGCCAATAGATTCTCCCGATTGTCTTGTTATTGAACTGATAACTGTGATATATGATGCTAATTCATCAAAACTAACTCCCGCTTGTTGTGCAGAGTTACTTGATTTTTGAAGAGCTTCTGCTATTTCTGCAACACTTGTAGCATAATCATTATCCAAAGCTACTAATTTATCTATAACCGTAGTTGCATCTTCGGCTTCAAGTTTAAAACCATTTAAAGTTGAAGTAAGATATTCTGTTGATTGCGCTGCCTCTACATTGCCTAGTTTGCTCATCATTATAGAAGCTTTTGTTAATTCAACCGCTTCTTGAGCAGTTTTACCTTGTCTAAACCATTCCAAACTACCTTTGGCAATTTCTAGAGTAGTGGCGCCCATTTGTTGAGCCAAGTCACTATAGTCAGTGATTAAGGATTTGATTTGTTTGCCATTCATTCCGGTAACAATTTGAATATTTGTCATTTCTTTATTCAAATCTTTGACATACTGAATTCCTTCTTTTAAAGCGCGTAAAGTTCCATAAATTACGCCAGTGACAAGACCCCACTGCACAACCTTGCGAAAAGCAACACCTAGATCTTTGATAAGTCCTTGTCCATCTTTTTGAAGATTTTGAAATGAAGTGTTTGCTTTTTTTACCGAACTAGTTACAGTAGTAAAAGCTGTATTAATTTCATAAACGCCTTCGGCTGTTTTCTGATAATGCGCAAAAAGAGGTTCCAACTTGTCTAGTTCTTTTTGTACTTCCGGCATAGCGGCTGCCGCTGGATGCAGTGTTTTTATGTCTTTTATTCTATTGCGCCACCGAGTCATTTGTTGTTCTATATGTTCGGTGTCAAGTTTTAATTTTATCCCTGTTTTAGTAGTTCCTGCGCTGGATAATTTTTTATTGGCTTTATTCTGTACTTCTGCAATTTGTTTTAAAAGGTCAGCGTCAGCTAATTTAGCATAAATCAATACTTCATATCTATTTGGTGTTGCCATAGTTAGCCTGCCTCCTTTTATAAAGAATTAGTATTGATATTTAAATATCATTATCCAAAGAATCTTTTAATTTGTCTAAATCCTTCCATTCTCTATCCTTTGCTGAAAGGTCGTTATAAATCTTATACATCTCTACCGAAGACCAGCCCATCAGTTCTATAATAAGATCTGCATTAATTCCTATCCGAGAAAGATATGTAACGATAAAATGTCTCGAACAATGAGGATAAAAAGGTATTTCTAGATACTTTTCTATTCGAACACACCAACTACGAACAGTACTTTCCTTCGCAATATCTCCATTATTTTTGATAAAAATAGAATTATGTTCTTTATTATTTTTTAACATTATCTTTTGTCTCTCAATAAGCCAGCGCCCATAATGTGGTAAAAATATATCTTTGACAATATATTTCTTGAGCATCTTACCGTTTTTTGTTCTGCCTTTTGTCTTTATTGCTTGAGTTGTTTCCAAAAAAATATCGTTGAATACTAGATTATTCTCATCAATAATATCTGTGGTGAATCTTAATAATTCAGCAAAACGTGCCCCTGAACCAATAGCTAAACTTAGCCAACAAACCAATTGCCATTCTTTCTTTTCAGAAAAATGTCTAAGTAAATCCCATACTTGTTCTTCTGTTAAAATGGTTTTCTCGCGCCTTATTTCTTTAGGCATTGAATCTACTGCGCGAAGTACAATATTCCTAAAATCCGTATACACGTCGTCGTAAAACTTTTCAATAAAGTTACTAAAAGACGATAAGGTAGATTTAGTTCTAGCAAATTTTGCGCTCCCCCACCTCAACTCTTCAGTAGCATAAGAAAAGAAATTTGAAAACTCAATTTTTCGAATGTCTGTAAACAACTTGTTTTCGCAATGCTGTAATAACCATGTAAAGAATATTAATAAGTCAGAACGATAATTTTTTATTGTTAAATCAGCACATCTAATGCCCTTTTCTCTCAGAAAACCTTCCATTAACGAAATATTTTTAGGATTAATTTTTGAGATTAATTCATTGCTAGTAATAATTTTTTTAAATGTTTTTCTAGGCATTAAACAATCTCCTTTTATATAATCCCCGCCTCAATGAAATAGCATAATCCCACCGCAAAACTATCGCTTTGGTCGTCGTTTTCAAATGACACACTATATTTTTTTTCAATAATTCCCCGTAATTCAGCCTTCTTCATGTGTCCGTGTCCACCTACTATTTTTTTTATTGTTGCTGGCGAATAATATATCGTTTTACAGTCATGAAATATATAATTTGCTACACCTATTGTTTTAAACAAGGCTTGTGTTGAATTATTGTATCTGGTGAAACCCCTTTCAAAAACCGCTACATCAATATCATATTGATGTCGTAGATCCGATAAAACATCTGCAATAATTTTTAGCCTTTCACCATGTGAATTTTTACTTTTTGTAGCTATACTGCCTATTTTTAAAGGATTTCCTTTCGTATCAAAAACACAATATCCTGTATTTGACAAACTTGTATCTAATGATATTACATATTTTTCCATAAAATCCCTCTTTTATTGTGTTTTGTCATAAGTTTTACACATTGATAAAATGCAAAAAAAAGAGGACACCTAAATAATTTAAGTATCCTCCAATTTTTTTGTTTTTATTGAATTTATTTATTGGGCGATACGAAATTATTCTCCTACAATTGCTTCGCCAACAGTATATCCAATAGCACTCGCAACAATAGAATAGACTGCTGCAACAACTATAATAACCAACTGAGGTGCTTCAAAACTAAATTCCGCCAATAAAGCAATAGCCATCGCTCCTAAAGCCGAGAGGACAATATTTGCTATACGAGCATGATCACCTGTGACAATAATCCCAACCTTTTTTAATAACTCAACTAATAGTCCGACTATCGCCGGAAGGCTCAATCCAAATAACATTTTTAAATCTCCTTTTTATTTTAATTATTTTTTTATACTTATAATCCCGCGCCTTATAAAAGCCTCTTCAATAAACTTATTTCCATTTTTATTTAATTCTTTTATAAACGGCTCCCAAAAATCTCGTGGTTCTCGCCAAAATCCCTTTTTTCCAAACCTCGGTCCACTTTTCCCCTCAATAATAATTTCTGCAAGAATATCTCTTATATCATTTCGATACCAATCATTACTTCCATGAACATAATTATCTACATCGAGTTTCATTGACATAGGATCATGATCAATTTTAGAATTTACGGCTAATCCAGCGGTTTGCGCATCTTCTTTTTCGAAACTTCCTTGCAAACCACCGTCCATACGGTTTCTTTTATACGTTGTTGGTTCTCCTGCACCATAAACTATTGTTTCAATGGAGTCCTGCAGGTTCTTTAATAATTTTTCTGTAACTTCATCGATAATACTATTTAAATCATTTATCATTACTTGTTGTAACTGCATATCATTAGTAATAGCCATAATAATCAATCCATATAGTTAACCCTTTTATGTTTTTTTTTAGCTCCAGTATATTTTAAATATTCACATATTTCACATTCTATAAACTGTTCAATATATGCGAATCCCTTTTTTTCAGTTGTATAACCAACTATATTTAAACTTGCCCCACACTCAGGACATTTTTTATGTAGTCTTTTTTGAATACGTCTTTTTTTGTATGACATAACACAAATATCCTATGGTTTTTTATATTTTTCGTCAAAGTCTTGTGATACTTCCTGAAATTGTTTTATAATTTTTTGAACACCTTCTGAAGATAAATCAATACCTTGAATAAACTCAAGAATCGCCATCGATAACTTATCAAAAGCAACTCCCATTGATTTTTCTGCAACTCTTTGTTCAGAACATAGTTTAATAATATTATATAGATCACCTTGTACTTCTTGATAATTAACTATTTTTGATTTAATTTTAACCCACATACCACTACTAATAAAATCATTCATATCTAACTTCTCTACACTAATATTGGTGCAAAGATCAACAACACCCAACATTAATCCATAAAACGCATTTATATAATTATCAACAAAATCATCTGAAGCAAAATATGAAGAAGCATAATTTTTAAATAATATCATTTTATTTTCTAATGATATATATGGATTTACTTTAATGTTTGGATTTCCCTCATCCATCATTTCTACCCATTTAATAGGTTTAAATTCTAGTTGAATCTTATCTCTAGTTTTTTTGGCCATGATACGATCCTTTTATTTTTTTAGGCGGGGTTTTGTCCCCGCCCATTTTTATATTTTTTTTAACTTCATCCCCAACTGTAAATTTTATTTTAAATTCAGCATTATCATTTGATTCGGACTGTTTAATAAAATTATTGATTATTTCATCAGCAATTTTATCCGCTAACTCTTCGGCTGTCTCTTCAATGTTTTCTTTAACGCTTGTTTCAATAGGTTCTTTGATGTTTTTTTTTATGGGGAGTTCAATGTTTTTTTTAATAGATTGTTTGACCTTTTTCTTGATAGGTTTTTCAACTATTTCTTCAATAGGCTCTTTAACTGATTCCACAACGACTTCTACAACAGGTGCTTCAATAATAGACTTTTCTATGGGGTCTTCGGTAATTTTTTCAATAACTTCTTCCACTATTTGCTCTGGTTCTTTTTCTTTACTACATTCACCAGGATTAGCAAGAATTTCTTGAATACGCTCATCCATACTTTTTTGTTGTTCAATGCTTTCCTCTGTTGAAAAATCAGGACAAGCGTTGCCGTATTTGTCTGTTTGAACTATATATGAGCGAGATTCAGCACACCATTTTGAATAACGACAATGATTTCCCTTATATTGTCCGTATTGGCAGATAAAATAAATTCCACTTTGTCCAAGCGGACTTACCTGTTCACCATGTATACAAATCATTATTTCTCTCTTTCTATGCAGTAATACTCACATAAACAGTATCAGTTATACTTCCCGAAGTTACATCCCAATAAGCTACACCAATAACCGCATCATCGCCATCGGCCATAAGTGAACCACTAACAGTCACCAAACCAGTTGCCGCACCAACATCAATACATGTGGCAGAACTAGAACTACACCAAGACCCAGCCGTAAGTGAATAAACACAATCGGTTGTTACATCCGTAGTTGAATGTATTGGTCCACGATAACCAAGGACCGAGATTTGCTGTGTTGCACTTCCTGTCGCATCTGAAAAAGACATAGGCGATGGCGTAGCAGCAATAATAGTATATGGAGAAGTCGATGAGTCGACATTAATATATCTTGCTTTGTAGTAATAATCACCACTTGCACAGTCCGCCGAAGTTGAAAGCAAGGCTTTACCACTTAAAGTTTGTTTACTAATATCGTTTGCCACCATAGATAGACTATAATTACCGTCCAATTTAAATTGGGGCACAATAACTTGGAAGTTTTGTATTACTGTTGTATGATCTTGATCGTATACAGGTGCAGTCATAACTAATTCAACTACAGAAGGTTGTGTTGTCCCTTCAACCAATATTTGATCTGCCGCTGCTAAATAATCATAAACAGCATATCCTTTTCTGTTAACACCTGCGGCTACTGTAATATTACTCCCACTAGGCGTTACTAAAACCGAAGCACCTGTGTCATCAAAGAAAAATGTTACATCACCAGTTGGAGTATTGTCGAGTTGTCCTGAGCCACTAGAAAGCACTAAACAATCTGTGGCGACAACTGAATAGTTGCCACTACTAACGTCAACGCCAGTCTGTAAGGCTAAAATCCAAGTATTCCACGTTGGCATCTCAATTGAAAATTCTACTGCTCGGTCTGTAGCATAAGTATAGAGTAGTTGATTACCTATGCCACCACGAGCCTCTACCGCCGACATTGTTTGAGTTAACGAAGTGGTGGTGTTAGTTCTGCCGTGAGCTATTGCTTCGTAAGTGGTTGCGTCGCGCAACACAACATCTGCAACAGACGTTTGAAATTTGTTTGTCATAAATTTATTCTCCTTTTTTAATTTTTTTTATTTTTACTGTCCCAATATTTGTTGATATTATTAAAATAAGATATTATTTAAAATAAGATGTATCTTCTTTAAATTCATCAACAGTCTGTAATATTTCGTCATATCTACCCCTAATTTTTAAATTCTTCATGTAATGCTTAACATCATATTCTTTTCCTACCTCTGTCAACGGAATCGTTTGCATACGATATGTTTCAACTGCACCTTTGCTGTCCAATAAATTTTTCATTTGGAATAATGTGCAATCTTTTATTTCTTCCATTGTCTTATTAAATAATGCCGCAAATGAAAATATTTGATCACTAAAATTATATTTTTCAATGTTGCGCATTGCAAACTGTAAATCTTTTTCCAATTCCGGCCTATAGGCTTCTACATATTCAGTACTAGAACCGTTTTGTTGTAAAATAATATCTCGAATAATGCTAAAGTCTGCCTCTGTAAAAATTTCAGAATCCTCACCTATATATAGGCTGATAATTAAATTTTCTATTTGATCATCTATTCGATCATCTCTATTCCTGCTACTCAATTCTATATCTTCTACATCTGTTTTCGTAACATAAGCTAAAAATATTCTTAAATCTTCTCTAAAGTCTATATTTTCTTTATTTTCGCCCAGAAGATAGGGCAACACGTAAATGAGAAATTTTAAGAAAGACATCTTGTATATTACAGGATTGTCATTTGTTGCTGATTTTGGATATGAAAATAATTTGTTAAATTCATTTATTTGTATTTCATCTGATATTTTTAATGGATGGAATTTAATACCTTTATAAGACTGGGGGAGTCCCCACACATCAGCGTTTTTTTTATAAATCTGGTCAAATTTATTAGTCATTATGTTATATTATTACCGAAGAGTATTCTTCGTCCTTTGAATGGTATGGTGCCTATCACCGTTGCGCCACATTGACGACTTGCCTTCCTGTCAAAATAAAGTTTCCCAATGCCATCTATGTTGGCACCATTTAGAGAAGAAATTATTAGTTGGGTTATGGTGTCCGTTCTCGTTTGATATGAAGATAAAGTATTTACCTTAAAATGTGAATAAATTTCTACAGCCAGTATGATTTTCCCAATTATATGATTTGTAGGTTCTAATAAAGCAGGCGAAACTCTTATTTGAGAAGACTCTACCATCCATGGGTCTGATATTCCTATATCCATAAATACTCGATAATCAATTTCGTCTATTGAACCATCATATACCAGTGCGCCTTTTTGTACTCGTGTTAAGTCAGGATGAGCAGCATTATCTTTCCATGCGTTATTATCATTGTAATATAATAATTTCCAGAGAAGTTCTATATTTTCATCGTCAATCAAGTGAGATATACAACGATATGCAAATAAGGGAAAATCAGAATAATCATTATAAGAATATGTAGAATAATCAATAGACATTTGTATCTCCTTTTATTTTAGTTACCAAGCGCCACGTAAATCGATAGAAATATCCTCTGTGTAAGAACCACTCGTGGCAGAAATTATTAACGGATACGCTAAGTACATGCTTACATTCTGCACGGAAAAACTATTATCGTTTATTGTCGTCAACGTATAATTTGCTGAAGGAACATTGGTGTTCTTGAGAGCGAACGTGTACAGATTTGCCTGTTGCACGCCTCCCACATAACCATAGACTGTAAATGTAGTTGTCGTTCCTTCTAAAATTGTATCATTCGCAGGATCAATTCTTGTCTCATAAGAGGCTGTTGAACTTGCTGAAACTACAACGGAACATGTAGCAGAAGCTGAAGTAGTATCTGTCGCGTATGCCAAAATATCTGTGCTACCATTTCCGGTCAGTACAACGCCACCAGAACCAGATACAGTTGCTATTGCACTTGAACTACTCACGTAACTCATATCCTTAGTTACAGAAATATCGTTGATTTCTAAATTAGAAGCCAACAAAAACGAATCTCCTATTGTTCCCGTAATTGAAGAAGGAGTTAGTGTAAGAGCATAAACAGACTTGTTCTTGTCGGCTACGCCTAGCGTAATATCGTCAGTGTTTTCGTTCACGGTGTCTGCGCCCATCTCTAACATAAGAAGTTTACAAGAATCATTGTCTTCTGTTTCTTGATTTAAGAAAGATCTTACGCCGTTTCCAAATATTTTGAATGCCTGCCAATTATTACTATTCCCAAATAAGAATCTTTGTCCCGATTTTATTTGTCTCGAAACACTGTTGAGTTGTGTGTAAACTATAATAAATCCTTGAGAAGTTACTGGATCTTTTTTCCCAACACTATCAGAAGGCCTTTTGATAGAATAATCTACGATACAGTGCTCAGATAAATCATTTCCGTCATTGTCTGTCCATCTTAAAACGTTATTACATCTCCGAACAGTAATAGATGAAACAAAACTTTTAGTTATCTCAGTATTAACTGCTAAATAATAATTATTATCAAAATAATATTGATAACCTATTTCTGTAGTGTGTTCCAAATCCTGAAATATGATCTTCTTAAAATCATCAATTAATTTAATTCCCGTTTCACTATTGATTGCACTATTAATGCGTACATTTACATCAATATATGACCCCGTAGAAAATGGAACTTCTTCTTGTATTGTATATATATCGGGGGCAACTGAAAATTCGGCATCTATATTTGCCTGAAAATCTGCTAAAATTGATTCTTTGGGAGTCTGAAAAGTTGTGGCTGATGCAGAGGTAAAATACTTATATGGCATTTTCAGCACCTCCATTTATCTAATTTTTAAATCATGTCAATCATCATAAAAACCATTTCGAATTTTATAAACAGTGGCTATATTGATACCAAGTTCTCTAGCAATCTTTGGGCCAGATATTTTTTTCTTCAATAATTTTTTTGTTTGCAAAATTGTTTCCTTTTTCAAGGCATTAGATTTAACCCATTTTCGACTTGGCAAACTATATATTTCATTATAAAAACCTCTACTGGCCCTACTCACAACGCTCTTGCTGATTTTTAAATTTTCAGCAATTTCTTTTTGGGATAGCCCTTTATCAAGATATTTTATAATTCTTAATATAATTTCTTTTTTAAAAATTTTAGACATTCTCATTTTCTTTTTTGTTTCTAGGGAAGGTGTTTTTCCATACATGCCATTTAACTTGCCACATAGTCTGACTCCCCACATCGGATTGTTTTCATTTTTATGTGCCTTAGACATTTTTTCAATTGTTTCTGGAGAATGTGTTCTGCCATAATTTGGATTATCTTTTCCTAGTTTTCCATAGTTAGGATTATTTTTGCCACTTTGAGCAGCACACATTTTCTTAATAGTTTCAGGAGAAAGTTTTATTCCCCTATTGCTTTCAACACACTCACGAATATTATAGGATAAGCCATGTGCTTTGTTTATATCACAAAATAATTGCTCATAATAAGTCAATTTTTCTGGTATACAATATATCAATATTTCAAAAATAAAATTTGTTTCTCCATGTTTATTAAAAGAACTTTGCAAATAAGGATTATGATGTTGATTTCTTCGTAAATCACCCAAATGGTCATTTTTCCTAGATTTTAAATGTATGCTCTGTCCAACATAGCACTTTCCATTTATAAGATTTCTAATTTGATATATTCCGCAATTAAAATCAGCTTTTTTCATTTTTTCCTCAACCTCTAAGATAAGAGATAAGAATGGGGAGGTTTCCCTTTCATTTCAGTAATTAATTGAAACTATCTTATCTCTTTTTTAATATCATTTTAACTATAGAAAATTTGGTTTCTCCAGCTTGACCAACTATTTTTGCGATATGAATAATCATTTAGTTTCTGGGAAACATCTTCTTTTATTGAATTATAATAACTTTGTTTTGCTCGAAGACTGTTTGCTTCAGAGTACATCTTAAAATCTCGGTCTTGGAGCATATTTCGACTTTGTAAAATATCATTGATTTCTTTCTTCATCCAATATTTAACCATAATGGCCGAAAGCATTAATTGGTTTTCAGTTGTAAGATCTACGTCAAAATATCCTTCAATGACACTTCCGGAGACAGTATATGTTAGTGATTGATTGCATTCATTAAATTCTAAAATACTGTTAAGCAAAAATGGTTCTAAATAAATGTCTAACACGAGACTGCCAGACGTAGTATAAATATTTGTAAGTCTATAGTCCGTAATATTGGTCAAAAAAAAGTCAAATATTGTTGACGATAAAGTTCCCATTAAGTAACCTCCTATTTAAATGCAAAATCCCACTACTTATAGAGGGAATATTTTATATATGTAAATAAACTTATTAAACATCAAAATTAGACAGGTAGGGAGTCGAACCCTATTTAATCGGAAGTATGAATCCAATGATTGCACCAATTACTACAATAGGCCTATCTATTTATAGGTGTTCAGGTCACTCAATTGTCCGATGTATCGGGCTTCTTGGGAATATTCCCGCACCCTTACCCCAGACGCATCGCCCTCAATGTACCTATTTCTTCAATCCGTCAATTTATCACGCCGACGGAAAGCGTTTTCTTTTACGATAAAATGCCCATTTTATGGGACAAGAGGCATTTTTCTGTAAGAACCAGAAAATTCAGCCTCTTCAATTATTTTTACGCCAGAAATACGAGCGAATTTGTCTACAATATTCAAATCTAATTTTTCACCATTTATAATACGTTCTATTATCATTCTACTAACATGTAGTTGTTGAGTTTTATTAGTAGTTTCAAGTAATTCAGCGCATTTTTCAGAATCACATTTGAGTACTTCTTGCATTTGTTCAAAATCAAGGAGGTTTTCGTAGATTTCGTTGAATCCAGATTTCTTTACAACATCTTTATCGTTAATATACACATATCCTTCGCGGAAAAAATCAGTATAAAGACCGCTACCATGACTTTTTATTAGAAGTTGTAAATCTGAATAAACTATTTGTGATACATCTCCAAAATTAACCCAAGTATATGGAAAACCCATGCCTTTTGTTTCGGTGGTCATTGTCAGCATGTTTGGACACAATGAGATTACTTCAATGTAATCGTCTTGACTTACACTATCTCTTTTAGATCTAGGTGCATCACTATCAATTTGTCTTTGCATGTTTCTTATCTGTATTTGTGATTCCAGAATCAATTTTTCCATTTTGTCGATCTGCGAATCTTTAGGAACCTGTCTTGTTGTAGTTCTTTTCTTAGGTTGTTCAGCCATAAAATCCTCTCAATTATTTTTTATACTATTATTATTACCAAATCAATTTGTTAGATTATCTAATTAATTAATTTATTAATAATATTATACCATATAATTCTTTTTAAGTCAAGGGTTAATTAGAGATATTTATAATTAATTTTATTTAGTTATTGATCTTTAATTTTACCTGATTTAATTTTTTCTAAAAATTCATACCACATTTCGGGAGTTGTATCTCCATACCCATAAATATTATGAAATTTCATATGCCAATCACGAGTCAAACATGCTCCAAGAGGATATCTCATATGAAGTTCTCTTAATTTTTTTAGAAGTAATTTTAAATCATCTTTTTTATAATCACCAGCATTTTCTTTTAATTCAAAATTCAATTCTTTTATAGATTCTTTAAATATTGAGTTGAAAGAATATACATGATGTATATCATCATATTTTTCTCCGCTAATAACGCATTTTCCACCACATTGTTTTATAGATTCTTTTTTCCAGCGAGTTATTCTATTTTGCAAATAATCTCTAATATTTGTTAGTCCTCCCCGCCAATTACTTGCATTAACTCCACTTATTCTCTCTATTAAGTCTATTCTTGAACAAACAAAACATTTATGCCACTTTAAAAAACTACTAAATGCCACATAATTAATATGATTATAATTACAAGTATATTTTATTTTAGAGTTTCTATTGATATACTCATCAGGAAAATCTATAAAGATTAGATTGTTGTCTTCCATTATCTTATTTATTCTTTCCATGGAATATTTTCTAGAAACTTTTGATTTTTCTAATCCACATATCCTACATCTTCTTCCTCTTTTAAAAGACTCAAAGTTTGTCTTTTTGCCGATATGACTACATTCAAATTGTATTATCAATGGTATTTTGCTATTTTTATATTCGATTGAAAGCAATTTGCAATTTTTTAATTTAATATATTCTTTTACATCTTCAAATTTAAAACTATATTTCTCACTAAATATACGATTTCGACATTCTGTACATCCATTACCGCTCCATACAGACCAAGTATCAGCATTCCATTTGTTACCACATATTTTACATTCAAATAAACTTTTTCCGTGAGATCCTTTAAATTCTAGTAAGGCAATTTTATCTCCATGGGTATCAAAAGTTCTTTTTATTGCAACTTCATTTGTAATTGTATCTTTTCTTTTATAGTAGTCTCTCAATTCATCCTCCTTTAGATGATTATTTAATATTAATAGGTAGAAAGACAACTAAGGAAAGTTATCTTTATCGGTAAGTTAGCAAAATTCACCTATCTACCTATTATTATATTTTATCACATAATGTTATTCTTGTCAAGACCCAATTTAATAATATCAAATCAAATCGGACAATTTTTATCCACTATAACGTGATGGTTCCGGCCGTTGAGTTTGTCGCTACCCCAACTCCCCAACTCTTCCAAAGGGTAGTTGTCTGTTTTAGATCGGCTTTTTCAAATTCTCGCGTTGTATTGGCGAGTGTATTACCTTCCAAAACTAGTTTTACGATTTTATTTACCGCCGGTGAAACAAGCCAAAGAACCGTGTCACTTAAAACTCTGCCCCAAGGCGTATAAATGTCAGCAACCTGTGGTAATCTCATTATATCAATACCTGAGATTGTAGGAATATGTCCAATAGAAACATACTTAGATTCTAAATCATATCTATAGTTTGCATCATTTGGTAGCACGTTTAACAAACCGACTGCCGTTCCTAAAAGCACGGCTTTTGCTCCACCGTTCCAAGCAGCAACTTGTTCTGAAAGTCTAACTAGTCCAGCTTGTGTATAGCCAGAAATTCGCAGTCCAGTCGTTGCCGTAGTGGGCAGCGCGGCCATAGCAGATGCCATTGAATTATAAACATCTACTGTCATCTGAGTTTCAATGGATTTAATAGCCTTTGTTGTAAAAACTGCCAGACTTTCTTTTCCAGACAAAACTCTATATAGCGAAACGCCAGTTGTAATAGCATGAACATCGGGAATAATGGTTACTTGACCATTCCACTGCTTTTTTACTTCAGCTTCTCGTTTTCCTAAAGTTGCTTTGCTTACCACAAACAAATCTCTTGGTTCAATATCAAAAGAGGCACTATCTCCCCATCCAATCACGCTCACATCAGCATATGTGCCAATGGTGTCTATAATACTATCAGGAAGAATCATATCTATTAGCGAACCAACAACGGAAAATGCCGCTGGTGCAACATTTGGAAAAAAGAACCATTCTTCAACGGGTTTTTCTGCCATATTGCCAAGATTGGCGCGCATAATAATCTCTTCTTTTAAAGCTTTATTAAGTATTGCTTCTTTCTCGTCTAAACTAATATCGGTACTAAATCGTCCTGCCACATTGGTGCTGTGGTACCAATAGTCGAGAAAGCAACGAGCTAAATCCTCATTGTTTAAGGATTTAGTTGAGAACGAAACTAAATTATCTACTGTATTTTTCATTTTCTCTCCTTATCCTTAGTTATCCACACATACAAGTTTGTATGCGTCTACGCGCTGATTGTTGATAGCACCAGTACCTATTGAAAAATAGGTTGTTGCCAAATACAGGAACGACATTCTGCTACCACTTCCAACAGCACTATCCCAATATAGGGTGTAAACATTACTGCCAGAATTAGCATGGGTATGCGAACTAAAAGTATTTACAAAACAATCTGCACTTAGTTCTATAACATCGCCAACTTGTGGCTTGAAAGCACTAAACACATTGCCTCCAATATTATAAAAGTTTCGTGGATCGTCGTTTAGTCCTTTATACTGATAAGTGCCGGAAACTGTTGTATTACAATTTTCTTCACTTGCCATCCATAGACCGTCCATATTTGAACCAGATGGGCTAGGCGCAGAGACATCCCATACTTCTGAGTATCCAGATGAGCCCGATGAGTTCCACATATTCTGTGTATCTAGACGAAAAACATTTCCGTTATCGATATCAACAGAACTTGCAGTTATAGCATATCTATTATATGCAACTACATCGTTAGCCGCACACGATTTCTGTAATAGAATTCCTTGTGACATATTTTTATTCCTCCTTTAATTATTTTCTACTTAAGTTTGCCCAAATAGATTTTTTTTGATTTACTTTTCCCCACGGGAAAGCAACTTTGCCTTCTGTAGGTTCAACGTCGGTTTTTTTGATTGCATAAGAAAAAGCTTGGGCCTTACAATCATTTTTCCATTCATCGATTGTTTCTAAATTATGTTCTAAAGATTTTTCGCGCATTGCCTTGATTGCATTTTCGGGAATATCGACAGTCGCCTGTAACTCTTCTAATGCGGCATCAACTTCGAAATTAAATCTTTCTTCTTCGATTACATCTTTAAATTCCTGTAATTTTTCATTTAACGAAGCAAATTCTTTATTTGAATCAAATAAAGCTTTCATTTTTGCTAACATCAAATTTATAATCACAGAAAAATCTTTATCTTCCTTGTCGAATTCAGATTTAAGCACATCGCTTATTTCTTCTTCTTTGTCAAACAATGACATGAGTTCACTAATATCAACTTTCTCACTCATTGGGACAAAATCCTCTTCGTCTCCGACAACCTTATAATCGCTTTTTATAACTTCTTCTTTTTTATCCAAATGTACCTCGCCTACTTCTGCGTCAATAGTATATTTGGCGCGATATTCTTTTTCATCTTCTTGATCACGTAAGTAAACATATTCTTTATCAACAGATTCTACCCAATATTTGGCAAGTTTTTGTTCGCCGTATTTGAATTCCGATAAAGAGCTATTGAGCACTTCAATGGTCTGTAAAGAATCAAAAGAAGTTTTATCTTGATCTACTTTTTGATTTTTCACACTATTTTCGTCCTCCTTTTCTATTTTTTTGTCTTTATCTACGGATATGCCGCCATCAGGATCTTCCGCAGAAAAATCATCTTCTTCTTTTTTGACCCATCGCTCATCTATAACCACATGAGATTTTTCAAAGTTAGCGATTGCAATAGCCCACCCATTTTTATCTTCATCAACACCGATGGCGTCGGCTTGCGCAGATATCGAGTTAGCCTGCCCAAGAGTAACTGGTGGATCAACATTTTTTAAAGCACCATTAATTTCACCTAAATTTTTATAAGGCATAATGTCTCCTTCTTCTTCAAAATAAGTTAGATTTTTCTCATCTTCTTCATCTAACAAACCTTCTACATTTTCAATCCATTCATATCCTTCATTTCCCCCATATAGCATAAATCTAATGTAAGAATCAGAAATTGAATCTTCATCAATATCTTCAAACTTTTTGCTTGAAAAAATTTTATACATATGTCGGATTTTTAAATGATTGGTTTTTCCGTTTTTAACTAAATGACGTGCCAGCGCCAAAGAAACAGGATTTCCGCCTCTTCCAAGTTCTTTATATAAATCAAGTCCTTTTTGTGCGTTTGTTTTCACTTTTTTTGGAACTGAAAAATCAATTGACTCATATTTTTTTGAAAACTCTAATTCATAATCACGTTTGTAATCTTTCGCAAACTTTAATACTGTGGCATGAGCCAAAGGAATTGCGGGTTCGATTTCACTACCTAGAATTGTGATTGCCTGAAATTTATAATCGCATAATTCTATAACGTCATCCTCTAATTCTTCAAAATCAATGACTTCAATTTCAACACTGACAGGCTTATCTCCATCTCTTTTGAAAAAGTCCAGCAATTTTCCGGAATAGTATTTCCACACAAAAGTCTTTACAGACAACATAGTTCTTCCGTCTGGCATCTTTTTTTCAATAATTTCCGCATCTTTTGGAACAAACCCGCCAGGAATCTGGTCGGGACCGTGACCACCAATATCGTCATGCAATCTATTATATTGCCAGACCAAAGGACAGTTTTTTATTGTTGACGCCGTTTTACGCAAAGTTTCTTCGCTAACATAAGTATTATGTAAGTTCCTTCCAGATGCAAAAAAGTCAAGCAATAATATACTAAAACGTGAATCTGGATTTTCTTCTAATAATTCTATGTTGTCAATAGCAAATAACATTTTATTGTTCAATACATGCCTCCTTTCTAAAGACAATCATGCCCTTAAAATAATTTTGCAACTTTTAACCATAAAGGAATATCTTGTAAGATCTCTTGTAATAATGAAGTGTCTGAAAAATAATAATCTTTTCCAATAACACTCAAAACCGGAAAATGTTTATCATAAACGAGATAATCAGCCATTATTTTATTGCATCTATACTTGCGTTTTATAAAATCTGGATTTACAAACATGTCATCCTCCTTTCATAGTTAAATTTCATTAGATAAAAACACTTGTCAAACAATATTGTTAACAAGTGTTTTATTTTTAATGGTTTTTAATTTCGTTATAAAATATTAAAATACTATCCAGCTAACTACGTCGCCTGCATCAATAGCGCTCCAGCTTCCAGTAGTTGTTGGAGTAACTGTGAGGTTACTGCCACCTGCGCTATTTGCGACATGAGACGTCATGGTTGAACCAGTTTGATAAACTTGTACGATAAAACCAGCAATACCAGTTGTTCCCGTCAAGATTTCAATAGAACTTCCGTCTGCGTCTGCCAATGTTGCCGTATAGCTACCACTTGTATATTCTGCCTCCAAAACAATTATTGAAGCGCTATTGGCTAAACTTATAGCCTGCATTTCATCAATTTGCGTCCCTAGCCCCGCTCTTTGGGAAGCCACATTCATACCGTCAATTTGTGATGCTTCTGCTGGGGTTATGTCATCATATGCCATAATTTATTCCTCCTTATTTTTTATATATGTATTTTTAATTAAGAATTCTTTGAATCCTTACTTGTTGTCTTAATTTTTTAGAAAACCATCCAATTAACTAGATCTCCCACTGCAACCACACTCCAACTTCCTGTGGTTGTTGGAGTAATAGTCAATTCACTCCCACTAGCTACAACATTATAAACTAGGTTAGAGCCTGATTGAAAGACGTCCACTAGATATCCAGCAATGCTACTTGTTCCTGTCGCGACAGCAATTGAACTTGCATCTACGTCCGCTAAAACGGCAGCATAGCTTCCGGTTACGACAGACAACGCTTCTAATGCTGTAATCGAACCGCTATTCCAAGATATTAAGGTGTCCTGTGCGGAACCAGTGCTCTCTATTTGCACAATTGAACCTTGGATATAGGTGATCAAATTGTCTTGCGCGGAACCAGCAGTTTCAACAGCTACGATTGAGCCGCTATTCCAAACCACCTGGTCGTTTAACAAAGAACCAGCAGTTTCAACAGCTACGATCGAGCCACTATTCCAAACCACCTGATCATCTCTTGACGAACCAGAAACCGATATCGCTATAATTGAAGCACTGTTTATTGCAATTTCGTTTTGGTTATCCTGAATTACATTCCCCATGTCTGCTCTTTGGGACGCTTCATTCATATTGTTGATTTGCACTACTTCTGCATCGGTTAATGGGTATGTCGCCATAATTTATTCCTCCTTACTAACAAATATACGTTATTATCTAAAAACTTTTCTGTCCTATGATATATCTCTCAAAGTATATTGTTCAGTTTTTATTTATTATAACCTTTCCTCTTTATTTTTTTCCACCTTTATCAATATTTGAAGCACTATCTTGTGTATCTGTTGATTTAATTTCACTATCAGATTTCTGTGGTCTTCCATTATCTTTTCCACTAAGTTGTGCTCCTGGCGTTACTGGAGTCAAGTTATCAACAAATTTGTTTGCCCTTGCCTCATCAAGTTGTCGTTGAAAATTAAAAGGCGACATCCCAATGCTTGCGGCTATCTTTTGTGGTAAAACAATTCCTTGTCCTATCAACGCCATTTGGTCATTGAATCGCTGTTGGCGATTTAAGTAAAAATTGGTTCCTTCAAAATGAAATTTAAATTCAAAATGTTTAGTTTCTTTATTGACGTGATAATTTAAAAATTTCTCAAAATCTGGATAAAGTGCAATCAACTGATTTTCATCAACATTAAGTGCTAATTGAGATTCAATTGCATTTTGTTTTACATCCGAAGTAAACAAAAGATTTGTATTTACTCCAGAGGACGCCAAAGTAGTTTTTATATAAGAACTATATAGTTCATTATCGGATTCAAAATCTATTCCTTTTATATTTGTCAATGGTACAGCGGCAGTTTTTATAGCAGACCCAATTGCAGCTTTCACTAAAGCTAGAAATTGTCCCAAGTTTTTGGCAGAAATACCAAACTGATCTTTAGTTGAAGCTTGCGTAGTTTTATTTAATAAGGGGATTTCTCCAATTATTAATTTTGCCGCCTCAGCCATATTTACGCTTTTTTGTAATGCCCTCATTGTAGGCTGTTGAATTAGATCTAAAAATAGTCCAGTATATAATGGCAGTCTTGTTGCCATAGATACATTCATTTTCCACGCCCATCCTTCTTCGGGCGGAATATCTTGCCAATCCATATAAGAACTACGTCCGCGATAAATTGGATTGACGGGTGGATTGTATGAAGTTTGTAGTTTTCTCTCGTTATGTTTTCTCTTAAAAAATGGTGGATAAAAATCTATATCAACACCTTGTTGCATAAACCAATTCATATTAAATGAAAATAATAACCCATAATCCCATCTTCCGGTTATTAATGTCCAATCGACCGAATTAGGCAACTCTTGTAAAACATATTGATCGCCTTCAAGTCTTGGCGTACAGAAAAATGTATCATTTCTAATCATTTCTTGTACGGCAATTTTGAACTCTCTACGATAATCAAATTTATCTAAAAATTCTTTTACTTTATCTAAGTCTTTTTTATATTTTGGGGTAGTATAATCTTTATATTTTGCATTTATGCAGTCATAAGTTAAATCAAACGCCAATATGTTACTCTGATATTCCAAGAGGGTCTTGTACACCTGTGAATTAATTTCAAAATCTTGTGAAATCTGTTGTAATTTTAATTCACTGGTTTTCGGACTGTTTAAAGCTTTTATTAAATCTGCTTCTGTAGTTTGAAAAGGATTTAATGTAATGTCCTGCATTCTTGCATTTATCATTTGGGGAGATAAATACTGTTGTCCTATTGGCCCCATAAGATTTTGGGCAAATTCTAGGACATACTTTGTATTTTCTTCAGATATAAGAATTTCTCCATCGGAGCCACTATCTTCCTGTATTTTTTCATTTTCTTTCAAGGTAATCTCCTTCTATGAGAAATTTTTATTTAAATTTAATTTTTTTTCTAAAATTGATTCTATATTGTTAAAATCCCAATATGGAATTGCTATTAATTTGATGTTATTTTTTTTACAGTAATCTTCTTTCATCTTATCTCTATATTTTTGTAACTCAAAAATTTCTTTACCTCCGAAAAACTCTATAGGTTCATAATGTTGTTTGCCATTATATTCTAATAAAAATTTTAATTTTTTACAGTCATTAAAAACCCCAAAATCATATTTTAACATACGATTGTTTTTAGTTCTAAGATTATCAAAACTATATTGAAATATATAATTAGTATCATTATTTTTCAACCAATTATCAATACGACATTCACCACCGGACATAATACAAAACCTACAGGCACTTCCATTGAACCTATTAAGACAACTCGATAAATATGATCTTCCACAAAAATTGCATATCCAATAAAATTTCTTTTTCGTACCGTACACAACATCCGTTGGTTTTAAAGGATAATTTTTTGAATAATCCCATTCTAATGCCAAATCAGGTCTTAGGTATGCTAAATTATTTTTAGAAGAAACTCTTTTCCCATTACGGTAAGGGCAACTTTGTCCTCCAAATATAACCATCCAACTAGAATTCCATGTACAACCACATTCTTTACAACGAAAAACGAGAGAACTATCTATGGCGTTCTTAAAAACTCCTTCAACAAAACTAAAATCTTTATGTTGTTTTTCTATCCATAATTTAATATTATCTATAGTAAAAATGTTTGTGCCAGAAAACCGATCGGGAGTGCCTCCCTTTGAAAATGTTGCAAATGTGGTCACATATTTATACCCGTTTTTATCTATTAAATATATCTTTTTTGTATTTCCTTCGTACTGATCGTTCAACAATAAAAATTTTCTACCTTCAACAATACTTTTGACATATTTTAAACTATGTCTTCTTTTCAATCCATTTTTTGCAAAAGAACATTTATTACAAAATACTTTTTTAATTTTTTTAAAATTCGGAAAAGTAATAAAATAAGATTCTCCACAATTCTTACATCTTAGTTCTATTTTTTCATTTGAATTTATATATACTTTACTTAATAACTTTACATCAAAACTTTCAACGTAATTTTTTACAAAATCATAAGACAATTTTTTACCCATATTCTTCAATATTCCTTTCACAATATTGTTTTTCGATTATATTAAAAATGGATGAAAATAGTCGAAAGCCTACTTTTTAATTATTATAAGAGTTGCAACTCTAATAAAAATCTATTCATCCATTTGTAACCAATTTATACAGATTGTACTAAAGACATCATTTCTGCCGTTGAATCATAAGTATCTTCCTTAAGAAGTTCTTGATCTAATATTGAAGCATAATATGTCCCATATAATAAACTACTAAATCTATCTTTTCGACTTCCTGGTATTTCTGTTAGTTTAATGTTTCCTATACTCACAGACATTGATAAGTTAATACATTCATTAATAAGTAATGAAGTTTGTACGTATGGTGCTAAAAAAAAACTTTTTGCTGTTGGGTCATTTTGACTAAGAAATTCTTTTTTATACGAGGACTTTATTAGATAATCGTCGGCAGACATTTCATCTACTAAGAAACTAAACATTCTTTTTTGAAGTTTATCCCTCATTTGTACCGCCATAATCGAATTTAATTTAGCGGTTGCAGAAATAGGATATATGTTTTGTACCGCCCCTACTCCTAAAGTACGTTTAGATAATTCTTCATAATTATCATTGCTAATAGTTGCATCTGGAATAATCGTCCATGCAGGCCATTCTGCCCCACTATCCGAATCAATAGTAATTTGACCTAGTTGATCATACATAGGAAGTCCACCACCACCAGTACCAACATCTAATACTAATACATCGGCATCAAAAGCATAATATAATTGCTTAATTCTTGCGCTCTGCGAAATTGAATCTACGCCAGAGAAAGTCTCCATATATACCAAGTCTATTGTGTATCCCTTGCGAGTAGGGGATAGTCTTAAACAACTTGTTGCAGACAGGTCGTTGCTTTTGCCGGCTTTTTGAGCAACGTCACAAGATATAAGCCTTATTTCACCATCCTTTTTTTTGATAGCATAAGGATTTTTTTTAAAATTATATGTTTCCATTCTCTGAGGATAAAATGCCTTCTTTATTGTTCTCGCTCTATCAAACATCTTTAATTTAAAATAAGCATCAGAATTTTCGCCATATGGAATGTTAAAATATTCTTCTTGGGCTGTTATTTCGTCCATTTTAGATATTTCGTTTCTAATTTGCCTTGCTGTTTTAATATGATGTCTGATAGACACAGCAAAATCTATGGCGATAAATCCAGCATTGTCACCTTTCAACATTGCTATAATATTCTTTTTTGTTTCGTCGAACCACCAAAGAAACTTCCTGTAGGCACTGGAGATAAAAATCTCTTTTGGTTCTTCTCCTAGGTGTTCATATTTAGGATTTTTTAAATATGGGGCCTGTCTTATGTAAGCGAATGGTCTAATAACTGCATCTAAAACTTTCTTATCAATTAATCTGAATTCTTCGTATAAAATAAAAGTAGCTCGCTTGCCTCTGCTTGAATCACGGCTAGCCACAATTTTTATTACACTTCCATTATAAAAATCCACTTGCCATTTGTTCATGTTCTCTGTAAGTTTTTTAATTTCTCTTGCAAGATTAGGATAATCGTTGCGAAGACTTGTAATTTTGTCACTAACAATAATTCCCGCTTGTTGTTTTGTGCTACTAACAACAACTATTTCACTGTTTGGATATAAAACTGCTTTCGCACAAACAAAAACACCTACCAACCATGTTTTCCCTGTGGCACGACTACAAATTGCTACAAATGAATCACTAACATTCATAAGATAAACAAGCAGTATTTGATAAGGATGTAATTTTATACCGAAATAATGTTCAATAAATCTATGCATATTTCGACGATAAAAAGTTATCCAATCAATTAATTTATCTCTTCTTATCTTGCTCATATCGACTTCTCTTATGGTCGAAATGGGTTTTTTGAAAATATCTTGTCCTTCTGAATTTCTTTGTTTTTGGTTTTTAAAATTTTTATAAGAAGGCATATTTTATTCTCCTTCATTTATTTCTTCAGCCATTCCAATTGATTCTAATTCGGAAGTATTAAAATCGCGAGAACCAGTAATAAAATTGCGAATAGATCTAATAATGTCTTTTCGGTCTTCCTCTATTCCATCTATATCGTGATATTTTGTTTGGTCTTGCCACCATTCAGCGGGAGTTTTGTTTTCAATATCTTTTATCCACACACCAAATGCATCGGCAAATTTATTTGAGTCGGCTGCATTTTGTAATGCAGGAGTAAGCGCACTGTTTTTCATAATTTCTTGTAATTGTTTTACTAAATTACTTGTAGACCCTCCCGTTATTCTTTCTTTGCGGATCTCGTTTTGTTTGTGACAAATTTCTCTTACGAGAACGATTTCACTCTGAGTATTACATTTAGTAGTTCTCTTCCATTTAGAAAATTCTCGCTCCAGATATTTATAATCATCTATGTTTAAATTATCGCCTTCCCCCCAACTATCTTCATAATATTCTTTGTCTGGAATTATTTCGGTAGACAAGGATTCGATAACTTTTTTAGTCGGTTCAACAAAAGTCAAGTCTTCGTCTGTATTTCTTTTTCCGATTTGTGAATGCTGTAAAGCCCCTAGTTTAGATTTGTAGGTGCCAAAAATACTCTTTACTTTAGTGCCGCGTTCTTCATATGTTTGTATATGTTTTTTTGTTGATTCTATTGCCTCTTCGTCATATCGAACATTCAATAGTCGACACATTCGCAATAAAGTTTTTTCCATTGTTTTTTCAACAACAAAAAACGATACATACATATTATTTATACAATCTTTGCACACCGACATTAAATTGTTTTTGTCCAAGAAAAAATCGGTCGCTTTGTAGAAGTATATTATTGGTTTATTTTTCATACATTTACGACAATAGTTTTTAGGTTTGTCTACTTTTTTTATTCTTTTGGAAATCGCCATAGAACCTCTTTTAAATTAAAAAAGACTATAAAAATATAGTCTTTTGATAATGTGATAATTAGTTTTTTTATTTAAATGTCGTAGATTTCGTTGTACCATCCGTTTTTGACTTTATAGACGGTGGTTTTCCCAACATTCACCTCTTTTAATATTTTTGTTACGGATAAACCTTTACTTAATAATTTTGAAATATCTAAAATAACTTCTTTTTTTATAAGTTTCACTTCAGACATTTTTTCAAGTGTTTCTTCTGTATGGTGTTTCCCATACAGGGGGTTATTCACGCCCTTTTGTGCTTCGGACATTCTTTCAATTGTTTCTGGCGTGTGATGTCTTCCATACATAGGATGATTTTCCCCACCATTATCCCAATGATTTTCGGACATCTTCTTGCATGATTCTGGCGCGTGATGTCTTCCATAATTAGGGTTGTCTTTTCCTTTTTTCCCGTACATCGGATGATTTTCGCCACTAATATCCGCATGGTTTTCAGATATTTTTCTACACGTTTCTTCAGTCATAGGCGATCTATTTTTAGCGGATTCCGACATTTTCTCACGTGTTTCTGGCGTATGGATAAGCCCAGAAAAACCGCTTTTGCCACCCTCGCTAAGGTTATATCCAACATCTGGATTAGTAGAATCATAGAATTCTATCCAATAAATTTCTCTCTCACATAAATAATCATGATCGGTGATGCCGTCTTCTAAAGTTATTCTGCTAAAATTTTCTTTACCGTATTTCTTGATCGCTCGCCCGACATATGTGCCAGATCCGAGATAAGTTAATTTGTTCTCGTTAACTAATTTCCCCACGTAAACTTTATTTTTTATATTATTAGTCGTCAAATATATTATCATTTCTCTCCATACTCCATTAAATAAAAAGAATGGGAAAAAGGAGTCTTTTTTATCGGGTCGGTGATCATTCCGTTCCTATCCCATTCTAATTTAAACATTTTATTTACTGTTTACCAATAAACTTTTTCTCTTATCCTTACTTAGCAAATTTTCTTTCTTCCTTGAAACACACTGGCAGTTTTGACATCTCATTGTTTCTCTTTTACCAGCGGGAGTATAATAATATCCTTCGGATTTTAAATCAGTACTTCCACATACGGGACACTGAAATTCATCTATTTCATTATATAGCGCAACATTAAAATTCCTCACATAAGGTCTAATTCGATAGAATAAATCTTCTGTAGCGTAAATATCACCAATATTATAATCTAGCATTGTCTGTAACGATTCTTTATTTCCCTCGCTACATTTTTTCCAAAGCTCAAAACCATCATTTTCAGTTTTTTGCTTAATTCCTAATTTCTTGTTTATAAACTTTAATTTGTTACTCATAAAACGAAAATTCTGCCTTGCAACTTTCAAAGTATCAACTATCACAAACTTAAGTGGAGGTAAATCATGCATTAGAAATGAGGAGTTAATTATTTTATTATCAAAAGCATAAAAATTGTGTCCAACAACAACATCGCATTTACTAAGAAATTTCCAAATAGATAAAGCTATTTTTTTATCATCTCTTTTTCTTGCCTCTTTAGAAGTCATAATATCTGAGAACATATCGTTTTCATTAAGATGTTTTCCTGCCCAACTTAAAAAACATGTATCATGAATTATTTGATCTACGGAAATATTCTGATCCCATAATCCCCAATGGTAAGATATTCCCGGCAAGGTTTCTATATCAACAACCCCTACTCTAGGGCCACCATGGGTTCCCTTGTTATTGGTTTTGCCCAACATCCCTCGACTTTTTCGCTCATTTTTAAATGCCCATCGCAAGTTCTCACCACTTTTATAGCCATGTTTCTTTGCAAGTTTCTCCCAAAACGGCTTTACTCCACCATTTATTTGTTTTTGTTTTTGGCAATCTAAAAATATGCTTTCCTTCAATGGTTTTCTCCTGATTTGTTGATTATATTGATAAAATACTTTTACTTTTGTAACTTTTTTCCGCATTTGTAACAAAATAAATTTGAATATCTGTTTTGTTCGCCACAATTAGGGCATATTATTGTTTCTATGCCACTATTTTTGTCATAAGTTTTTGGGATTTCTTTTTCGTTTTGCATTGTTCCTTTTCTGTTTTTAAAAGCAAAAGCTTTGAGATGGGCTCGAACCATCAAGAATGGTTTACAAAACCATCGTTTTACCAATTAAAACTATCAAAGCATATATAGTAAAGTTCTCTCTGGTTGTCCCTCTAAAAACGAGAGAACTCTACAAACGACTCGCCTGAATAATATAACTTGCTTCAATAAAATATATAATAATTTGCGAAGCAAAGGTTTTCCAGACGTTTCGGGCACCCCCACAATAAATCTTATTCTTCTGTTGGTGGCGGAACAATAACTCGACTCTTAGGCTGATTAGCTTTCTTTTGTGAAGAAATATATTTATCTAATTTAGATGAAATATCAGATATAGATTTACTGTTCACAGATATCAAGCTAGAATATTTATCTTCTGAAGCTAATGCATTAACCTTATCTTCTAATCCACCAATCAACTCTAAAATTCCATCTAATTCTTCTCGAAATGCATCTAAACTTCCAGAAACATCTCCGCCACTTGCATTGGATTCTATTTCTGCCAATATATTACCTAACCCTATTCTTTGTGTCGCAGAATTAATCCTATTTATAATGTCAATATATTCCTGTATTAATGTCATTTTATTTCCTTTTATTCAATTTTTATTCATTTTTTATTCAATTTCAATAAAGATTATATCATACCTCTGTATTTTTGTCAAGGGTATGATATATATTGATTATAAATTATATTGTTACAACTTCATTAGCTTGTAGTCCTTTTTCTGTTTGTTCAATTATAAACTCTCCGCCAATAGTTTTTTAAAAAACATTTAATGGATTTGAAAGATTGTTTTCGATGATGTATTCGTTATATGCCTTTGCGGCATCCATTTCTTTTCTAAAACACCCTAATCGTTTTAAATTTCCGTTTGCTCTTATTCGGCTCTGCCATTTTAGACCACCGTCTACATACTTATCTGTGTGAAGACATACTCCACGGTATTTAGAAGTAGAATTTACTCTCTTTTTTCCAAGATTTAAAACCGATATTTTTTTACATGTTTCTTCTGTCATTGGAGATCTATTTTTAGCAGTTATAGACATATTTTTACGAGTTTCTTCAGTGGGATTTTGGCGTGCTTCGGACATCTTTTTACATGTTTCTTCTGAAAGTTTTCTTCCTTTGTTTGCTTCAGAAATTGCTTTTTTGGTTTCATCTGAGTGTGTTTTCCCAAGCATTCCCACATGATTTTCAGATATCAATTTTTTAGACTTGTCTGAATGGATTCGGTTTTTCATAGGAGATTTTCCTCCCCACGAAATATTATAACCATTTTCGGAAACATGGGAATGTAATGTTTTTATCCAATATATTTCCTTTTCATCTAATTGCTCGATTGTACATTTCTCGACTATCCAAAATTTAAAGTTTTTTTCACCATAATTGTTCCAAGCATTTTGAAAATACATACTGTCTTTTTTCTTTTTGCTTTTTAAAACATATAAATGACTTTTTTCTCTATTTTTAATGCGTTTTGATTGTCCGACATACTTCTTTTTATCGGCTAAATTCTCAAAACAATAAATTCCACTTTTCATATTTCTATAGAATTACAACATCTGTAGCTTGTAATCCTTTGTCTCCTTCTACTACAGAAAATTCTACCTGTTGTCCTTCATTTAATGACTTGAATCCCTCTTGTAAGATACCGGAATAATGTACGAATACATCTTCACCTTCTTCGCGTTCTATAAAGCCGTACCCTTTTGTGGCGTTGAACCATTTAACTGTACCTTGTTCTTTTTCTGACATTTTTACTTTTTTCCTTTTTTTCTTTCTGCTGTTATTATATTAATATTACAATATTCCGATTAAGAAATATAATATTATCCTTCATACTCATGTAATCCTATAAAGAAGTCTATTTGAAAAGGGTTTGATGTTATCCCGATTCTGTCTGCAAAATGTGTAGCTGTTGGTGTACCAGCTAATCCTAACCACCTACCGCCACTATGGATATGGCGTTCAATCATATGCACCTTATACGCTAATGAATTTGAAACACCTGATAATCCATTGACCGCCAAAGAATCTATTTTTTCTATATTGGTGCTTAATCCATTGATAATAGGCATTTATCCTCCTTATATATATTGAGCGTAATATCGAAGACTAATGTCGGATGCTCCCATGATAGTTATATCTGTAATAATTTGTCCATTTATTGCTACATTATTGCTTGGTGCAATATAGATACAATGACTGCCACTGTTTATTTTTGCATAAATAGGCGAAGCGCTTGCGTAAATTGTAAGAGCATTAACTTGTTCGGCAAAAGTAATTACTTGACTAGCTGAAGAAGTTATCATCCATGGTGTAAGATCTCCAATATTTACGCTAGACATAAATCCGTTACTAGTTATGTTTTTATCCTCTATCGCGACTATAGAACCACCTGCGACAAGACTTGCAGAGATTACATTATCAATTGTGATGTTTCCGTCGTTAACCCAAACTGCACTTCCTCCATAGGCAAGCGAAGCCGAAATTACATTATCAATTGTGATGTTTCCATCGTTAATCCAAACTGCACTTCCTCCATAGGCAAATGATGCCGAAACCACATTAGTTATTGAACCACTATAAACCGTAGGATAAGTTACATTTGCGTCATGCACAGCGATAGCCATATCATTCAATGTTATCGAACTTCCCTGAATTATTTTCGCACGACTATCGGTAGTACCATCTTTTAATTCAACTGCACCTATTTCAATATCTCCACTCGAAAGAGATACTGTAATAGAACCCGAAGAGGGAGGGTTGACAAGAGGTACGAGATACATATCTGGTATAACTCTGTACCACTCTTTTGTATCTGTTACAAATAAATTTGCCCCTACCCATGAAATTCCATCGACTGGTGTAGACCCACTCATGTCTGTTGAAAGACATTGATAATCAACACCATTCCGCTTAGGTATAAAGGTTACACTCATAAAAATTCCTCCTTTTCATTTTCATCATCTTCTATATGAAATAATTCCTCCAAAAGGAGGGAACTTATTCTTCTTTTTCTTCTTCAAATAAGTCAAGCAATGTTCTACTTGCCTTAAAAACGATACGTTGTGATTCTGGTATTTCTATTTCTTTCTTTTTATTTGGGCTCCATCCTTTATGTGACTTAATTGTTGTTACATAAAGTTTAAAAAGACCCATAATTTTTAATTCACTTCTATCATAAATAATATCTTTAATGATTTCTTCAAATGTTTCCCATATAATTAGAATATCGTCTCGTGTGAAACTTGCTCTATGGGCTAATTCCCGTATAAGCCATTCTTTGTTATAGACAGTTTTTTCTGACATTCTTGTTCCCTTTTATAATATTTATTGATGTAGAGATAAACACGCGTTGAAAATCGTGTAAGTCTCTCTATTATATAAGGAGAACGATGGCTGTCCAAATAATCTTGGAATTGTTTCTATATTTTTTTTGATTTTTGGTATATTTTTTGAGCACTTTCCTTTTTTACTTGAATTCTTTGTTTTTCATAGCATTTATCGCATATTTCCTTAAGCCTTTTTGTTTGCGAAGACATCTCTTCTCCACACTCAATACATTTTTGGGGATAAAAAGAAACTATTCTGTTCATATCAGTAACAATTATTCCGTCAGGTGATTCTTCGCCTATAAAAAGCAATTCAAACATCTCACCATGTCTGTTATACTCTGATTTTTTGTTTGGGTTAGGAGCACAAATCATACCTAATTTGAAAAGATCGTGCTTAATTTTGTTTCGCTCTTTTTTGTTAGCGTGAACTTTGGCTATTTTCAGTATCTCGGAAAAGTTTACATTAAGGTAATATCGAGATGATTTGCTATTGAATGCTTTTCGATTTGAACGCGAAATTGTAAGCATGACAAAGCAGATTTTTTCAAACTTGTAGTTTTTTAGTGCACGAATGGCGGTTATTTCAGATTCGGTAATTACAACCGAAGTACTAATGCGCAAAGGATACTTTTCACTTTTTTTGATAGCGTTATCCAACTTGTTTCCAACGATAGATTCGTTGTAGTTGGAAAATTTTGTGTAAAATTCAATTATAGATTTCTTGATTTGGGGATTATTCAAGTTTTTATAGCGAAAATATTTAGAGAGAATCTTTAAGTCGTGCCAGACAAGGTAGTCGGTAAAGCCGTCGTGTAATAATTGTTCGGCGTATTCTAGTTCATTGAAAATTATATTCATTTTGTGATGTCTTTTTCGGGTAAGTCATAAATGTCGTTATACCAACCGTTTTTGACTTTGTAAATTGTATTTTTACTAACCTCTATTTCTTTAAATATTTTTGTTACAGATAGACCATTTTCTAATAATTTTAAAATTTCTAAAACTATTTCTTTTTTAGTTATTCCTGGATTATTTGTCCCACTGTTTGCCTTAGACAATTTCTTACGTGTTTCATCTGACGGATGCTTTCCGAAATTATGATTTTTTTCACCCTTTTTCGATTCAGACATTTTTTTACACGTTTCTTTAGAATGTGGAGGTCTATTTTTAGCGGAGATGGACATTTTCTTGCACGTTTCTTCAGAAGGATTGCTATTTGCTTTGCTTATTTTCTTACATGTTTCTTCCGTATGATGTTTTCCGGACATAGGGTTATTTGTAAGCATGAATTTTCTCTGATCTGGCCTAATCATTCCTGTTTTACTTTTTGACATTCTGTTGCGTGTTTCTTCAGACGGATGTTTCCCATACATTGGGTGGTTTTCGCCCTTTTGTGCTTCGGACATATTTTTACGTGATTCTTCAGTGCGGCGTTTTCCAAAATTAGGGCTATCTTCTCCTCGTTTCCCAAACATAGGATTGTTTTCACCTTTATGTGCTTCCGACATTTTATTACGTGTTTCTTTGGTGGCTTTATGCCCAGAATTACCGCTTCTTCCACCTTTACTAAGATTATAGCCAATATCAGGATTAGTAGAATCATAGAAATTAATCCAATAAATTTCCCTTTCACACAAGTAATCATGATCTGTTATTCCGTCTTCTAAAGTTATTCTTGAGAAATTTTCTTTACCGTATTTTTTGATAGCACGTTTAATATATTTTCCAGAACCCAAATATTTTTCATCGTTCCCGCAATGTTTTCCAACATATATTTTTTCTTTTATATTATTTGTTGTAAGGTATATTATCATAATTAATTCTTTTCCACATCAATTTTTTGTAGCGAATATTTTTTTCCCAAATAATCTATATCTCCCGTATCACTTACTAGTGGGATGAAATTTTCTTTCTGCTTATTTTCTGTAATATTCGCCAAAAGCCCATCCTCAAAAATTGACCACAAAAAATTTTTTCCATCTCCGGGATGTTTTACATAGCAGATTTCAACAGCAAGATTTGCAAGTTCCTGCATATTATTCGATATCTTCGTGGCTTTGTTACGGATGTATATGTTGTAATGCTGCAATGTTCTGTAAGACCGTTCACCGCTATTATTTTTAATATTTGCAAAATTTCTTTTTCCTGTCTTAAACTCTTCATATAGTTTGTACAATTTTTTAAATTTTTGTTCATCAAATTCATATTTAGATGTTTTTAATAAAGAAATGTTGAATTTTTTACTTCTTGCCCGCATGTCGAACTTAATAACTTTTACTGATTTTTCCATGAAACGACACACTTTGTTCATGGCACAAGGACTATCTAACAAAGGTGAATACCTATGGTACTTTTCAACAACTTCTTTTTCTTGTTCTGTTTGCGGGCTATCTAACATTTCCTCTAAACTTTTGCCGTAGTTAGTTTGACAGAAATTCTCGTATGTTTTTTGATAATTTTTATAACGCTTATTATAATTTTGGTAACGATAGCGGAAAAAATAAGGTCTTTGATTTATTCTAATACTATTGTTGAAATTACATAAGTCAATTTCTTCGCTCATATTGTCATTATCGGCTGTGATATATTTTGTCCAATATTTTGGAAGCGGCACTACTTCTAAACCCTTTGCGTGATCTATATTTAGCCCCTGTAGTTTTCTACATAGTTTTAATCTTTTTTCGATTTCTATGAATTCATGTGAACCAACGTCGTAGGAAGCCTGCATGGCAAACAAAGTTGTAGAAATGTTTGTGATAAATCCAATTTTTGAATTGAACCCAAGTGTATCTATCTTCCACAAATTGTTCTCTATAATAGGTTCCTTTTTAGCGGTTTCTCTACTATACGTTATCGGCAGACCTCGAAAAGCGCCTTCTATTATTTGTTGCTGATCAGTTGTTGCAATTAAGTCGCCATCAAAGTCAGCATCGGCATGCAGCATCATGTCAGTTCCATGAACATCATAGATAGTGCATCCGTTTTGCAAATGTTTATACCATTTGTCGGTTTCATCATTATCAACAAGATTTAAAACATTAACTTCTGATCGCCATGTAAGAGGCGCACGCATTGCGGCAACTTTAGAAACATTTCTTTTATTCCAAAATCCGCTATAATGCTGCCACTCATCTAAAAGCCCTTTTATTGGTTTGTCAAATATGTACTCACAAAAAGCGACGGGGTCCGCTACTATGAAAGAATAATTCCCATTTACGATGAGACTTCCAACATAACTTTCTTTAATCTTCTTATTGAGACTTTTTATTAAATAATTTTTTACATGCGGATCTTGAATAAGCGAGTTGTTAAGGATTATTGCCTTAGTCACTGTATCATTAATACTATTAAACAGGTTGTCATTGTTATCTACGTCGGCAAGAGACCCCATTAAATAAAGCGCGGCGAAAGTCCAGTCACTATTTACAGTTTTATCAAAATATTCAACCGTTTTCTCACATAGTAATTCTATTTGTTCGTCATCCAGATCGAGTGCCTGTAGAAACTGGTAATTTGTAGTTACACTTGTTTTATCTGTTTCTGGTGCTACTCTTACTACTCCGAAATGGAAATCGTTTTCTTTACAATTTCTTTGATATTCTTGTAATGAGTCATAGTTCTGCCATGCCTTAAATTGGCTCGTTGTCAAAATAAGATCCATGTCACGTATATTGACGGAATTTCCCCAAGCATCTTTAAAAATATGTTTTTCGGCTACTTCTTCAGAATACATGTGAAAATCGAATACACACACTAAACCTTTCAAGAATGATGATCGTATTAAAAAAGAACTGGGTATGTAGTCAAGCCGCAGATCTTTCGCCCATTTCTTCGCCATTTTTGGTGACACTAGCCCCATTCCATCAAAAATGTTTCCGGACAACTCCATTTCTTTTACAGACACTTCATTATTATCATCAATAAATTCAACTTTGGTGTCTTTTTTAATCTCGCAGTCCTGAACCACACAAAAATAAGGATCACTTACTGGAATTGTCCCGCTATAAGAAAGAGCAAAATAAGCGTTATTCTTCGCTAAGACTATATCGTCTAGTCTTCGCCCATTATTCAGCATTCTTTTCAGCTCTTTTTCAATGTGTTTGGAGCAGAAAATTACTGTATTTCTTCTGCTATGCCCTGCACCGCATAATAATCTCGTAAACTCCACCCCATTTATTTTGAATCCTTTTTTTATTATTTTTTTGTACTGCGATTTACTATCTACCGTTAAAGAAACAATATCTGGCACAAATAATATGCCATCAATAGTTGTCTGGATATTAATTAATTCTTCAATATTCTCTGTACATGACTCTAATTTTCGTATATCTCGTCTGTTCTGAATTAGGACGTCCAGATAACTTTTATCGAATAACTTACCTTTTATCTTAAATACAGATAAAATAACTTGATTTTGTGAAATCGATATCAGCTCTGCATTTTTTCGTGCTTGAGAAATACTGAGTTCGACATTATAATTTGCTTTTTTGATCCTACTAGAAGATAACTTAAAAACAAAAAACTGTTGATTTTTCTTCAAAATACTCCTTTTAATTATCTTCTATGTAATTGTATAATTTATCTACATATTTATTCCAGCTCATCTCCCGCCATATATTTTCTTCATCTGTTCTGTTCCAAGCATCTTCATCTTCATCATCTATTTCGTCAAGATAAAAATTATTTATATTTGTAAAGTTACTGCATCCATTGTCTAAAGAGTTATCTAATAATTTTTCCCATGGCGTGCACAATTCTCGGAATACGCATTGGTTACAACATTGATTGCATATGCACTGCCCGCTCATACTGTTTTCCTTTCATTTAATTATAGTTTTACTATTATCGTTCTTTTCGTAGTGATAATTATACCATATAATTCTTATTAAGTCAAGGGTGTAAATTTTATTCTTTGCCATAATTGCCATAAGATAAAAAGCAAATGATAAAGTATTCTACAATGTAATTATACCCCCTAATAATCGTTTCTAATCAATGTAACTCCTTTTTATGATAGATTACATGTGTTTTAGGTAGAATCCAAATTACCTCTAATTAACTTAAGTTCTTTTAGTGAAACAAGTACATCTACATATTCTTTATTGATCTCAGGATCTCCGTCACATAAAGGAAGAGTTTTTTGAACGAGAAATTCGTGTATTGCTATTAATTCATCTAACCTTTTACTAGATACCCTACTTAATAATATTCCTCCTTCCTTCATACTTTCTACTAGTTTATCAAAATCTTTTTTGTTCATGTGTTTTCCTTTATATTTTTAAACGTTTAGTATTATATTTGTTTGAAACAGTCAAAATGTAAAGCATACTTGTCCTTTTATGTTTTAAATAATTTGTATTATAATCGATTACTTTAGTCGAAGTAAAGCATTTTCAACTCTTTCCTTTTTGGATATAGTTCATGTTCTCCTGATTATTTACTGTGTTTTACTGTTATTTAAGATATTCAATGGCGTTTTGCAATATTTTGGGACTATCTTGGGCATACCCTAACATCATATTACATCTAGAACATAATAAACCTCTAATGGCACCACTTGTATGATTATGATCTACCGCCAAAGATTTCTTAAATTCATTAAAATGTCTTCCGCAAATTGCACAACAACCATTTTGCTCTTGCAACATTTCATCATATCGTGTCGGTGTTATGTCAAACATTCTTTTTAATCGTTCTTTTCTTGATTTAGCATAATCATAATTATTTATAGGAATATATTTAGTAAATGATTTCTTAAAAGTTCTTTCTGTCTCGTTGTTTAATTTTTTCACTATCCAATATGTCTTTCCCCTATTTTTTGCCATTCTTTCTCGAAAACTATTTACTTCATATAATAACTCATCTTCCTTCAATAATAGATTTATTTTATTCAATCCCTTTGTTCTAAATGTAATTTCAGAATTATTTTCCGCTAGAGAAAGAAGCATATTTATAAAATCTTCTTTTTCTTTATCACAAATATATAATTTTTTCCCTATATATGATTCTAATATCTTTTTTAGTTTTGTGTTCTTTTTTTTCATTTTATTCCTTTATCAAAAATGTTCTACGGTTTAATCAACACCCAATAGGTTTTTCCTCTAAATGGTTTTTTCCCATCTTGGATGCTGGTCAATCTAAAAGGTAAATTGTCTTCTTCTAATATAGAGTTAATACAATTGATTCCTCTGTGTCTAACATCGATATTTCTATGTAGATTGAATATGTTTGCAAAGAAGACATTTTTAAATTCCCTTTGTTCTTCCTTATATAGTCTTTTCCCCATATAAGATTCTAAAATATCTGATAAGTTTTTCTTTTCAAATACATCTTCTGCTTGCAAAAAATCATTTATTTCAAATAATTCTATGATATGAGACTTATACCCTTCACTATTCTCCATCATTTTAGAAAATATGTTTTCAAGATATTTTGCATAATACATTTTTGCCCAATTGATTTTCCCGTCGTTCATAATAATACTGTCTATTTGTTTTCGCGCATACTTTTCTTGAAATGATTCTTTTCCTAATTCTTGAAATTCTTCAACCAGTTTTAGTTTTTCTCTAACGTTTTTAAGGCGAGGATAGATATTTCTTCCGTTTTGATTCTTTATATATAAAGTTATTTGTTCATTATCAATAATTCTCTTTCTGCCTAAGCATTGAATAACGTCTATGGGATCTATCATATCTATAATAATATGTTTCAATTCAGGCATTATGATGTTAACCCCATTATCTAATACTTTTGTGGAAAAAAGTATTCTACTGGAAAACTTGTTTTCAGAAACTATCTCTTTTATCGTTGCTTGAGAAGATCTGCGCCTGAAAGCATTGTTGCTGTTTGAACATATGAATTGTGAATCAAGTCTCTCCATAGAAAATTCAAATCCGTCTAAGGCATTACCAAAATACAATATTTTCTCATCTAAAGGTATATTATCAATTATATTATTGATTATTTCATTTTTATTATAAAAATAAAGTTCTTTTATAAATGAATAATCTGGCTTCAAAATATAGGAGTGTTCAAATATTTTATTATATTTCAGAACTGCTTGTGGAGTTGCTGTAAGGAAGATGCTTATTTTATCTTTTAAAGGAAATTTAACACTATCTAATAAAATATCGGTATTCCTATTGAAGGAACTATCTGACATCAGGTAATGTACTTCATCAAAACAAATATAATCATAGTTCGAAAAAAGATTCTTTATCTTATTCCCCATCAATACATTGGATTCTAACCCTTGATAATTCTTTAGAGTGATAATATCTATTTTACTGTCTGATAATTCTGCTAGGTTTTGATTTTTTAATAGATTTCTATTACTCAGTAATAGAATTTTCTTATCTCTCTTTTGACAATAATCATACAGTACGTCTTTAATGAACTGACTTTTTCCTGTACCTGTCTGACTATGGATGAGTATCCTGTCACCGTTTTCCCACAAAGCTATTTCTTTTTGATCTATAACGTCTGATATAAATTGTTTTGACATAAGTTTTATATAATTATATCACATAACTGTCTTTAAGTCAATAGGCTTTACCATAGGAATGTGCTTTTAAATCGGTAGCCGTGTGTATGTAATACATATATAATGTAAATTGCTTAAAAAATCACAATCTCTTCTTATATACTCGTTGTGGAAAAATATGCATTTTTAAGTTCTTTTGATCTCTCCCTATAATGGTTTGAAGCTTTACCTTTGACTGTTTTAAACAATTACAATAACTAACGTTTAAAAAGGTAAAGGAAAACACTATCTTTTCTGGAAACGGTCGAGATGAATTTTTTAAAAAAAATTTTTAAATTTTTAAATGTTTTCACTTTTACATTTTTAAACATTATATTATTCTATATTTAAAGCGTTCAAAGTAAAAGCATTTTATTCTCTCCATAATGGCTTCTATATTGATGCTTTATTTTTTATTGTTAAACCTTTTAATATTGAAATTGTTTAAAACAATAAAGGTAAAACTGTAATAGCCTATAAACTATATCATTTGTAATGTTACTTGCCTTATAATCATATAATTTATTTTTTAAATATATTATTATTCAACACTATATTTATGTCTTAAAAGTAGTGTCTAATCCTATCAATCATATTGTTAAAAGCATTAATTTATTGTATTACACATTAATTTTATAATAATAATAAAACATATAATACCTCTTTTAAAGTATGATTCGTAAGATAATAAGGCATTTATTGTGTTATTGATGAAATAATATGGTTCTAAAACATTATGAATGATATATGTAGCATACAATTATATAGGGGAAAAATTTATAGTTTAATGATTTTTTTTAATAATTTTAATAAAGTGTGTTTATATAATGGCTAAGCACGTTTTTCTCTGTCCCTGATTATTCGAGTATGTAAAATGGGGGGATTGGTGCGTCAATCTCTGGGTTTATTATTATATATAGTTAGACAATCACGTTAAAAATGTTAAAAAATTTATGTATGAGTTATTAATAGATATGCTTAAAATCTTGTTTTTTTTGGTGGTTTCTCTCTCTTATAACATGCGGTTTTTTGTATCTCGATTATTATTAATATTTATCATTATATATTATTATTATTTTTATTAATCAATAATTATTATTAATAATTGTTCAGTCAATCATTTATTTATTTTATTATTACCAGTCAATGACTGTTTATCTTTTAGAATCTTACGGCTGACTATAAAAATATATATGTGAGTGAAGGAACCTTCCAGCAGGCAAGCTTGAGAAGGAACCTTCCGGCAGGATAGCTTGAGAAGGAACCTTCCGGCAGGCAAGCTTGAGAAGGAACCTTCCAGCAGGCAAGCTTGAGAAGGAACCTTCCGGCAGGCAAGCTTGAGAAGGAACCTTCCAGCAGGCAAGCTTGAGAA